ATTAACTCATGGTCCCCCCTTGGTTTTGAGTTTGGGGTTATACCCCCTGCCATGTTTGAGAGGGATTACTCCATTCATGCATCTGAGTATTAATCATTAAAATTATCTATTATGAAAGAGTTAAGTACATTGCCTGAAGCACTGCTGACATCATTAGAGTCAGTCTATGATCTACATATTGCTGAGATCATACTATACAGTAAATTCCATGATGTGTGTAGTGATGCTGCATTCTATTATGAAGTAGATGTTGAGGAGTTAGAGAATTTAGTTATTCATAGATGGGATATCCACACTAGATAACACTTGCTCATTACTTCTCCCATATTCTTGAATCATTAAACTTACATCTTATGAAGACTATTGTTATGTTGTCAGTACTACTGGCTATGGCACTCTGTTTATGCAGTGCTATGAGAGAGGTTCATCACCTCTCTCAAGAGAATAAGTATCTTGAGTTCAGACTGGACTCTATAGTTATGGACCTTGGTTGTGATGAGTTATAGGCTCATCACTCCACCTAAGTATTTGAATATAAACCAATTAAATTATACAGTTATGAATATCTTTAGTACACTTAAGAGTTATGCAGGTAAATGGAGTTTCAAATCTAGTAGAGAGTTTACTCCAGAGGAGCTTTCTGTTGTTAAGGAAGCAGTTGTTGTTCCATCAGAGTATGGTAACTCATGTTGTTTCCATATGGTCAGTGGTGGTGATAAGTATATACCAATGGATAGAGATTCCACTGTTCCTGTTGGAACATTCATTGACCTCTCCAAGGCTAAATTAGTCACTCTTTGTAAGGATGGTGAAGCTGATATCATCAGAGTTTCAATTTAACATCTATTAATAGTGAGGGTTTCACCCCTCACTATTCTTTTTTCTCCTATTTGCATGCAACAAGAAACTGGACTATTACTAATACTATATATTATATTTATATAATATACTATATATATAGTCCAACTTTTTGTGGAGTGACATTTGAAGAGGTGCTCAAACATCATTTGAAGACACCTCAATTTGTTACTTGAATTGATATCATTTATGCATTAGATGACAACAACAAGTAATCAATCAGGTATGATTCAAATAGCATATCAACTCATAATTGGTGTTTAATACTAATAAATGTTAATGAGTGAGGGGTATAAATGGGTGTAAATTGACTGTGATTTATGACCTAGTTCAGTGCTTCGCACTGAACATATTTTAGATGAAAACAACTAGGTGTTTTGTATATCAGCTATCAACAATAGCACCAGAAGAATTAAGATGTTGGGGAGGTTATTGATAGCTATGTTTTATAATTAACCTCTATTTACTTACTACTTCTGGTGGGTTACATAACAACAAGTAAGCAACAACAGTTATAAGCACAGCTCATTACTCCTCCCTTGTCCTTGGTTGGTTGGGTTGAGTTATTAGCTATAAGTCATTAGCTATAAGTTAAGAGTATAGCTCATTACTCCTCCTGAGCTCCTGGTGTGCTTGCACACTATAACTAACATATATCAATTAACATTTAACAATTAGCATTATGAACATTTTTAGTAGTTTAAGAACCTATGCAGGTAAGTGGAATTTCAAGAGTTCAAGAAAGTTTGAAGCAGAAGAATTGGCTGCTGTATCCAGTGCTGTAGTAGTAGCATCAGAGTATGGAAACAGTGCTATGTTCACTATGATAGCTGGTGGTAACAAGTATATTCCAATGAGCAATGATAGCACATTGGGAGTAGGTGATACCATTGATTTGGCAAAGGCTGAACTGGTGACTCTTGAGAAGGATGGAGAGAGTGATATTGTAAGAGTGAAAGCTTAATAGCTGAGTATTTGATTGGGTAGAGGAATAACCACATTATTCCCTTACCCTTTCATTTCATTCCAGCAATAAGCAAGAGCAATACATAATTGTTTATACTGTCAATACATCATGGAAGGATACATCATAGCAGTAGTAATAGTAACAGTTTTAGGCTTCTGGTTTACTGCAAAGGAGGAAAAAAACTGGAGAGATAGACAGAAATAGAGTATGTTTAACTATTAAATGAGCAACAAGAGAACCAATGTTTGTTACAGCCTACTTGTTTACTGAACAATAGTAAGTAGACAAGATAACATAGGGGGCTAAACCTATGAGATAACTAGTAGATTTGCAAGAATAAGATAGTTCTGATAGTTGGGTATTTGACTAGAGTACATTAACTGGGTTACACCGTATGAAAGTTAGAGAGCAGCTCTCCTTATATAAGTCTATTCATGAGCATTAATTAGAGTCATTAAGCTTTCAACAAGTAAAGGAGGATGAAATGTTTTTGTGCATAGAAGTAACAGCATCGAAGTACAGAGGTAATAATAACAGCTGTCAATAAAAGAACAAGAGCCAGGTAGTTCAAAAGGTGAGAACATCCATTAATTAAGGCATGGAAGATTGTGAGTTCAACTCTCACACTGGCTCCAATTAATAATCAAACTAATACATAATCAAATGGTAACAGTATCAATAGCAACAGGATTAACATCATACATTCCTATGATGTATGCAGATAACCTTGAACAAGGTCTGCAAGTATGTAAACTTCTTAAAGAGATAGAACCTAAAGAAGTATATACAGTGGTATCATCAGCTGATTTATCACTCAACTTAGAACATGTTAGAGACTATAGTTGGAAGGAGGAATTGGTATGAGAAAGAGAATTAACAGAATAGCTATTGCCAGTAGTAATAGCTATTCATTAAGTAAGAAAGCTCACATCAACATGTTGAAAGAGAACCATGAGAGCAATGCTGCATTGTTCATGAGTATAGCAAACAAAGAGTTAGATGAACTGACTCAGTTTGAACTTGGAGTACAGAAACAAATAGCTAAATACAGAGAGGAGAAAGCATCATGAAACATATCATCATACTATTATTTAGTCTGCTGGTTTTCACATCCTGTGAACCAAAAGTAACCTCCCTTCTTAACTACCCCTCTTCTACTATAGTTAGTAAGGGAAGAGGCTGGACTGGATTCTATGTAGGTATTAGATACAAAGATTCAACTAACACTTATATAGTTGAATGTATTAGAGTACCTAGATATGAATATAACAGATACAGTGAAGGAGATAGTATCAAATGAAAACAATGCAAGACTTTAAAAAAGAACATATGTTGAAAGAATACAGTAATCTTGGAGGCTTACTCAAAGGTAAGCTCCAAAGCACCAAAGAAGGTGTTGTTATTGCAAGTAGAAAACTCCACTGTGCTACAGTGACTATCATTGAGACAGGTAAAGATAGTGCAGGCAGGTCTATATTTGCTAGAGTAAGGGATAGAAGAGAACCTATCTTGATTGGTAGCATTGTTAAGTATCAAATGATTAACAATGATGATGCAGTTATCTTAGATTAATCATATACTAGCAGGAGCAATATCATAAGCGTAAATTTGATAACTCTTGATTGACAGTCAGCATCTATGCTCCTGCTAGTTTCAAACATTTTAAGAGACATGAAAATAGAAGATATAGATAAGGCAGTTGAGTTGAACAAGCGCAGAGAGTCTATTCTAGATACTATTAGAGCTATAGAACTTGACCCAACTGTTGAAATAGCAATCATCAAACCATACAAATATAACGTTGATAATACACCTTAGCTTATATGGATGATGACTTCAAAGCTATAGTTGTTGATTACATAAAGAAGGAGCTTAAAGAGGTAGAGGAGAAGATACATGAACTATAAGATATGCTAAATCTCAATCTGTTGTTGAATTGGTTTGTAACATTTGAAATGTAAGTTTGATGAGCTCAGGCAGTGTGTGAACATAGTCTGAGCTAATTTTATTAACTCTAAAAATAAGTGATATGGATAAGTATATAGGAATAACTATAAGCTATACAGGTATACCTGTAACAGTAAACATAAATAATGTTAGTACAAGATTCTGCAACAACTCCACATCTCATAGGTTAATCATTAGAGAAGAAACTGTACTTGAAGACAATCTTAGGGTGTTTGATATAATAGCAGTAAGAAGATATAACAGCTATGAATGGGCTATAATAACCTTAATCCTACCTGAACATACTGAGGTTTCAACATGTTTACCAATATCTGGTGCAACAATTAAGTATGCTATGTTGCAAAGAACAGGTAGAATCAGTACAATATGCTCAAATGGTAATAAACCTAGAGGGCTATATACTGTAGTTTCTCAAAGTAAAATTATTAATAACAATCATATGGAAACAAGAAATGTAAGTATCACTCTAGAACAAGCTAGAGAGTGGTACAAGAGTGATAATGCAGCTCTTAAAACAATAGCATTAAATGCATTCAAGGACTGGGAACTTGAGGAGAAGTTTGAAGATATAGTGAAAGACCTTACTTATACTTCAATATGCAGACTAGTACCCACATGTGATGCAGAACGTATTAGTGCCTATGCTGACTTATGTAAACTTGCTAAAGCACTGAATGGTGATTGGGTAAGAAAGCCTAAAGAGAAAGCTTGGTTCTTCTCTGGTGCAACCTCTGTTAATGGTAATGGTTGCAAAACCCTTGAGACTCTATATCATATAGATGGCAACTTCCTAGCATTGGTGTACTTCAAAGACATGAGGACAATCAACAAGGCTGGAGAGATCATACTCAGAGAGTGGGACAGATTTAAACCACTATTTACTTGAACTGTTTTGTTTCATAATATAAAAGTTTTAGTTAATACTAAGAGTGAATTCAGTCTGTGAAGATAGAGTGAACAACTTCATACAGTGTGAGTACTTCTAGTGTCACACTGTATGATTTATGCACCAATAGCTCAGTGGATAGAGCAACTGCCTTCTAAGCAGTAGGTCCTAGGTTCAAATCCTAGTTGGTGTACGACGGTCTTTATATACACTAACCTTCACCCATGAAGGATTGTGACCTCTTACATAGTAATGTCACTTTCTTAGATTCAATAAGAAGTGTTGTGTTGGTTAGCAGACTACTGCCAATACCAGCTACTCCTGAAGATAACAGGTTATCTAGTAGCTGGTATTTAACTTTGAAACCAATAATAATAGATATGGATGCATTAGAACTTATCAACAAGCATGGATTTAACAGTGAGACAGCTATGGATATTGGCTGTCAACTAGCTCTTGCCTCTACTGAATTAACAGATGAGGAGTATATTGAACTGCACAATAATACAGTACTAGCAGTAAGAACATATTGTGAACTACATGGTATTAGTGATGCTGATTTGGATGATTTCTCAGCAGAAGTAAATGAATATTCAATGAAGTGATGGAAGAACAGATAGTATCTCTGAGAGTAGCTAAGCTATTGGCAGAGCACGACTTCTGTAATAGTAGTTCTCACTATTACAGTGACATTCCCCCTGAACAGTTACATAAGAATGATGATGGGGCTCTCTATCTTAATGGCTTGGATGTAAACTATATTGAAGCACCCACTCAATCATTAGTACAGAAGTGGTTAAGATATGAGAAGGGAGTAATTGTACTAGTAACATTAGATGATACTGGAATGGGTTTTTCAGTTACATCTAATACCATAGACTATAAGGATTCCAAGTACTACCTAAGTTATGAGAGTGCACTTGAGAATGGATTATATATGGCATTAAAACTTTTATAACATGGAACTATTTACAACATTATTAGGGCTGTTTATTGCAATACTGATTATAGGAGTGACAGTATATTTCATATCCTATAAAGGAGAGTATAAGAAACAGAAGAACCCTATCAAGACTGAAGAAGTATGTGATAATGAACATATGAAGAAGGTCATGGTATTTCAGGTAGATTGTGAGAAAGGTAGAGTGTATTTCACATACATTACAGAAGGCAGACCTTTTGGGTATGTATGGAATATACCTGTAGATGCCTTTGAAAAGAGGTTTAATTTTAAATTGAAACAGGATGGAGAAGAGTAGTGGAATAATTGCAGTAATGCTTACACTCCTTATGGTTGTGGTCTTCTATATCTACTATCGCAATATGTTAAAGTACAGAATAGAGATTATCAGGCTCAGAACTCAACTGAATGAGTGTAATGAAAGCATAGATAAAGCAGTTAAAGCAAAGCTTGAGACTGTTGTTGATGACTTCCCCATTAAAGAGGGGGATGTATGGGCTTATAGGAGTCCAGGAGGTACAATAGTGTTTACAGGTACTGTTAAGAGAGTACTTAGAGATATTGGAATGGTTAGTTACTACTCCAGCATAGGCCATGAGGAAGGTAATGTGGTTATGAGAACTGTTGAAGACTTCTTGAATGTATTTAATACTAAGCTAGCATGACAAGAAATGAATAAGGAGGACTACAGAAGAGCGCTTAGACTGTGTGCCTTTGGGCATCATAAGGTTAGACAGAATAGATTTGGAGTGTGCTGGTGTGTAAGATGTGGTTACCTATTCAGGAACATAGAATATACTCCATTACTTGAAACTGATAAACTATTAATCAAATAGATATGAAACTAAAGAGACTAGGTAAAGGTGGGAAGTTATTCATGTTAGTAGCTTCTTGCAGTGGTAATGAACTTAAAATGATAGCAAAATGTGTGAAGTAGACATTGTTGAAAAGCTAAAAGATGCACCTGTAGGTACAGAATTGTATTGTACTATCTTGGGGAAGGTTAAATTGGTACATGTAGACCTAAGTAGAAAGGACTATCCTATCAAAGTAAAAATTGATAGGATGGATTGTACTAATGATGAGATACTTACTAGATATGGTAAGTTGTATATGGGTCAACCTGATTCTGAATGCATCCTATTCCCTAGTAAGGAAAATAGAGACTGGAGCAAATTTGACATTACACCAATGGACACTCCATGTATGGTCAATAACAGTAATGATGTTAATGGTTGGATGCTTAGATATTATGCTAGAAATGGCAGATTATTTGATAGTCAACTTACCTCTGACAAGATTCCTTCTACATCTGTAGATAGCCCACAATTCAGTAGTAGGTGGAAATATGTTGTACCAGTATCTAAGTTTGATTTCACTAATCTAGCAGCAAACTTTGAAAGGACTATAGTATGAATGTAGCACAGAAATTATTGAATGCACCAAAGGGGACTAAATTATATAGTCCCCTGTTTGGTGAAGTGACACTTGTTAAAGTAGACTCTTCATATGCATGGAAGGATACTAATGTAGGTATAGAAGTATCAGTTGTTAATAGAAACACGACTAGAGCCTTCTTGAATGATGGCAGGTATTATGACTATAAAGATAGTGAATGTCTGTTATTCCCTAGCAGAGATATACGTGATTGGTCACTTGTGAAAGGCTTTAGAGAGGACCTACATAGAGGTACTTTATGCCTTGTAAGTGATTCAAAGGAGTTTATCTCATGTGGTAAGATGTGCCCTATCTATGGAAGTATCAGATACTATAGAGGTGATGGGACTTGTTCAGCTAGTATGGAAGAGGGTGATACATCATTTTACTGGCAACATATAATCCCCCTGAGTAAAGTTGATTTCTGTAACCTTGTTTATAACAAAGAAGATGACTATGGCAAATATACTGATTGAGTTCTTCCTATTAGGAGTGGTAGGGGGACTGTTGGGATTGTTCTATAGAAACTGTCTCAAACCTGAGAACATGATATTCAATTGGTGGTACTATAAGGTACTCAAGCCTTGGGCTGAAATTGAAGATGATTTGCATGAGAATGAGTGCATTAGTATGGAGCCAACCAAATGGCAGAAGTTCTTAGCATTCATTGCATATCCACTAGGCTATTGTATTTATTGTAGTACTACATGGATAACATTCTTCCTTGTTGCTATATACCTATCTGCTTGGACTGTATTACCAGACTGGCAGACTATAGTAATAGGTACTCTCTTTTCTACTGGTGTACAACACCTGATAATAGTATGTGCTTGTAGGTGGATTATACATAAACATCCAGACAACTTATGATTTATGTACTAAAGGGATTGCAACTGACAGTTGCATTTATATTAGCTATCATAGCTGGTGTGTTTGGTATAGTACTGCTATTCTTGAGTGCTAAGGAGCCATTCTTACCAGCTACACGTGTATTTGATTATGTAATAGATTTATAACTATGTCATATGAATATGGAAAGGGATACATCCCAGAGCTGTGGTATTGAACCAGAAGAAGTGATTATAACAGAAGAGGATTTGACCATTGAACCTATAGTATTAGAGCCAGTGGTCATTGACTTTGATTTAGACTAATAGTAAACTAAAAAAAAAGTCATGAAAGAACAAAAGAAGCCTGAATGGGCAATGCAGTTAGTGAATGAGGAGTTAATCAATAAAGGTGTTGAAGCTCTTAGGAAGCCAGGTGAGAGTGAGGACCCTCTTAAGAATCCAGAGTTCTTGGCTGATATCCTTGAAAAGATTAAAGGCAGAACTAATGAAGAGGTAGTTGAGGTACTCAGTATGATGTACACTATCCTTCCCAAGGAAGCTCAAGAGGCTGTAGGTTTTGTCTTCATGCCCCTAGAGGCTAAGGCAGCTATGTTGGTTGCACATTTTACTGGAAACAATTAAAAATTGAATAATGAGTGATGTTAAAGTAAGCCTCACTGTTGCTCTACAAGGTAGAACAATGGTGAGCCAAGAGACAGCTGATGCTCTTGAGAAATTAAGTCCAGCAGGTGGTTATGACAGGACATCAATAGAGGTGTCAGGTCCAGACCACAAAGACAGAGAAGTTATTGTTATCAGAACTAGAAAGAGTATTCCAGCTACTCAGACAATCAACTTGAGTGAAGAGGCATACAACTATATGATTAGTTCAGAAGGTTGTCCATTCTTCCTCAAGCAGAGACACTGGAATGCTCTCAAGACTAAAGAGAGATTGGCTATCCACACAGAAAGAATTGCACAGCAATTAGGTGGTAAAGTACTCTCTTGTCAAGTTCTTGAAGACTAACTGATGGGGGGGGGGTGATATATGAGATATGCTTACCTTAAAGAGAATAGTGATACATATTATCCTGTAAGTAGGTACTTTGGTAGATGTACTGACTACATTGGAGGAGTAGCAGATATGTTATGTAAGGAGTTCCCTTCCCCTGAATCTGCTATTTACATAGTAGTAAGAGGCACATCAGGCTGTATACTTGGAGGAGCAGTCAGTTATATTCTAAAGAGAAGACACAGAGAGGTATATATTGTAGTATCAAGAAAGAGTCAGTCTCATGGATATAACATGGAGGGTATAGAAGGGTATGACAGTGGAAAGGATATACTTGTAGTTCTTGATGACTTCATCTCTAGTGGTGATACTATAAAGAGAATTGTTGAGGATATACAGGATGGCCTGAGTTCTCCATATCATCTTAATGCCCTATGTGTAAGTACACCTCTAGGAGAAGATATGCACTATTACAACACACCTACTATTAAGGGTATTATTGGCATGTTTGATATTGTTATCTGTAATGAGTACATTAAACCAAGCATAAAGGATGGTAACTTATAGTATAGTATTTCTAATAATAGTATTCTCACTTCTTATAAGAGGCTTGTATAAAAGGTACAAGCCTCAATTTGACCTAGTTAAATCAGGCAACAAGTACATACTGCTTCTATGGTATTACAAGTATGATGATTGGGAAGATAGGGAGAGAGTTTACACAAAACTATTCACAGTATGAGTATTAACTTTGTAAAGATAAGGGACATTGAAGAGTACAAGAAAGAGAAGTTTAAACCATAAAAAAAAAAGATGAAAGAAGCAATTTTACTGACAGATGGTTATAAGTTGGACCACAGAAGACAGTATCCACAAGGTACTGAGTATGTGTATTCAAACTGGACACCAAGAAGCTGTCATTATTTCCCTGAAGCAGAGGAAGGAGCTGTTGTATTTGGGATTCAGTACTTCATTAAGGAGTATCTGATGAAGAGATTCAAAGAGGATTTCTTTGATATGCCTAAAGAGATGGCTGTTGCAGGATTTGCAAGAAGAGTAAACTCATTTTTAGGACCTAATGAAGTAGGCACTAAGCATATTGAGGAACTATGGGATTTAGGTTATCTGCCTATCAGAATCAAAGCACTGCCTGAGGGCAGTCTGTGTCCTATCAGAGTGCCTGCATTGACCTTCATTAACACTCATCCTGATTTCTTCTGGCTGACTAACTACTTTGAGACTCTCATATCAACTACATTGTGGCTGCCTATGACAAGTGCAACAAGTGCAAGACTGTATAAGAAGGAGCTGGTAAGACATGCAGATAAGACTGGCTTTAGTCCTGATGTTAATCTGGAGTTCCTTATTCATGACTTCTCTATGAGAGGAATGGCTGGTGTTGAAGCTGCTATTATGTCAGGCATGGCTCATATGACTGCATTTTGTGGCTCAGAAACCATTCCTGCCATTGAAGCACTGGAAGAGTACTACAATGCAGATGCAGAGAAGGAGTTAATTGCAGCTACTATCCCTGCAACTGAGCATTCAGTGATGTGTGCTGGAGGCAAGGTAGATGAGTTTGAGACATTCAAGAGACTCATTACAGAGGTATATCCTCAAGGCTTTGTGTCTATTGTATCTGATACATGGGACTACTGGAAAGTGATTGTTGATTACCTTCCTAGACTAAAGGATGAAATCTTAGCCAGAGATGGTAGAGTGGTTATCAGACCTGACAGTGGAAACCCTGTTCACATCATTGCTGGATACAATCCTGATGACTTTAATAACCAATCAGAGAAATTTAGGTTCATCAATAATGAAGGTATAGCTGTATATACTGGAACCTATGAGATGCTTTGGGATATCTTTGGTGGTACTATCAATGAGAAGGGCTACAAAGTACTTAATCCTAAAGTAGGCATCATCTATGGTGATTCCATTACTCTTGAAAGACAGAAGGAAATCTATAAGAGGCTGGAGCAGAAAGGATTTGCTGCTACTAACCTTGTACTTGGTGTAGGTTCATATACCTATCAGTATAAGAGTAGAGACAGTCTTGGATTTGCTATGAAAGCTACATGGTGTCAGGTTAATGGTGAGGGGAGAGAAATCTTCAAGGACCCAAAGACTGATGATGGTGTGAAGAAATCTCTCAAAGGTCTTATCTGTGTTACTGGTGGTCTGAAAGGTGCTGAATATAAAGCAGTTGACCAAGCAAGTAAAGAACAAGAGGCTATTGGTTGTCTTGAGACTGTCTTTGAAGATGGTAAGTTAATCAGAGAGTTCTCACTTGAAGAAGTAAGGAGGAATTTGAATGCCACTATCCAGCCATGATTATGCCTCTGCAACAATCTGTAGTAACAGATTAGTTAGAGAGTGGAACAAATATGAGGGTAAACTGGTAGTTGCTTTTGACTTTGATAATACAATCTTTGATTACCACAATGCTGGTTTGGATTGCCATCAGGTCATTGGACTACTAGGCAAGTGCTCTGACTTAGGTTTCATAATGGTACTATTCACAGCTAATGATGATGCTAAGAAGTTAGCATGGATGAAGGAGTATTGTGAGCATTATGGAATCAGAGTTGACTATATTAATGAGAGTCCAGTGATGCAGACTAAGAAGCCTTACTATAACATCCTGTTGGATGATAGAGCAGGCTTGGGTAGTGCATACACTATACTTGAAGATGCAGTAGGCAGAATTGAAATCTTAATGATGAACAAATGCAAATCTTAAATTTAGTTAGACCAGACAAGAGTGATATCAAGTATCACATCAGTAGATTCCCTGATGGGGATGTGAGGTTGGAGTTAGAAGGTATAAACAGGAAGGATAATACTACAATTGTCTGTAGAATCAGAAATGCAGAGGAACTCTACATACTGATGCAAGCAGGTGACATCCTCAACAGGCATGAAGTGGAGTTCTCACTGAGAATCTACTATCTCATGGGTATGAGAATGGATAGAGTCATGGACTTCAATATGCCTTTCAACCTGAAAGTAGTTACCAACATGATTAACAGTCTCAATCCTACTGAGGTGCATACATTTGAACCTCATTCAGATGTAACAACAAAGCTAATCAAGAACTGGTATGCTAACTTGTCTCACCCCATGCCTAATTTCAGTCAGTCTCTGCCTATGTTGCCTGATACAGGTGCAGCAGCAAGATATGAGTTTATGTATGGTACTCCTGTTCTTAGTGGTAATAAGACAAGGGACCCAGAAGGTGGAATCACAGAGTATAGTATTGTGAATGAGGAGCTCCTTGCTGATGAGAAATACAAGGATAGACCTATCATAGTACTTGATGACCTATGTGATGGAGGCAGTACATTTGTTGAACTGGCTAAGACTGTCAAGGCTATTGACCCTAACAGGAAACTGACAATCTGGGTAACTCATATGGTCAATGAACTTGGCATTAAGAGACTGAAAGAATGGTATGATGAAATCTACTTCACTAACTCTTATAAGGATTGGGATGAAGAGATTCCTGACTATATCAAGCAAGATCAAATCAGAGTAATCAAAGTTGTATAATTATGAAACAGAGATTCATAAACATCTTATTGGTTATAGCTATTGTGGCTTTAGGAGTACTTGTATTCCTAAACCATGAAGCTATAGAGCAATGCAAACCTCCAGCATATACTAAGTTGGAACAACCAGAGTTCCTTAATATGGAACTGAGTGATAGTACATTACTGAAAGCATTGGTTTATTATGAGATCAAAGAGCCTCTTATAGTATTGGCACAAGCTAAGTTGGAGAGTGCTAATTATAAATCAAGGTTATGTAAGGAGAAGAATAACATCTTTGGATTATATAACAGTAAAGCTAAACAGTATTATAACTTTGACCATTGGACTAACTGTATATTAGCATATAAGAATATGATTGAATACAGGCATAAAGATGGAGAGTACTATTATCACTTCTTGCTTAGAATACAGTATGCAGAGGATAGCATGTATATCAATAAGGTTAAATCAATTATAAGTAAATTACCTCCGTAGGATGACTAAAGAAGAAGTAACTAAAGAGATTCAAGCAATAAAGAATGACAATGTATTATTGGAGTTACCAACAAGTTTTGGAAAGAGCAAACAAGCTCTTGACATTATGATTAAGAGGAACCCTGATACCTTATTAATAGTAGTACCCAGACTAGTTCTTATCAAGAGCTGGAAGGATGAGTTCACTAAATGGGGTCTCAGTAATTGGCTTAATAAGGTAACATTCAGCACATATGTAGGACTGAGGAAGTTTGAGAATGCAAAGTTTGATATGGCTATCTTTGATGAATGTCACCATCTCACTGACAGAGCATTAGGTTATGTGGATAGCATGACTATCAAGTATTCCACACTTCTCTCAGCTACTGTTGCCAAGCTTAGAGACTATCTTAAGATATACTTTGACAACTTATATTGTTATAGGGTAACAGCAAAGGAGGCTATTGATAATAGTATTCTTCCTGACCCCAAAGTGTACTTGATAGGCTATAAGCTTGATAATACAGTCAGGTCTGAATTGTTTGAAATAAAGTCAAGTAAGAAGGGCAAGAGAATAATCTGTAATGTAGAAGATAAGTGGAAATATCTTAAAGACAAGTCCTATGGTACAGTTATATTGAGAGTAACTCAACAGCAGTATATCATAGAACTTAACTCTAAGATAGAGTACTGGAAGAATATGTACTTTAGAAAGAAGAATGAATCCTTCAAGAACAAATGGCTACAGCTTGCTGGAGTAAGACTTAAAGTTCTGAGTACATTTAAGAACCCTATTGTTAAACAACTTCTGGTGAAGTTGAATAAGAACAGGGTACTGACCTTCTGTAATTCCATAGAGCAGACTATGGTATTAGGGGATAACTATATCAACACTGAAAACAAGGACTCTGGTATAGTACTTAGTGATTTCAACCAGAAGAAGATTAATCATATAACATCATGTAACATGCTCAATGAGGGTGTAAACTTGGTGGACTGTCAAGTTGGCATCTATGCTAGTGTGAACAGTAGTGATATATTGATTAAACAGAAGCTGGGAAGAATACTAAGACACCCTAATCCTGTTCTCATTATACCTTATTACAAAGGAACAAGAGAAGAAGAGATAGTTGGCAAGATGCTTGAAGACTATAATCCTGAATTGATAACTGAGGTAGATAACTTAAATCAGATAGTAATATGACAATAACAATAAGTGATGATGTGTGCAGCAAGTATGGGCTAACTATGGCTGAAGTACTTGCCCTGACTATAGTCAAGTCTGGAGCAGATGTGCCTTCATTGTTTGCTAATCTTGAGGAGAAGAAGGCTTTAGTCAAGGATATGTTTGGCAAGTATCTTGTTACTATGGGGTATGATGAACGAATGTCTAGTGTACTATTAGATTCTGATAAGTACAGACAACCAGAGGATAGAATAGAGCAGCTTGCTCTTAAAATGATGGCTATGTTTCCAGCGCAGAAGAAAGCAGGTTCTTCTCAATATTTCAGAGGCAACAGGAAAGATGTTACACTGAGACTGAAGAAGTTCTTCAAACTGTATGGAAACACATATACAGATGAGCAGATACTAGCTGCAACCAAGCAGTATGTAGACTCTTTCAATGGTAATTATACCTATATGAGAGTCCTCAAGTATTTCATTTGGAAAGATGAAAGAAAGATGGATTCTGAGGGTAATACCTATATAAGTGAGGTATCTGACTTGGCATCATATATGGAGAATGAGGCAGCAGCTATTCTAGACTCTGATTGGACATCAACACTAAAGTAGTATGGCAGTTTATGAGAGAACCCTAGAAGGCCTTAAAGCTAGGAGGCAGAATCTACTAGATGGAGGTATCAATAGCATTCCTTCTACCTTCTCTAGGTTTAGAAGTGACTTCATTGGAGTAGAACAATCTACTTACTATTGTGTCACTTCTGCAACTAAAGGAGGTAAGTCTCAGTTTGCATCTTATACCTTTATCTTTGTGCCATTGCTATATGCTTATTATAACAGACAGAAGGTAAGAGTCAAGGTCTTTTATTATGCTCTTGAGGAAACTCCTGAGAGGGTAATGCAGAGATTTATGAGTCATATCTTATTCCATCTATCTGGTGGTAAGATTAGGGTATCACCAAGAGACTTGAGAAGTTCTGATAATGGCAAGCCACTGGCACAAGAGATAATAGACCTACTTGAAAGTCCTGAGTATGCTGCATTATTCAAGTTCTTTGAGGAGAGTATTGAATTTAGTACCACATCCAATCCTACAGGCATCTATAAAGAGTGCAAAAGGTATGCAGAGGAAAATGGTACAGTTCATACAAGGAAGTCTTCTTATAGAGGTGAGTTAGGTGAAATGGTTGATACTAACAGCTTTGACCATTATATTCCTAATGACCCAGGAGAATATAAGATTATCTTCATTGACCATATGGGATTGATAGATACTGAAAGAGGAATGAACCTTAAACAATCAATGGATAAGCTATCAGAGTATCTTGCTAAGTATCTTAGAAATAACTATGGTTTCAGTCCTGTTGTTATACAGCAGCAATCCTTTGAGAATGAGAGTAATGAGAACTTTACCAGTGGCAGATTGAGACCTACTGCTCAAGGTCTTGGAGATAGTAAGTATATTGCAAGAGATTGTAATATATTGCTGGGTCTGTTTAGTCCATTCAAGTTTGAACTACAAGACTATAAGAAGTATAACATCAATATCTTCAGAGACAATATAAGGTTCCTTGAAGTGCTTCTTAACAGAGATGGTGAGATGGGTGGATTATGTCCTTTATTCTTTGATGGTGCAGTATGTGACTTCAAAGAACTTCCCTTACCTCAGGAGACTGAGAAGATAAAGGAGGTATACAAGTATCTGGATTACATTAGAGGAGAAGAACATGGTAAGCCCATATTCATGATGACTTCTGGTGGAGTTCATAAAAGGTGGAGTAGAAATTTGCAAAGGTGGAAAAGATTAGTTACCTTTGCACAGTTTAAAAACAAAGTAATTAAAGAATAGTATGGCAAAAGTGCTTGTTCTTGCAAAGAGTGGGTTTGGTAAAACAACTGCTCTGTGTGGGAGAAAGAAGTTTGATATTGAGGGGTTAAACCCAAAGGAAACCTTCCTTATTCAGTGTGCAAACAGAGAGTTGGCTAACCTTGACTATGTACTTATTGAGGGTGTAACTAAAGCTGATGACCTGATAAAGGTTATAGCTAATGGTAACAGACTTCAAGTAGGTAACATAGCTGGTCTTGAGAGGTTCAAAACAGTTGCAAAAGCTATTGAACTATTAGCTCAATCACCATTCAAGAACATTGTGGTTGATGATTTCAATTATCTCTCTCAGGATTATTATATGGCAAATGCCATGAAGGGTGGTTGGGATACTCCTAAGCAGATTGGTTATGGTATGGGACTTATCTTCAATGCATTTGAAGCTATCCCAACCAGAGAGAAGGACCTATTTGCTCTTGCTCATTATGAGGAGTACAAAGATAAGAATGGTGATTCCATATCTTATAAGTTCAAGACCACTGGCAATATGGTAGATGGTTATATCACACCAGAAGGTAAGTTTGATATAATCCTGTATGGTAAGGCTGATTGGGATAACACTAACAAGAGAGCTATTAAACAGTTTGTGACTGACTTTGATGGTGAATTTCCTGCAAAGGATAGTATTGGTGCATTGGATGAGTGTCCATTATATATCCCTAATGACTTAGGGTATGTGAAGAAATGTATTGATGCTCACTATCATAGACAATGACAAGGGATGAAGTAGTTAAGTTAGTGGTGGATTGTTTTAGAGGTGAGATAGGCTTCATAAACCCTTCTATTAAGAAAGATATCATAGTTAACTACTGTGTTAAACGTGGTAAGAATCCACAGATGTCTGTGAAATTTGTTCAGTTGCTAAGTATGAGTGGACCACTCCTGAATCAGTGTTTCCTTGATGCTTTAGAAGTGCTGAGCAAAGAGCACAATGTCAACATATTATATGATTTAAGAAAGGCCCCTAATAGGGTGTTGTCAGTATTTTAATTAAAGAAAACATGAAAGAATTATCAAGATTTGAACTTGCAAACTGCAAGAGAACTGCAAAGAGTGTTCAGCAGTTCAGAGCAAAGAAGAACAGACTAGAAGAGAAAGTAGCTGTACTTCAGAAAGAGTTGGATACCATCAATGCAGTTATTGAGAAGTATGAGGCTCCTATCATTGAATTGACTGGTGGGTTCACTTCAGAACAAGTGCTCAATGGTGAGATGGACCTGGCTTTAGCAAAAGAACAGAGTGCTGAACTTGCAGAGACTTTGAAAGAAGAGGAAGCTCCTGTTGAAGCAGCAACTGAAACAGTTGAAGAAGAGCAACCAGTAGCTGCTGAGCCTGCAAATCCATTTGGATTGGAGCCAAAAGATATCAATGGTCTCCCATTTGAAGTATAATTGAAAACATTGTAATATATTATAACATGAAGAAAGTTAATAAAGGTGCAGCTGTAATGATGGCTGTTGCAAGTGGTAGAGAATCAACAGAGAATACCAGAAAGTTCTACTTGGGTATTGGTGCTGTATATGTAACAGCAGTTAATCCTAACATGGCTCAGTTGAATGCATTCTATGGTTCTGACAATGTAACAGAGGAGCCTGAGTATGTAGGTGAGACTGAGGTTGGAGAGGACAAAGTGAAGACTCCTCAAGTAAAGATTGACTTCCTTGTAGTCACTGACCCAGTTAAGAACAATGGTATTGAAATGAAGACTAAGATTAGCTTCTACATTGTTGATGCTTTCAGATACAACAAGGACAAGACTAAAGTTCAGGTTGTTGATAAATATGGTCAGTTTGCATGGCCCACTCTTGAAGAAGCAAGAGCTCATGCTATTCCTCAGTATGCTAATGGTCCTGCTAACCTTGATAAGGATTATAGACCTGCATTCATTGGTGAAGAGTTCCTGACTGACTTCATCAAGAAGTATCTGAACATTCCAAGTCCTTCTTATTCTTACAAAGACCAGAACACTGGTGAGCAGATTACTAAGGTACTTCCTAACCTTGATGATGCTCTTGCAAGACTTGATAATATCAAGGATTATTTCAAGGGTGACTTCAAAGAGTTGGAGAATGTGCTGAAACTCCAGCCAAGTAACTTGGTTAAGGCTGCATTTGGTGTGAAGACTACAGATGATAATAAGACTTATCAGACTGTATATACCCAGAAGTTCCTGAAGAATGTAATCACTGATTACAGCAAGCTGGATGAAGAGATTCAGAGTAGAAAAGAGAATGGTGCATATTCAACAACTGAGTTCAGTGTTGAGCCTCTGCATGAGTACAAAGTAGAGTCTACTGATTTCAATGCACCTGCAAATGATTTACCATTTGGAGCACCTTCAGCACCTGCACAAAGTGGAGCTACTGCTGGTAGCAACCCACCCTGGCCTTGGGCAAAATAAGTAATAACCTGTAATTGAATTGATATATGGCAATTAGTAGTGGCTTGTCTAGTATAACCCTAAGTGATATACTCTGTAAGGTGAGTGAGTTTGATATACTCTATCACTATTTTGGTGTAAGTGATGTTCCTTGTATTATATCAAGTCCTTTGAGAGTGGATAGGAAACCATCCTTTGGTATTTATAGTACTGATGGTATCAGAATACATTGGAAGGACTTAGCTAAGAACTTAAGTGGGGGTCTATGGGATATGTTAGGAGAATATTGGGGAGTAAGTTACAAAGAAGTCTTGAACAGAATTTGGGAAGACTTACCTAATATAGCCACTACTGGCATCAAATCCAATAAAATGAGAGGACCAAGTGATACTAGGAACTATAGTGTAGACACTATTCTTGAATGTAAAGTAAGAGAATGGATGAAGCATGATATAGAATACTGGGAATTATTTGGTATATCATTGGACTGGCTTAGATATGCTGATATATATCCTATATCACATAAGATAGTGATTAAGGGCAATAACAGATATGTGTTTGTTGCAGATAAGTATGCTTATGCTTATGTAGAGAGAAAGGAAGGCAAGGTTACTTTGAAGATATACCAGCCATTCAATACTAAAGGTTATAAGTGGAGTAACAAGCATGATAGGTCAGTCATTAGCCTATGGACTAAAGTACCAGAAGAAGGTGATAAGATAATAGTCTGTTCATCAATGAAGGATGCTTTATGTATATGGGCAAATACAGGAATACCCTGTATAGCAATTCAAGGAGAAGGTTATGGTATGAGTGATACAGCAGTTAGTGAATTAAGGAGGAGATATAAAGAGATTTATATACTACTGGACAATGATGAAGCTGGGGTGCAAGATGCACTGAAACTATCTGAATCTACTGGATTCACTAACTTAGTATTGCCAGACTATGGAGCAAAAGATGTATCAGACTTATTCAAGCTCCTGCAAGATAAGAATAAGTTCAAAGAGGTGATTCTCAGCCTTATAAGTGGAGAGGAAATAACATTAAAAAACATCCCATTTTAAAATTTAAAGATTATGGAAGCTAGAAAAATTACTGTAGTTCTTAACAACAAGTCATCTCAGAAAACAATCATGTCAACAGCAGAAACTCTTGGTCAGCTGAAGAGAGATATGAGTAATGCCGGCATCAGCATATCAGGTATGGCATTCTATGAAGGTAGAACCAGAACTGAATTGAAAGATGATCAGTCTGTGTTGCCAACTAATGTTCCTGTGCCTGCTAAAGGTACAACTCCTGCAAGCACAACTAATGAGTTGGTGTTCATGTTGACTCCTGAGAACAAGAAGATCAAGAGTGGAGCTCTTGGTACTGAAAGATCAAACATCCTTGCTGAAATCAAAGCAAAGGGTCTTGGTAAAGCAGTTATGGAGAAGTTCAAAAAGAATGCGACTCAGGTAAGCACTAAAGAGCTTACTGTATTCCTGGCAGAGCAGAACAAACCCAAATCAGCTAAAGTAACTAAAGCTGAGGCACTTCCTGTAGATGAGGCTCCTTCTCAGGCTGATATCACTCCTACTGTTGTCGCCGGTGTTGATGTAGAAGCAAGAAAACTCCTGCATGATTTGATTGAAACTCTGAGAGGTGAAGATGAACTGTATGAAGATTATAGTGATCTTGCAGATAGAGCAGATGAACTTGCAAATGGTGCTGATGAGCGCAATGGTCATGGTGGCTGTGGTGACACAGAACCTGAAGCTGAAGAAGGTCTCTCCGGTAGTGAGATTGATGATATGTTCTCATTTGTGGGAAGATAATAAGTTCAAGTAATAATAAGAGGTTGGTGAGTAATCATCAGCCTCTTTTTTTTTGTAAGCAAAATGGAAGAAGTGAATAGAAGTACTATTATTGATAAGCATTATCAGAGACTGATAGAGAAACCTATGGAGATATATAAAATCTTCTGTGACTTCTTTGGTGAGGAGCTTGTTGATATACAAATGGTAAGCAGAGAGGACTATGCATCTAGCTTACTAGGTTATGAGAATAGCCGCCTAGTAAATATTTATGAAGCAGGTAGTATGGCTCTATATCCTAGCCATGTATTTATACTGGTAAGATTCCCAGAGGTTACAATCACTAATGAGTATGACCAATCTATAGATATATGGGAGTTATATGCTAGGGTTAAACTTGGCTATAATGGTAAGATGTTAGGTTACTTTACTCTCAACAGAGCTGAGTATAATACTGCCCAATTGAATAGTAACTATATGCATAGCCATGTAAGTGATATACCCACATGGGATTTCAGTAGTTTTCAGGACCCTTGTCTGGGAGAAGGGCCTATTAGAGATACTATACTAACACTTAGAACTGAAGACTTTGATGAACTTAGATGGCAGTTATTTTGCTTTGAGTTAAGCAAATATGTGCAAGTGGAATCTATTGGTGGTGGACCATATCATAGGCTGGAAAGAGTAGGTTCAAAGGAAATGAGTATAGGTGAAAGTAACTGGAATCTATCTACAAATGTTGGCAATATACCTCACTTTAATGCATTTAACAATGCTAGAGTGAGAGAGTTTGTAACATGGCTCATATCTAGGAACAAGCTTAAGTTTGACTTTAATGGTTATCATTATGGGATATCTACCACTTTCTTAGAATGGATAGTATTCATCAGTAATGAATTCATTGAATGGTATAACATGAAACTTGTTGCTGGAGAAGTGTCTGAGACCTATGGTGACCTATTAAGACAAGGCTTGTTAAGAAGGGGTATCATAGAGGAGGGTGTAATAAAATATGATAACTCAACTATACCTAGATCATACCTGGAATATGAGGGTCAGCATGTATGTACCTTTAAGGGTGAGGATGTGAGAGTTCATATTAGAGAGGAAGAAGTACAGATAGGTGATAATAATCTTTCTAATTTTATTAATGTTAGATTAGCAGAATGGATTCATAGAATCATTCTGCAAGTAATAAATTTTGAATATGGAAACAGCAATACAGAAGACCAAGCTACTGGAGCTTGTAAAAAGATCAAATACATTTAAGCTAATTGTAACTGAGGAGCTTGAGAGAAAGATTAGATACTATCTTGATAGATTCCCAAACACTGAGTATTCAGGCACTTTGTTCTATAAAGTTACTGGTTCTTTCAAAGAGATGAACTTTGAGATAACTGCATTTGACTTTATCTTACAAGATATTGGAACCAGTACTTATACTGAATTCAATATGTCTCCTGATGTGGTTGCATATATGGTTGATAATCCTGAACTGCTTGGAGAAGATGTATATCAGGGACTTATGCATTCTCATCATACAATGGGAGCATTCTTTAGTGGAACTGATTATGCTACTCTTAGAGAAGAGGGTAGTGATAGAACTCATTTCTTATCACTCATTATTGACACTAAAGGTACATACCAAGCAGCTATTACAAGGATTGTAGAAGAGGAAATGACAGCAACAGGTTCTGCTAGATTCCTTACCTTTAATGAACAGGAGGCTAGCCAGCCAATCAGTTATACATTCAAGAGAAAAAGACTGGAATACTTCATGTTGGATGTAGAGAGACCTCAGTTGCCTAATCCCTATCTTGAGCTTAGTCAGAGAATTGAAGAGGTGCAAAAGCAGAAGGCAGAAGCAGCTAGAAAGACTAAATCTGCTGTTACTTATAGTGGTGGTTATAATAACTATGGTGGTTATGGAGCATATGGTAATTACAGAGATGATGACCCTTATGTGTGGCCTTCTGAGAGAAAGACTCCTGCACCTGTATATCAAGCTACTGTAGGCAGAGGTAATGTAATACCAGCAAACAAAGCAGCTGAAGTAGTACCACCTGTTGAGAAGGAGAAGGAAGTTGAAGAAGAGCCCGCCTCTATTGGCTACTCTGCCTATGTAATACCAGAAGATGTACTTATGAAGGCAGCTAGGGAGTTACTCTCTGGCAGTATAACTGAGACACTTGATGGTACTCTTGAGGAAATATCTGAGGCTATGGTTGAGAAGTACAAAACAAGATTCCCAGACATTGCATTGTTTGAGGCTTGGATTGCATCTCATGTAGAGTTCATTGTGTATTACACTGAGACTTACTTGAATGTTGATGATGATACTCAAGCAGCTTTGTTAGCTAATGCATTGTCAAATGAGCTAGCTCAATTACCTGCAAATGAGTATGTGTTATCTATGATTGGTCACCTTGAAAATTATATAATTTAATATGGAAGACGATAGAATTATGTCTGTTGAAGAGTTTGAAGCATTGATAAATGAAACCCCTGTTGCTCAGGATGGTTCACATATTGATAGACCAGAGGTAGCTGAAGAAGCTGGAGGAATGGAATTAAATCCATATGGAGATATACTGCCTGATGAAGTAGCTTCAGTACTTGATGAAGTATTAGCTGAACTGGATGATGCAGATACTATACAACCTGTAGAAGAGATCATAACTGAGAGTCCAACTTCTGAGGTAGATATACATAAAATCCCTCTTAATTCTAATACTCTTCTGGTGGATGAGTCTACTAGTAGATTTAGTTCTGCTGAATGGTATGATAAGGTCAGAGAACAAAGGATAGTATTAGCAGGTTTAGGAGGTATTGGTAGCTATGTTGCATTCCTACTTGGCAGATTGAAACCAAATGTAATTTATATGTATGACCCTGACAGAGTAGAAACTGTCAACTTATCAGGTCAGTTGTATGGTAGTAACCATATTGGAGAATACAAGGCTAATGCTATATATAGTATAATGTCACACTTCTCCAATTTTAGTCAGGGTGTTGTGAGAAACAGAGTGTATGATGAGTCATCTTTAAAGGAAGATGTTATGATTTGTGGCTTTGATAATATGGAGGCTAGAAAGGTATTCTTCTATAGTTGGATGAATAGACGTCGTATGCATATAAGTGCTGGTAATTCTGTAGATACTATGTTATACATTGATGGTAGACTGGCAGCAGAGGAGTTTCAAGTGTTTGCTATTACTGGAGATGATGAAAGTGCTATAGAGAGGTACTCTAAGGAGTGGTTATTTAATGATGAAGAGGTTGAGGAAACATTATGTAGTTATAAACAGACTACATTCATGGCTAACATGATTGGCTCTGTTATGGTCAACATATTTGTTAATCATGTAGCTAACCAATGTAACCCTATCTTCCCAAGAGATGTACCATTTCTGACCTCCTATGATGCAAGTACTATGTATTTTAAAGTTGAGAAGTGATGGCAAAGATAGGTAAATATTTGGAAGAGGACTTTATAAGACCCCTAACTACTACCTCTTATCTAACAACATCTGTAGCCTATAATCATGCTTTTAATGGACTTGAGGGTGCTGTGTTCAATAGAACTATAGTAGCTGATATGTCAAATAGCAATGAAGTTGAAATACCTGTAGCTATGAGGAATATGGTAGAGACTAGGATATTACAAGATGCTGATATGTTTGTATGTAATTTACTACCTAGAAGGCTGGAGAACAGAACTACCAGAACTGCTGAATCTACTATAAGACAGCTTAACACATCAAGTCTAGGTTATGGTCTACATGGTATTAAGAATCATAAGGGAGGAGTATATTGGGGAGCACCTGGGTTAATGCTTGATGAGAATTTTAATCCATTATACATATATGTATTAAGAGGCTCTAAGAGTATTACTGACACATATTATGTATATAATAAAGGTGTACTATATGTTAGTCCAAATGTGGTGCTTAGGGAAGATGATATAATGTATAAAGCTATTAAGAAGAAAGTGATACCTATAATCTTGGGGAATGAGGGTAGTCTAGTACCCTATGGAACAAGGGCAGGTAAGGCATCTGCTGACTTTACAACTGAAGTAGTTATAGCAGACTTAAATAGATTTATACATAGGGTTCTTGAGCCTGAGGATGAGGACCTTAATATCAGTCTTAATGCACTTCTTAATGAAAACATTGATAATGTTTTAGGTAACCTGCTTATATGACATTAAGTGAGTACTTTGGTGATTGGATGAGGGTTATAAGTGATACTGAATTATACAAGGTAACTAATATTGTAGGTAATATAAAAGCACCTATATGTCCTAACTTACCTGATATATTCAGAGCATTTGAACTTTGCCCTTATAATGACTTGAAAGTAGTTATGATAGGGCAAGACCCTTACCCACAGAAGAATGTAGCAACAGGTATCTTGTTTGGTAATAAGAAAGAGACAAGTGAAGATGACTTGTCTCCTTCACTAAGAATTGTTAAGGAGGCTAGCATTGATTTTGATATCCCACATAATAGTGTTATCTTTGACCAGACTTTAGAGAGTTGGGCAAAGCAAGGAGTGCTAATGATAAATTCAGCACTTACAGTAGAGATGAATAAAGTTGGTAGTCATACTATGTTATGGAGACCCTTTATAAGTAGTCTGCTTCATAACCTATCAGAGTGGAATAATGGTATTATCTATGTCCTGTTTGGAGCACAAGCAAGGACATTTAAACCATACATCAATGGTAGATTCAATATCATTCTTGAGGAACAGCATCCAGCCTACTATGCTAGAATAGGAAAGAGGATGCCATCTACAGTCTTTAAAGATGTAAGTAAGTTAACTAAAGACAAATATGGAGAACCAATACAGTGGTTCCAGGAGTACAAATAATAAATAATAACCATTATGAAGAAGTTAGTATTTGAAGGGGGTCATCATACCTTTGCAGTAGGTGACAAGGTTAAAGCATTGCAGTACCACCCTGAAGAGGGGTTCAAAGAAGTTGAACTAGAAGTCACACCTGAATTGCTTGATACCATTGCTGAGTGTGCAAAACTATGGCAGAAACCTGCTGTTGATGAAGGTACTCATCTTGAAATTAATTACTATCTTGACCATCTTGCAGAAAGAATTGGTTGGAAGTATGAAAATGTTGATAAGTATCTTGCAAACTTAGTTGACATCTACCCAGCAGCAGCTTGTAGCATCATCCTGAGAGAGGTAGCTATTGTTCTTGATGAGAAGTATCCAGACCATATTGAGAGAAGTAAGGAAATATGGACTATCAGCATGCTGGATGGTGAAATCAAGAAGGTTAAAGATTTGAACAGAATCAAGAACTTCAGAAACTTTGCTGCTTTCAGAACACTTGATGATGCTAAAGCAGCCAAACATATCATGAAGCCTATCATGAGAAAACTGTATGGCAGATAATAAGAAAGTAAAGAATGCTACTCCCTTTGAGTATAATGGCATTCATTTCAAGTCACTTCTTGAGGTAATGGTATATAAGACCTTACTTCAAGAAGGGCTTGAGCCTAGATATGAAGCCAACACCTATATACTATGGAAGGGATTCAGACCAACAGTACCTTTTTACACAAGAAATAAGAAGAAACAACATGTACTCAACCTGAAGAAGTTGATTGATATAAAGCTAACTCCTGACTTCTATCTAGAATATAAGGGAGTGAAGGTCATCATAGAAGCTAAGGGGATGGAGAATGATGTATTCCCATATAAGCTCAAACTGCTTAGAGAGTACTTGGAAAAGCAACCAGATAAGGATAATTACTTACTGTTTGAGATATTCACTAAGAAGCAACTGTTAGAAGCTATAACAATAATCAAGGACTATGGTAACAGTAGAGAGAATAAAGGGGTTAACTCATCACCTTCCTGAGGGAGATGATAATTTAGCAGTCAGATTTATAGAGGTCAGGGACTTTGAATCACTGAAAGAGCTGGTAGATTCAGCTATTATCAGGACAAAGAGAAGTGTGGTAAGTATCAATCCAAGTGAGAAATATACTAAAGTTGATTTAGATGCACTGAGAGAACTCAAAGCATCTGTAGATGAGTATGTAGACCAGTTGGATATACCTAGTGACACCTATAATTATGATGCTATAATAGGAGGTTATGAAGACTAGAAAGAGTATTATAGATATATCATGGCAGGTTGATGAACCTACTTACAGAGCAGACCCAGCTTACAGTTATTCCACATTATCAAAATTTGATAGAGAGGGATTTAGAAAGCTAGGCAGCTTATTTGATAAGGTTGAATCTCCTGCTTTGAGGTTTGGTAGTGCAGTTGATACCATATTAACTGATGGACCAGAAGCATTTAACCAAAGGTTTATTGTGTGTGAGTTTCCTCAGTTATCAGAAGTACTGGTTGGAATGACCAAAGCATTATATAATGCATTCAGTGATAAGTGCAGGAGTATTGATATGATTGCAGATGAGGATATTCTTATGTATGCAATCAACTATCAACCTAATTGGGGGAATGAGGCTAAGCTTAAGAACATTAGGACTAAGTGTGCTGACTATTATAGTCTACTGGCATTAGCTGGTGATAAAGAGATACTATCTCAAAAGGACTATGATGATGCAATGAATTGTGTCAATGAGCTTAAGAATAACCCCTATACCAGAGGGTACTTCTTTATCAATCCATTTGATAAAAGGTTTGAGAAGGTATTTCAACTGAAGTTCAAAGCTGTGTATAATGGCATACCAGTCAGATGCATGTTTGATGAACTGATAGTTGACCATGTGGAGAAGATAATATATCCTATTGATTTGAAGACTACTGGGCATCCTGAGGAAGACTTTGAACAATCATTCCTGACTTGGAGATATATGATACAAGCACAACTTTATTCATATATTCTCAGTGAGGTTGTTAGAAGAGATGAGTACTTCAGAGACTTCAAGATAGCCCATTATACATTCATACCTATCAATAGAATTACATTAGCTCCTCTTATTTGGAGATACTATGAGAACTTTGCACAGGTGGATATGGTTGGTAATGATGGTAAGGTATATAAGAATTGGAGGAAACTGTTAATAGAGTTGGATTACTACTTGAAGAATCCAGATATCAAGTATACCAAAGATGTTAGAGATAGAAACGGAGTAATGAAAATAAGTAATTTGAAATCAGCATGAGAAGAGCTAAGAGCTTTGATTCCAATGATATAGTAGGTCAGAGGTTTGGCAAGTGGACTGTATTATCTTATGAAGGTAAGGAGTCACATGGTTTAAAGATATACAAATGTGTGTGTGATTGTGGCAAAGAAGGCTTAGTAACTAGAGCTAACCTGATAGGAGGTTCAAGTACTTCCTGTGGTTGTAGTAGGTATAGAATACAGGACCCAGAGAAGAAGAGAAACTACCAGAAGTTGTATAGACTAGGCTTATCAAGAACATACAAACTATGGGCTAACTTAAAGAATAAGTGTAATAATCCCAATAACCCAATGTATGAGAAGTATGCAGGTATGTTTCCTGATAGATGGAACAACTACAATAACTTCTTATCAGATATGGGTGAAGTGAAAACTGATTACACTATTGTAAGGTTGGATACAACAAAGCCCTTTAGTAAAGAGAATTGCAGATTTGATAAACTGGTGAGAGGTAAACCTATTTGATATAACATTAAACTGTAAGTCTTACAGATGGTTTTATTATATAGTAACAGATGTGCTCTTATGTTCTTGAGTAGAAGCGAGGACATAAGAACTCTCACTATTTAAAATTATATAAACATGAAGATTAAAGTGAAAATTATAACCCCTGGATGTATGCCTACAATGACTGAGAAGGGGGATTGGGTAGACCTGCGTGCAGCAGAAACTGTGCATATGAGAGCACCACAAGCAGGAGTAAGGAAGAGAAAGAGAGACATAGGAGGTGAACAGGTTAGTACCAGAGATGTGAAGTTTGATTATCAACTGATCAGACTAGGTGTTGCAATGAAGTTACCTAAAGGTTTTGAAGCTGTGATAAATCCAAGAAGCAGTACTATGAAGAACTTTAGAGTTATCAGTGCAAACAGTCAAGGAGTTATTGATAATTCTTACTGTGGTAATGATGATGAATGGAGGTTCCCTGCTATTGCAATGGAGGATACTACTATCTTCCAATCTCATAGAATCTGCCAGTTCAGAATACAACCAAGCCAGAATGCAACTGTGTGGCAGAAGCTAAGATGGTTATTCTCTGGTAAGATTAAATTTGAGGTAGTAGAGAACCTGGATAGTAACAGTAGGGGAGGATTTGGGACCTCAGGAGTACAGTAATAACTCTAAAAAAAAAAGATGAGAACATGATAACAAGTATATTGTATGTGGTAGGAATTGTACTCTTGGCTGCTCTCTTTGCTGAGATTGTAAGTGCAATTAGAAAGGGAGGCAAGAGTAAAACAATAGATAGAATGTCATTCAAGGAGACCCTTGATTTAACTGAGTTACCTATAGTGACATTCAGGCAAGGAGAGAAGAAGTTAAACTTCCTCCTTGATACTGGAGCTACTAATTCAGTTATTAACAAGTCTGTTGTTGATGAGTTTGAGTTTGTTCCTACCAAGTTTAAAGACACTATCTATGGAGCTGATGGCAATAGTGACCATGTAGATATTGTGGAGATGACAATAACATATAAAGAGAAGCAGTTTACTGACCTATTCTATTCATGGGATTTGGATGGTGCATTTGGTAATCTGAAACAGAAGTATGGAGTGAATCTGCATGGTGTAATAGGTAGTTCTTTCTTTCAGAAGTATAAGTATGTGATTGACTTTGATGAATTAGTAGCATATTCATTACAATAATGGAAGATATAATTAAGTTAGAGACTACTGGAGAGAACAGCAATTATCTAAAGAAGCTGAAGAAACCTGATGGTAGTGAGTCTAAGACATATGTACTTAAGGTGACAGACCCTTATGTAATTTTCTCTAAGACCCCTACTGGAGGTTATGCCTTTATTGGAGCTACAGGAAGTAACTTAATAATTGTTGGTGAGGAATTGAAAGAAGCTAAAGCAGTAGTGAAGTCTATTGATTTTACTATTGGGTATGGTTACACTATAACATTTTATTAGTATGGATGCAGACTGGGATTATGGAGAGTTGAAAGAGGAACCTATAGTATATTATGGGGAACAGATATACTTTGTTACAGGACAGAGTAGTCTGTTTGGGGATGATGATAGACCTTACAAATGTATCTCAGTTGAAGAGTCTCTTGAACTACTTAGTACACTCAAAGTAGTTGGTTTGGATAGTGAAACTAAAGGAACTGAAATCTGGCAAGGAACTCTGTTACTTCTTCAACTAGGCAATAAGAAGTTTCAAGTAGTAATTGATTGTCTTACTGTTGATGTTAAGAGGTATAAGAGTTTCCTTGAAAGTGACAGGCTCTTTATTATTCACAATGCTAAGTTTGATTTAAGGTGGTTGTATAAGGAAGGTATAGTAGTCAGGAATGTGTATGATACATTCCTTGGTGAGAAGATACTCTTCTTAGGGTTTCCTCCTGGCATAGTCTCACTGAGCTTGCAGGCTTGTGTAAGAAGATACAGAAATGTAGAATTGGACAAGAGTGTGAGAGGTAAGATTAATGGTGGGTTAACTGATGAGGTCATTATATATTCAGCTAATGATGTTGTCTGGCTTGAAGATGTAATGAATGAGCAGATCAAGTTACTCACCATAAGGAAACAACTAGCTGCTATAGATATTGAGAATAGGTTTGTCAGAGTACTAGCCTATATTGAGTATTGTGGCATAAGGCTAGATGTGAATAGGTGGAAAGCCAAGATGGTGAAGGATGAATTAAGACTTAGAGAAGCTGAGACTAAGCTTAATGAGTGGGTAGTTAACTATGTATTATCCAAAGGTGAAGATGCAGTTATAGCTTATGATATAACAGGAAGAAGAGGAAAGAAGAAGAGGGCTAAAGCCTCTGAGGGAAAGTATGTAGCAATAGACCCACAAAGAAGCTTATTTGAAGAATCCAAGCCTAGATGTATCATTAATTGGAATAGTAACAAGCAGGTTATACCACTATTTGAAGAGCTGGGGTTTGAACTATGGACTAAAGACAAGAAGACTGGAAGGTTGAAGAAGTCTGTGGATTCCAAGTTGATTAAACAACAGAAGAACAAGAGTGATATAGTACCTTTGTATCTAGAGTATTCAGCAGCATTCAAAGTAGTAACTTCCTTTGGTCAGAACTTTATTGATGCAGTTAATCCAGTGACAGGTAGGATACATCCTACATTCAATCAAATGATGGATACTGGTAGACTGAGCTGTGGTAAAGGAGGCAAGAAGGGAGGAGGAAAAACCAAGGATGATGATATTGCAGAAGATGAAACTGAACTGAATGCTGATGAAGTAATTGCAGTAGATAAGAGTGTGAATATACAGCAGTTACCTAGTGATCCAGAGACAAGAGCTTGTTTCATCCCCAGTGAAGGACATCTTCTGGTGGATTGTGATTATGGAGACCAAGAAGGCCATGTATTTACTGAGCTAACTCAGGATAAGGCTTGGATTGAGTTCTATAATGACCCTGCTGAGAGAGATGGTCATGCCTTTGTAGCTAAGATGATATTTCCTGATGAGCTGAAAGATATACCTGAGAATGAAGTAAAAGCAAAAAGAAAGGACTTAAGAGATGCAGCTAAACCAGCTAGGTTCACATTTAATTACAATGGAACTGCACCTGCATTAGCAGCTAACACTGGTAAGCCTCTAGAGTTTTGTGAGAAGTGTTTCAAGACATACTTCAATGCATTCAAGGGTATTGATAACTTCTTCAAAGTATCAAAGAAGAATATGTGGAATAGAGGTTATATATTAATCTCAGAACTTACTGGACTGAGAGCATATATCTATGACTGGCCTATTCTGAAGGGTATTGAGAAGAGGAAGAACAGCATGGGTCAGGAGTACTGGGATTTGTATAGAAAAGCAAAGGATTCTGGTATGGTAATTGATGATGTGCCTGGTGTTGTGATGCAGGAAATAGCTAAGAAGTTTGCTCATGGAGAGCCACTTTCAGCCATAGCTATAAGGTATGAGTATAAGGTGAAGAAAGGTGATAAGGTAGAGACAAAGTATATTGATATCAACTGGCAGACTGTTATAGTGAAGGTGCTTAAGCACTTAAGTAAGAGAAGGAGTTCATCAGAGAATCAATCATGTAATTATACAAGTCAGGGTACAGCAGCAGCTATGACAAAGATAGCTGGTATTATGTATTTTGATTACTTAGTGGATAGTGGACTTATATTCAAAGTCCTTATTCCTAATGATGTACATGATGAATATCTGACTGAGCCACCTGCTGAAATAGCTGAGCAGGAAGCAAAGAAGTTGAGTGAGTGTATGGAGTATGCTGCATCCCTATTCTGTAAGAGTGTGACTATCAAGGCAGTGCCTGAGATTGCAGACCATTGGGTTCATTAAAACAATGTAAGTATTATGATATTATCAGGTATTATTGCAGTAATCCTTATGGGATTAATGATGCTTGTGTACTATACTGCAAGTGTTCATGTAGATAGAAAGACCTACCTATATAAGAACAACAAGTACATGTATATAGGCAAGTGCTTAATGAAGGATGCTGCAACTAGGAAATGGGTTAATGCTATTGTGTATGCTGATTACTATAACAGTGAGAAGTTGTACATAAGAGAGGAGGCTGATTTCCTAGCTAAGTTCATTTCATTAAAGCAATGGAGAGAACAAAATAAGAAAAGTAAGATGAAGTAAATGAAGATGACTATTAAAGTAAATGACATATTTATGTGTACTAAGTCTATATCAGCACAAGGTATCAGTGGAGAAGATACAGATGCATTTACCAAGGGTGTATGTTATACAGCTCCAATGGATGGTTTCCTAACTACCAATCAAGGTATTCTTTGGAAACCTGCCTGGTATCCTGAATTTGCTCTAAATTTTGGGGACTACTTTGTTCCATTTAAGGAGCATATAAGGAAGCTTAATCAGAAAGAGAAGGAGCCTGATAGATTCAAGGCAATTGTAGATAAGATGCATGATACATATATAAGAAAGAACCATGATTATGGTAACTCTTTTGATGTGTCTATGGATGAAGAAGGTCTTACTGCTGCAAGAATCAGACTGAATGATAAGTGGTTGAGATTTAAGCAGTTGTCTAAAGGTGAAGAGGCTCTTGTCAAAGATGAATCTATAAGAGATACTCTTCTTGATATGGCTAATTATTGCATCATGACAGTGATGTGGATGGATAGAAATAAGAAGGAGACAAATGGTAAGACATGTGAATAGTATCACTCCTGATAACATCATTCCCAATAGGGATAGGGTGGCTAACAAGCCACTCTATCTTTATATGAATACATATAAAAGTCAGTATTATGGTGGAATGATAGTAGTAGCTGCCAGAAATCCTATGAGAGCTATGGAGCTTATTGAAGAGAGGTCTATTGAGTATGACCATGCAGACTTGGAGCAGATAGTGGGAGCTACTTATGAGGGAGAGGAGAAGATTATTAAAGAATTTAACTATCTTTGATTAATGGCAACAGAGAAACAATTAAGATGGAGGTACAGGAGTCATGTCCTATGGAGACTTAAAGGTCTAGTTGGTATGTCTTCTGTAGCTGATAATGTTAACCTCACTCCTAATGAGAGAGAAAAGTTAAACAAGGCATTTGATTTGATTAGAGAGGTTACTGATAACTCAACTCAAGGTAGCAGAGAGCTTGGGTTCAATGCTGTAGTGAGATGTAGATATTGTGGTAAACCTGCTACTCAACCTAATCAATTGTGTAGTAAATGTTATAAAGAAGCTTATGGATATAGCTATTGAAGATGTATTACATGAGGCAGTTGAGACTGCCTTCATTCCACCTAAGATATGGGTGGTAACATTTAATGTGAGGGCTAAAGGAAAAGGCTGTGCAATAGTCAAAGCACCTAATGCTGAGGAAGCAGGCAACATCCTTAAGACTAGTGGTATGTATAATGGTACTCAATCTGATTACCTTATAACTAAATGTGAAGAGGTGGTTATACCACCCTGTTGTGGACTAATGGCTGAACAAGTAGTGACATACAATGAGTACAGATAATTACCCACCTGGGGCAGCTAATGACCCTATGGCTCCCTACAATGAGGATGAACTAGAGGAGATTGATGTAACTATCAGTATCACTTGTAGTAAGAGTACTACTATCCATGTACCTAAAGATTGGAGAGAGCAAGAGTTAAGTTTAACTGAGTTAGCTAAAGATCAAGTGATGCCTCCCTTCTTTCAAGGTAGGCAGTGGATAGTAGATGATTATGTAGCAGTGGAGGAGTAATATGATAGATAAATTAGGTAGAGAAGTAAAGGTTGGAGATACTGTAGTATTTGTTCCTAATCACTACAAAGAGTTAATAGTAGGAAAGATAACCTCTATAACTGAGCGCAGGGTTAAGATTAAAGAGAGTGACCCTCTTTATGCAAGAACCTATATCAAGTCCAGTGATCAGTTTGTTAAAATAACACCAGAAGTATGAAGATATTAGGAGCATCTAATGATAGTGACTATATAGTTCAGTTAACTGGAAATGAATTGGCTAATGTGTTGGGGTTTTATAGCAGATATGATGCAGAGTTCACCAAAATGGTAAAACCTGCTAAGATGGGAGAGGACCTTCCTATATCATTAGTATATAGTAACTATCATAAGATTAAGGGCATTGTGAATGGTTCCAACTATGACAAAGCCAGAGCTAAGTTGGGAGAAATGTTAGAGGCTCTAAAGCCTATTGAAGAGTTATTAATTGAATTAAAGGAGGAGTATGAAACTAGTAGTACCAGCATTTGAAATATGGAATCAAGAATCTGGAATAGAGGGAATCTATAAACAGATAGAGAGAGCAGGCAGAGTCTGCTACAAGTCAGAAGATAAGATAGCAGAAGGCACTGCTAAGGAGTTTGTACTTAGAATGACTAAGAGTGGGCATACTGCCATGTTAGAGCATGGTTCTATTCATCTACTTCAAGATATGAGTAAGATGAAGAGTACTAACTATGATATGTATAAGCAACTGAAGTACACTATCTTTGATAGCCATTCAAAGTTTGAAGTAAGTGAAGATGAGATGAGTAGAAGATTCTCTACTAATATGAGAGTTATCTTTGAAAAGACTCCTATGCTGTGGGATTACATTATAGAGCATGATGACTTACCAGAAGGATTGAGCTTTGGTGAGCCTGTGGAGGATAGAATCTCTGTGCATTTTGACCTGCAAATAGCAATATCAAGAGAGTTCAACAGACACAGAGTAAACTCTATGGCTGAGCAGTCTACTAGATATTGTAACTTTGGTAAGGATAAGTTTGGTGGAGTAAACATCAATATACCTAGTTGGGTTAATAGTTCTATGAATGAACTATACAATTTCCCAGGATGGGAGCTGCCAACCTTTGATGAATTGAAGAAGGAGTACTTTAATGAAGACTTTTGTGAAGTCTCATCTAAGGATTGGGGTAGTATTGAGTGGTGGTTGTGGTCTAACTATGTAGCTGAAGAGACTTACTTGAAACTCCTTGAATTAGGTAGAAAGCCTCAAGAAGCTAGAGTAGTATTACCTTTAGATACTAATACTGAGTTAGTTCATACTGCATTCATCAGTGACTGGAAACACTTCTTTGAGTTAAGAGATGATAAGCAGCATGCTCATCCTGATGCATACTTCTTGGCTCATGGATTACATAGTGAGATGATACCAGATTTGTATGATGTAGCTAATCCAGACTAATTATGGGAGTGTTGTTATTTTTAGGAGGATTCTTTCTTGGAATAGGAATATCTCTCCTGACTGTGGTATATGCAGTAAAGAACATATTTAAACTATAACATTATGATTAAAGAATTTAAAGTAGGTGATGTATTGAGTGAATCATCTCATTACAGAGTTACAAAGATGATAGGCAATGATACAATGCTTGAGCATCTAGAGAGTGGTGATATTGTACATATTAATAAGATGTACATTGAAAAGTATCTCACTTCAGCTGATGAAGTACTTGAAGTTGTCAAGGTCACCAAGGAGGATAAGAGAGATGGTACTCTAGGCATTAGAAGCATCTTTGAAAACATACACAGTGACCAAGCATTCACTGTATGTTTCAAGAAGCAGGATAAGCCTAAAACTCAGAAGAAGTTAAATGCTGAGATTGCTACACTGATTAGTGACTTCTCTAATGAGATTGACACTATTCAAAAGAGCAAGAAGGGTGTGGCTGAGGCTGCAAAGAAGTTCGCAGAAGAGCTAATCAAGAATCCTATCCTTCCCTATGAAGAGGGAGAGGACAGAGTATTGAGAGGTTTCAAGATACAATTTGAATCCAGAGATGGAAGATATAACTGTGTTGATGTAGACCTCCCTACTGATGAGAGTGTGAGACCAGTTAACATTAATACTATTCAATGGCTAATCATTGATGGTAAGAAGTATGTAGTAGAATGATTGGTTATAGAATTGTATTAGGTGAATTCTCTTATAATGATGGAACCATTGAAGTAAGAGAAGTGTGGATAACCTCTAATGATAAATGTTTTGTTAGAGGTGAGAGGTTAAACACTTTTATTCAAGTAGAAAGAGACTCATTCAAAATAATTAGTTAGCATTATGAAAGTAGAAGAAAGACATTTAATTGGCAGCATCAAAGACTTCCCTGCAAGGGTGGTTGAGTTGATGCTTAAAAAGCAAGTAGAACAAGGTAACAAGGAAGACATTAGTGTATTCCAAAGAAAGTGTGATGCCTCTCTTATTGAGGGTGGCTTTAACTGGTCTAGAACTGTTGAAGGTACTCCTTTCTGGAGCAAGATTATTAATCTGCGCCAGTTTAGTTTAATACCTGATGAAGTACCTTCTAAGACTGTAGAGGAACCTACACCATCCCCTGTTATCAACACTACTCTTAAGGTGGGAGATAGAATAGTAGCTAAGTTGGAGAAGAAGAGTACTGAAAGAGTAGTAGTTGCTATCCTTGAAGGTGCTGACTATCCTATCTTAACTGTAAGTCCATTAGGTTTCACAGAGCTGCCTAGTGGTACTAACAGACAGTTCACTATTACATCTCACAAGTTGGATGAAATCACAGTTAAACCTACTAGAGTTAAGTTAACTCTAAAGGATATCTCTGAAGGCAAGGGAGTTGGCATTGACCCAAGTCTTATTCAGATTGTACATGAATAAGATTGATTTAACTGAGTTAAGGACTTCAGCTGAATGGCAGGAGTTATACCCCTATCCTAAGGTGATGGACCCTGATGGTTGGGACAGGAAGAATTATGAATATTCATGGTATCAGGAGACTATAAACATCAAAGAGTATGCTAGAAGAGTTAGTCATAGTACTTGCATGCATAAACTTGGTGCTAACTCTCTCCTTGATATCTTGTCTTAAGTACCTATTATAGAGGGGAGTAGCAATACTCCCCTTTGTTCTTATATAAGAAATGTTCTTCTCACATAGAACATTTAGACTTATTCTATTGCTTATTTAAAAAATATATTCTACTTTTGCAAAGTAAATAACTAATTAATTGAATGTTATATGAGTAAGACTTGTTATACTCCAGAGAAAGGTCTGGATGATGTAATAGCTAGTAAGGTAACAGGATGGAATAAATACTTAGTTGCTAATCTGAGAGGTCTGTATCAAGAGAGAAATCCTGATGCTGGAACTCCAGATGCTGAGACTCTGGTTAAATTCAGAAGAACACTCAGTAAAGAGGATGCTAAGAGGTTACTTGATGCTGTTAATAACCCAGCTGTGTCATATAATCAGTTGAGAGATGACTTCACTGCTGAGGAAAGATTTAACAGAGTCAGTATGATTTCCACCCTATTCTCAGACATTGTAGATGCTGTTCAGGAGGAGAACCCTGCTAGAAGTAGGAAGGACATCATAGCTGGATATACTGAAAATGGACAACAGGTTGGTGGTGTAGCAGGTATCTTCAATGAGATATATGATACACTTCAATCACAGTACAGTGATGCAGTAGAAGAAGGTGACACTGAGACAGCAGCTAAGTATCAGAAGATATTTGATAACTGGGGAGCCTTAATATCCTTTGCAAAGATTAGAATTAGAGATGCAGAAGACCTCAAATTAGGTCAGAATATTAACTTTGCTGATGATTCCAATCCTAATAATTTCAATGAGAATGACATGACTGAGAAGTTCATCATGGAAGAATCAAAGAGAGAAGGTTGGATGGATAAAGCTGAATTAGAATCAAGCTTTGGTTCTATTGGTAAGCAAGTCAGAAAGGTAATTGGAAGAACTCCTGTCTATAAGGATGGTGAGCCTGTGATGGATGATCTAGGATTCCCTGTAATGCAGGACCCTGTAAGGATGCACCAAGAGTTACTTGATGTATTAAGAGGAGTTGGAAGTGAGACTGAAATGATGGCTGCACTTAGAAGATATAGTGGTACAGCTGGCTGGGTAACACCATTCATGATAGAGCTTGAGAATCCTCAAGTAAGAACTCAGTTCTATACTGATTTCAAGAAGAACTTCCAGCCCTATTCAATGCAGACTGAAGAGAAGGATGGGCCCTTTGTTAAGTATAAAACTGCTATACTTAATAGAATCAAAGGTGATAGACCTTTCAGTTCCTTCTTAACTGGTGTTAAGATGGGTAAGCTGGTTAATCCCACCAGAAGTATCTTTGAAAAGAGTGGGTTGAGTACAAGGATTATGCCTGTAAGAGTAGAGAGAATAAGGAATTATATTCTTGATAACCTTTCAATCTCTGAAGAAGCCCAGAAGGAGTATGATAGAAAAGTAGCTATATATAATGCATCTCCTATTGCAACAGCTAAGCCTACAAGACCTAAAAGTAAGTTTGATAACCTAAGCAGAGTAGAGAAGAAGCAGTTCTTAATTGAAGCTACAGAAGCTCTCAACATTGATATAGATGGGGAGACTCTTGATAGAATCATGAGTAAAGCAGCTGACATGAGAAAGCTAACTGAGAATCTATTACAGACTGCTCAGTTTGGTCTTAATCTATCTAATGAGGAGAAGTCAGGGGCTAAGTCTATTAGTTATGAAGAGCTCATAAAGAGAGCTACAAGTAATGAAAAGAAGGGTGTACTGAGAGAGAAGATTACTAAGATACTTGCTATTGTAGCTAAGAACAGGGAAGGTCTAAAGCTTGAATCCAGAACTAGATATGGTGATACTACATTCTATAGTAATGTGACCCCATCATTCATGGGAGATAGATTTGACAAGATATCCAGCTTTGCTGAGGCAGGTGATATAACTGGTCTTAGAGCTACTCTTGAGACCACTTATCTGAACTCACAGTACTTTAATTATAATGATAAGATACTCAACAAATGGATAGAGGACTTATATAATAGTGACCTGTCTAAAGAGGATAACTTTGCATCTAACTTCACTTATAAGAGATTCTTGGGTACAGGTGATTTGAACTTTGAGGATTTCACTAGTAAGCAGCAAGCTATACAGATGTTGAATGAGTACTTCTCTGAAAGACAAATTAGCCCTAAGAGCCAGTATGCATGGTATCCTGTATTCATTCTTGGTGATAGTGGAGTATCTAAATTCATTAAGGCTAAGAGATATAGCAGTACTGAGATACTTGATGGTCTGTATAATGTATATGTACAGGAACATAGAAGAATGGAACTTGTCAAAGCAGCTAATAAGAAGCTGGGAGATGCAGGTTATAAGTTAATTGATAACTTCTCTAAGACAGAAAATGAGTATAGCCTTCTTACCTTCTTGAATGAACCTAAGTATGCTGATATGATTAAAGAGGGTAACCTTGAACAATCAGTTAAGAATGCTATCAAAGCATATATGAGTGATGCTGTTGGTAACTTCAAGAATAAGCTTAGTGAGTTAGGAGTACTTGATGAAGTTAATGGTCAATATAAGTATCTGAGTCAGGAAGTAAAAGGTGATAGAAGTTTAGATAATGTACTATCAGACTACTATTGGAATACTAAGTTTGCTACCATTCAACAATTACAGATGATGACTATTGACCCATCTTTCTATGTAGGAACCAAGGATTTGCAGAAGAGATATAAGGAGATTCATGCTCCTGGTAATGCTCTTAGCACAGAAGCTATTAATCCCTGGACTGGTCAGAAGTACAGTGAAGATGGTATTGAGAGAGTAGTGTACTTTGATGATATTAATGCTGATGCTGAGGACTTTGATAAAGAGTTTATGAGAGCTATTGCTAATCACTTTGGTAAGAACTCTTTAGTATATAAGGCATATAAGAGGAATACTCTTACTGATGGTCAAGGATATAGAACTCTTGAAAGCTATAGAAAGGTCATGGGTATGTCAGGTAAGTGGGGAGAAAGAGAGGAAGCTACTTATAATCAGATTCAAGCACTGAGAGCTAAGATAGGCAAAGATGAGAACCCTTCTAAAGAGGATATCAAAGCACTGAATGACCTTGCAGTAATCTTCCAACCTATCAAACCTTATATGTATACCTTTGAGAATCTTAGTATAAATAACACAAATGTACTCAAGATACCTGTACAGCATAAGTATGCTGAAGCTGTCCTTATTCCAGAACTACTACCTTCTGGTAGTAAGTTAAGGGATATAGCTTATTGGATGGAGGACCATGTGAATCCTGAAACAGGAAAGAGTGAACCTATTGACATGATTGGTTCTACTAAGATTGTTAAAGTAGGAGGATTTGGTTCTACAGATATATCTAAGTCTAACTCTAGTACCATTGCTACTGACCTTAATAAGGGTTATGTACATAAGCTTAGTTATACTGACTATAGGATTCAGACTAATGTACCAGAGCATGTAAATAGCTCTCAACTATTTGGTACTCAGGTAAGAAAGCTAATCATGGCAGGTATCAATAAGGCTAAGGACTACAGTAGTTATGTAGGAGGTAAGATGGTTAATCTTGGTGGCAGATATGGTAAAGTGCCTATGAATGGTTTGGGTGTTATCAGATTCTATAATGCTCTAATCTCTGCTAACATTGTTGACTCTTATAATACCTTTGAAAAGGCAGTCAGTGACCCTACTAAGATAAGTGAGAGACTCATTCAAACTACTGCTAACAATAGTAGAGAGTCTAAGGATAACATGATGGCTTACTCTTTAAATGAGAATGGTAACTTTACTATTCCTTTGTTTGAAGGAGGTCTGGAACATGACTCATCTGCACTATTCTTCAGCCTATTTAAGAAGATGGTTAACAAGCAATCTATTAAAGGTGGTAGTGCTGTGCAGGTATCTGCTATGGGTATTACTGGTTATGAGGAAGATGGAGGACTGAGATATGTAACTGACCCTAATAATCCTAACAATATCTTATATGCTGAATGTGAGATACCTTGGGACCTGAACTATACTGATGTTAATGGTGTTGAGCATAGCTTGGAATTCAATGACTGGTGTAATGAAGATGGTACTATCAAGACTGATAGTGATGGTAATCCTTTAATAGAGAAGACCTATCCTAACATCTTAAGCATACTTGCATATAGAATCCCTACTGAAAGAGACTATTCTATGATTAACCTTAAGGTTAAGAGGTTTAGTCATAAGATGGCAGGAGGTACTATTAAGGTTCCACCTCAGGGTACTACTATTGCAGGTTTTGACTTTGATATTGATAAACTCTATTTCATGAGAAATGAGTATCAATTTACAGAGATGACTGAGAAGCAGTTAGAGAAGGCATGGAAAGACTTCTATAGTGAACATCCTGACCTATATCAGGAGTTGAAGGAACTAAGAGGTGCTGATAAAGGTGTTGGTAAGTTACTGTCTAGTTTGTTAGGTACTGAAGTCAATGAGAAGGATAGATTATATAAGTATAAGGAAGGTGTAACTGCTGAGTTCAACAACTGGTTGTCTGGAAGGAGAAATAAGTATTCATCACTGGATACCTATAACTTCAATAAGACTCCATTAGAGAATAGTAGAGCTGTTAGAAACAACATGCTTATTAATCTGATTCAACAGAGATTGATGGATGAAGAGACCTTTAAGAATAGATACACTCCAGGTGGTTTCGCTAATGCATCAAAAGCTGCAAGACTAATGAGAGAGTTACTATTTGGTAAGAATAAGGTTAATCATACTGATGGAACTGTTGATTTATCTACCATAAGTAAGGACATTGCTGAAGGTAAATCACAAGACCCTGAGCCTAATTATGACCCAAGTGATCCATTAACTATTATTACATATAATCAGCAGAATCAGGTAGCTGGCAAGTTGATTGGTATTTTTGCTAATCAGAATACTAATCATGCCTTTGCTTCATTGATGGATGAGTTCTACTTAAAAGAGCCTATCTCATTTGCTGGCAAGTCTTATTTTGACTTACTGCATAACAATGAGGTAGATACAAGTTTGACTGTAGCTGAGTTCTTGTCTGCATCAGTAGATGCTGTTAAGGACCCTGTATTGAACTTCTTGAACTTGAATACTATCACAGCAGATGCTGGTGCTATGTTAGCTAGACTTGGTTATACTACTGAGGATATAGGTTTGTTATTCAATCAGCCTATTATTAAGGATATATGTGAGTATGGCTTTAATAATGGAGTATCCAATATAGACACTGTTATAAGGAATGTGTTGGATACTTATGAGGTAGATGGAGAATTAAATAGAGCTGTACCTGAAGAGTTTAGCAAAGAGAAGCTAGCCTATAATATAGTTAGAAGTGCTAATGAAAGTAAGAAGGACCTGATGGGGGATGATGAGTTTGTTGAGAGACAGATTCATATAGCTGAGTTGTTTAAGGAGATAATTAGTGCAAGTAATGATGTATCCCAGTTTGTTAGAAATACTAAGTTTACTGCTTCAAATGCTGTAGGTTCTACCTTTGGTGATGCCTATGCACAGCAGATGAAAGTAGCTAACTATGTGCAATCTTTCAAGAATGCTGATAAGCTAAAGATACATATGAAGGTTGCTAATGGAATCTATACTCCTATGAATGATGAGAGCACTGAGGGCATGAGTGACCAAGAGTATATGGAGAAGTTACTTGATAACCCATTTGCATATGAACAAGCTATGTATGATATGAATAGAAGAGCTGAAAAGATAATTAACAGATTCTTCCCATACAATACTAAGACATATGTGGATGCAAGAAACACTATAGCTAAGCTAACTGATAATGGTCTGTTGAATGCAGAAACTATTAACAGTGTACATAGTGACCTTATGGTCTATATGCTTGGTCAACAGGAGAGTAGCTTATTTAATGGCAGTGTATCTATAGATGCAGCAGGAGAAACTGTAACAGCTAGAGAGTACTTCACTAAGATATTCCCTGAAGGTCTATATAAAGTCTTGGATAATAATCCAGCTATGAGAACACTCCCTATATTCCAGTATATGCAGTTCACTACTGATGAAAAGACAGGTAAAGTGAGTATGAATATACAGGATATTGGTGGACTTGAGTCTTATAAGAAGGATGAGTTAAAAGAGAGTTGGGGAGACCTGATGAGGAATGAGGAGACCAGAGAGATTGCACAGTCATTATTCTTGTATAACTACTATAAACTGGGCTTTACTTATAGTCCACTAGCTTTCATGAACCTAGCACCTGTAGAGGTTAAACTAGGAGTTCAGGTTGGCTTTGACTATAATGGGAATCCTAAGTCTTATGTAGACTTCTTGAATGATGTCCAGAATGGCAATATAGGTATCAATTCTAATGAATTTGCTAAGCAATATATATTGAATCATACTGATAATAGGAGATTAGTATATACCCCTAAAGGCAATAGTAAGAAGATTATATCCAGGCTGGTATACAACAATAATGTAGCTCAAGATAGCTTTATATTAGATGTTGATAAACTAGGCAAAGATGGGAATGACTTCTTATTAAGAACAGCTAAGAAAGGTGAGTATAGCTTTAAGCCTGCTATTATGATGGATGATATGATATATATGGCAAGTAGTGGAGATGGGGCTGAGTTCAATGTAAGCCCATATGGCTCTATGACCTATGTAAGAGTTGATGCTCTAGGTAGTTCAGGTAAGTCTCTTCAGTATGTATCTAATCCTCTCACAGCTTCTAAGAGTGAGGCTGCTCCTGTTGTTGTAGAAGAGGCAAGTACCTCTATAGAACCAGAAGTAGTAACTATAGAAGATGGTAGGTCTATACAGGATTTGATAAAAGAAGCTACTGAGTTAGCAATGCAAGCAGACAATACTTTAGAGAGGAGTCTGGTTGTTGAAATGTTGAATAAGGCTAGCAGAGATGATTTGATTGATACTATCAATGCTCTTAAGGCACAGGCTAATAGTATAACTGACCAACAAGATAATAAGATATGTTGATATGAGTAAATGTGTAATTAAACCACAGGTTAAGAATAAGGAAGGTAAGTTTGTAGATAGTGAGCTTTTTAGCTCACTTCTGCACTTTACTGGTAACAGGGAACTAGCTAAGCAGTATTATGCAGTAGGTACTAACCCTGAGTTCCTTAGTAGAGTAGCAAGTGAAGCAAAGTTTGATGCTAATGGGGAAATCACTTTCCAGTCATTGAGGAGCCTAAGTAAGTTAGACTTGAATGCTGAGAGAGTAAAACAGACTCTTAATAAAGACTTAGGAGCTGGAGTATATGACTATAATGATGCTATACCAAAGTTACAATCATTTAACAGGAATAGCCAGTATAATGATAAGTATATGGCTACTATCATTAATAGAAGTGATGGTAAAGTAGAATTGACTGTAGTTGAGAAGAACAAGACCAACACTGCTCAGTTAAATGATAATATAGCTAATAGGAGTCTGCAAGAGAGGATTAAGTTCTATCTTAACAGAGCAGGTGCTGACTATACCTTCATGACAGAAGATGAGAAGTCTGATGGTAGATATAGTACTGTTAATGCTACTAGAACAGCTGATAGTATGTATCAGTTGATTAAGGTAGCTAATAATGAGAAGGTAGAAAGTTCCTTAGCTGAGGAGGCTGGCCACTTTGCTGTAGGTGCATTAGGTAATAGCCCTCTAGTTAAAAGACTAGAGAAGTTACTAACACCAGAAGTACAGAAGTCTATAATGGGTGATGATTATAATAGCATAGCATTCAGAGCTAATCCTGCTAGAGAAGTAGCTGGATACTTGGTTGGCAGGGCTATTGATGGTCATATTGACAAGAGAGCTATATGGCAGAGTCTTGTTAATAGGATTGTCATGCAAGCCAAGAGAGTATTCAATAGTATTACTGGCAATGAGATAGCTAATGCTAAACTTGGGGCTGTCAGAACTGCTGATGCAATAGCACAGGGATTTATGTCATCTAACTTCCAAGGAACTGTTGAACAAGCTCTTGAGACTAAGGAGACACTATTTAGTTCTAAAGACTCTATTAATGTATCAACCTTCAAGTCAGTATTGAATATACTTAAGCAGCAGACTGCTGAAATGGCTGCTATTAATAAGGACCTATACAACAAGTATAACAATGTTATGGGGCAGGTTGAACTAGGTAGATTAACCCCCTCACCATCTCTCTTTGCTGATAGTATTGCAGTTGATGGTATTGTTGAGGCAATGGACTTGATGATTGATATGATGCCTGAAATGACTGATAAGTTAGTATCAGTTGACTTGACTACAGGTGGTAATACCCCTGAGAATGCTAATAAGCTGAGAGAGGTATCTGTTTATGTAAGTAATGCTCAAGCACTACTAAAGATAATACAAGATGCAACTACCAAGAACTCAGCAACTATGCTTGAGAATGCAGACCTAGAGAAGTTAAGAGTCATGAGAAGGAACCTTAATGAGGTCATTAATGGTGATAACAGACTACTGGCTAATCTAGAAGTAAAGAGGAGAGAGTTCTTTACAAGATTCCTGCAAGATGCAATGGGTTCTAACTATGTTGAAAGAGCAGCAAGGGTTGTATTTGATTGGAAGAAAGGTCATAGAGGACTTAAGTGGGTTCCAGCAGATAAGATGAACATCAATGACTTGGTTAATTACATGGAGAGTGATATTACTCTACAAGAAATGTACTTAGCTTCTATGTCTAATAACTCTGATATAGTAGGTCAATTAGCAGACAGAGCTACTAAAGAAGCCAATAAGTATGCTGATGATATGACAATTCAGACTCAAGATAGACTAAGATTATTACAAGAGGAATTGAAGGGTATTGGCATCAACAATACTGATGTATTCTGTGAAGTAAGTCCAAGAACTGGTAAGTTAACTGGTAACATTATATCACAGTATGTATGGGGTGATTATGAGAATGATTGGCTAGATTTCAAGAAAGATGCAAGAGATAGATTCAAAGCTAGTAATAACCTTGATGGCAAGTCAGACTTTGAGAAGAGTATACTCTTTGATGAGTTCTTTAGACCACAAGCAAAGGCATGGCATAAAGCACACTCACAGTGGAACCAAGCTGAGGGAAGATGGTATCCAAATGAATCTTACAAGAGTAAACAATATCAGGAGACTATTATTGGAACAAGTAAGGAGAAATGGCTAGCTAAGTACATGAACCTTAAGGTGGAGTTAGATTCATTCCTTCCTGATGGCAGTACTAATATCTATAGGATGCCACAGTTCAAAGGTACTACTATGAACAAGATCAGAAATAGAAGGATGACTGAGGGTACTGGAAAGGCTATCAGTTATACTCTAAGAAGAGAAATGGCAGATACTTTTGTAGAGGATAGTGAGGATAGAGACTTTGGTAGTGACCAGACCTATAATACCATAGAAGAAGATATGTTCTCTAATCAACTTGAGTTTGAGAAAGAGAAGGTTAATAGACTTCCTTTATATGGTATTAATAAACTGAGAGACAGCAATGAACTGAGTACAGACCTATTCCAATCTACTCTGGCTTATGCTGGAATGGCGCATACCTATGCTGGCATGTCTAGTGTAGTAGGAGCATTAGAGTTAGGTAGAGAAGTACTTAGAAATAGGAAGGTAGCAGGGCTAAAGAATGAATCTGAAAGAGCAGAAACATCAAGAGCTTTTAGAAGATATGGCAAGTTCATGGATAAACAAGTCTATGGAATCAATACTACTAAGATAAAAATTGGTAAGAAGGTAGTAGTCAATAAGATAGTTGGATTCTTCACTGGTTTAGCTTCTAAGTTGTTCTTAGGAGGTAATGTTGTTGGTGGTGCAGTCAATCTTGGAACTGGTGCTCTTGAAATCTTCAAAGAAGCTATGGCTGGTGAGTACTTTAGTGTTAAGGACTGGGAGAGAGCTAATATAGAATATTGGAAGACTCTGCCATCTAACTGGCTCCATGCTGGTGATGATATCAAGGAGGATAAGGTAAGTCTTCTTATAAGGCAGATGAATGTACTTAATGAGAATAGAAAGAGGGAGAGAGAATATTTCACCAGAAAGTCTAAGCTAGTTAAGTTGAATCCAGTTGGTGAGAATCTGTTCTTACCTTACAAGAGTGGAGAACATTACATGCAGACTATGGCTTTCTTAGCTATGGCTAATGCTACTAAGCTAATTGATACTAATGGTAATCCAATCTCATTATATAATGCATATCAGATAGTTCCAATAGATGCAAACAACCCTAAAGCTGGCAAGACATTAATCATGAAGGAAGGTGTAAGGGTACTTGATGAAGAGACTGGAGAACTGAGAGTATGGAATACTACTGATGAATCAAGGTTTATGGATAAGGCAAGAGAAGTGAATAACAGAATGCATGGTATCTATAATAACCAAGATAAGGTATCATTCCAACAGAATGTATATGGTAATGCACTATTAGCTATGAGGGGTTATGCTCTAGGTATGATTCAAAGAAGGTTTGGTGTTAATACTTATAGTGTATCATTAGGAGGAGAAACAGAAGGCTCATTAAGAACTCTATCCAAAGTGATTGCATCTACATTCACTGATAGAGGTGGATTTGCTTTAACTGCTAGGGCTATATTGTTACCCACATCAAAGGCTACTCAGCAGAAGATGCTGGATGCTGGATTCTCAGCTAATCAGTATTATAATATGAGAAGAAACTGGGCAGATATGTTAGTTATAACAGCTCTGTTCTTATTGAACCTTCTTACTGCTAAGCCTGATGATGACGATGATGAAGAGCCTGACCAAGTAATGGGTATAGCCTATTACTTTGCAAGCAGACTATTATCAGAACAGTCAGCATTCAATGCTCCTTGGGGTATGGTTAGAGAATCACAATCACTAACTAATGTAAGTCCAGTAGGGTTTAGTGCACTGCTTAACTTATATGACTTAGCAGAGAAGTTTGTAACTCAAGATGAGTATAAATCAAGTGGTGATTCCTATGAGAAGGGAGAACTCAAATGGCAGCATAAAGCTGAAAGAATGTTGCCATTCTATAGAAGTTGGTTATTAATGCAGAGTCCTTATCAGGCTGCTCAATCATATACATTTGGTAGAGCAACTGGTGGAGCTACTAAATAACAATGTTCATAAATGCAAAAAGAGGCTTGGGTATCCCCCTTGCCTCTTTTTTTTTTGTTGAGTTATGAATTACTCCAAGCACTCCTTCTGATGTTTCTTCTCTTCTTCAGTCATATCATTCCAAGTCTCCTTGGTATAACCTAACTGGATAGCAGCTTGTCTTACTTCATCACTGATTGATTCCCAGTTATTAGCTGATGGTGTAACTATAGCTCCCTTCTTTGCTGGTTTAGCAAATCTGTTCTTTACTTTACCCATCTTCAAACCTAAGTTCTTATTAACTGGAGCCTCAGTATCAGGTACTTCTACCTTCTTTGGTTTAACATCTGCTGGCAGCATATCTGTTATCATCTGTTTCTCCTTATCAGTTAGTTTATCATATTGAATATTAACACCAGTATCAGGTACTGAACCTACTTGTTCAAGTGTTGGTTTGGCATCTTTGAATTCCTTACCATTAGCAAGTAACTGGTTACCTTCACTAACTTCATACTTGACTTTACCATCCCTAAATCCCATAGGTGCAGCATAATCAACTCCAATAGGTATAATGTTCAGAGAAGCTACCTTAATTCCATACTTGTCTTCAAGGAACTTCTTATACATAGATACCTGTTTAGCATATTTAGCTAGTTTCTCCTCACTAATGCCACTCCTATTAGTCTTCATATCAAAGACATGGAAGTTACCAAGTTCATCATATGCAAGTAAGTCAAGAGTGCCTGCTACAAGTATCTCATGCTCCTGTCCTTGATTATCAGTTACTTTGACAGTTCCTGTTACAGTAACATCTCTTGGTATAACAGTCAGACCTTTACTATCAATGAATGCCTTAAGACCATTTAACTGATTAGCAAATGCCTTCCACTGTGCTTGAGTAGCATTAGGATAGTCATACAGATAATCACTAATCAGATTACCATTCTCATCAGAGAACTCACCTGCAAAGAAGTCTCTCACAAACTCATCTACAGATGTGCCTATGTTGGTTGAAGGTATCATCCAAGGACTAGCAGAGTCAAATCTCTCTCCTGCATTCTCATCTGCCTGAATGATAGAAGTAACTCTTGCATATCTTCTACCTTCCTTATCAATATAGCCATCACCATCTAAAGTCATATCCTTAGAATCACTGACTATCTTGTCTGCAATAGCAGAAGCTCTCTCAGCTACAGGATTAGAGGGCTTAACCTCACCCTTAAGTACTGCTCCAGAGTCACTGTCAACTATAGCATTGCCCACCCTAACTTGGTCTGTAGCTGTAATTACAGGAGTATTGATAGGCTTACCCTGAGTAGCATTGACAGCATTGGCAACTACAGGACTAGGAGTAGTTGGAGCTGTCCCCTCCTGTTTAAATGGACTATTAATATCAACTCCTCTAAGAGTGTACTTGAATGAAGTTCTGCTTGCTTCAAGTATATTATCATCAAAAATGTTACTGATATTATCCATTCTAGCCTTCTTAGCTTCCTCAGATTCACCTTCCTTAGCATTGAAGTCATTATAGTTGACTTGCCATTTAGCAAATGGTTGACTACCTTCAGTTCTAAATAAACCTCCATTAAGCATTAGATTCTTAAGTACTTGAGCTTTAGTTGCATCTGTTATAGTACCATTAGTAACCTGAGCTAAGTTAATAGTATTAGTACCATTAGTTAATGATAACTGATACATTCTATTCTCTCCTAGCATATTCTCAGTAGGAGTTAACTGATACTCATAACCTTTAGGTACTGTGATGAAGTTGTTTAACTTCTTACCTAGATTCTCTGCTAAAGTAGCTAACTTAGTAGCACCTTCTCCAGTAGCAACCAACTGGTCCCCTTCTCTCTTAAATCTGATATCTTCTGAGAATGGATTACCTTTAAAGAACTTCTCAAGAACCTTAGTGTATCTATTCATCCTGCTATTAGCAGAGATTACTTCTTCAGGTGTGCCTGCATTAAGTACTTCTGATATAGACTTACCAGACCTAGAGTAAGAGTTTTGGGGGGTGGTTACATATAGCTCAAACTCAGTCTCTCCCCCCTTCATATTAGGAGTAACATAAGATAGATGTATTCTCTCACCATCCTTTGCTATTCTTCTAATATTAGACAGGATACTATTCTTAGCTCTGTTATATATAGACCTTCTCTCTTCTATAGGTAACTTATCACCATCCATAGCTTCTCTAGTGTAGGTATCCATATCATTCCTCATGATCTGATGAATGAGTGTATTAGGAGTATCTGCCTTAGTATGCTCTGGTGGGTTGGCTCTAACATAGCCATTAGTAGTAACTACATTGTCACCATCCTTGATAAGCTGTCCATCCTGTTGTGCAAGAGCTAATGTTCTTATAGGACTCATTCTAGCTGCACCCTGTGTATTAGCACTATTTCTAGGCATAAATCCAATAGGCTGATACTTCTTATCACCTATAGTTATAGGACCATTACTATCCTCAACAACTGCCATTATAGGGAGATGGTCAGATTCATTATAAACCTCACCCATCTCTTGTTTAACACCTGCTATAATAGCTGGGTCAGCTACAAACATAATCTTAGTTTTAGGTGTAATAGTACCCTTTCTTAGAAACTCACCTATCTTATAATTAGCATAAGCTTGACCCACTGTAGATTGAGGATGTTTTTCAACATCAGCTGTAGTAATCAGAGCATTATTTCTCCTCTCTTCATTTACTGTATCAGGGGTCTTGGCTCTCTCTTCTTTAGACTCAGGCTTAGGCTGTGGTTTAGCCACTATTTTAGCTGCTGCTCTTTTAAGAAGTGAAGATGCTTTGTCAAAGTTATCTCCTCCTGTCTCTGATTGCACCAGAAGTTGATTAGCATTAGAGATGAGGGCTTCTTTAAGTAAGTCACTATTCTCATACTCACTATCTCCTAGTTCATCTATAATCTGAGTGACCATTTCCTTAACATCAGTATATGCTTCACCAGCACTATTAATAGCATCAATAGCCTCATTAGCTGCATTAGCTACTTCATCATTACTATTAGTTTTGTACTTGTCAACTATGTTAGTTTCAGGTGTAGCTTGAGCAGGTTCAGTAGTCTTCTCAGGCATCTCATACTTATTCTGTTCAGCCATCATAGCCTTAGATTCCTCTAATGAATTAGCAGCTGTCCCAAATATACCAACAGTAACAGAAGGAGCAGGGTTAGATGCCTCTGGTGTAGTAGGAGTCACTTCAATAGGTTTAGTAACTTGTTCAACCTGATTAATGTTCTTAGTCTGTTCATCTACTACATCTTTGTATAACTGAACTATCTCACCAAGACTAGTAGGGGTAACTCTTTGACCATCAGGTAATCTTCCATTCACATCATTAATGTAATTCATTAATGCTGATGTACCATTACCATCCATCTCTTGTAGTGCATCTAATGCTCCAGGACCATTTGGACTTACTCCTCTATTAGTCAGGAACTGCATTGCAATCTCAGTTAGAACCTTATCATTGTCACTCAAGTTCTTGAACTTCTCACTGGATTCAAGTTGGTCAAACATGCCATCAAGAGTCTTGTTGTCCTCAATGTATCTAGTATAGTTAGGATTGTTTCCTACTATATCTCTGATAACCATTCTTTCTCTTTGACTAGCACCTTGATAAGCTTTATCCAGCTCTCTTACAAATGTAGCATAATCCTGTACACCATTCAAGAATTCATACTTTCTTCTTGTATTATCATCAGCAACCTCTTGCTTGACTCTGTTAGAGAATGCATTAAAACTCTCAGGGTCACTAAGTATAGCATTATATTGAGAGAGGAATGCAGTTTGAGCAAGGTTAATCCTACCTGAATCTTGTATCTTATCTAAGAAATCTGTATAAGCAGCAACACCTGCTCTGACTACATTGTCTATAATCTCCTGCTGCTTCTCACTATACTTAGACTTGTTATCAGGATTAAGTATAGTAGCTCTGTCTACAGGTGACATTGACATTATATCATTCTCATTGAATAGATAGTCAGTAGTAGCATCAATCTTAAGATTATCATACTCCTTCTTAAGAGTCTTAAGTGCTATCTTATGTGCCTTAAGTGCTCTCTCTTCCTGTTTGCCAGTGAGTCTACTTCTTCTCTCAATAGCCTCTATAGTATCTTCAAGTTCATCAATCTTATTACCTAGCTTCTCCTTATGCTCTCTTGCTTTATCAAGTGAACCATAAGTGAGTACTGCATTAGCAGCCTCAGTATCACCAGATGATGCTACAGTAGGATTGCTAATCTCTATTTGACTAAGTTCATCTTCTAACTGAGTAGCTCTTTCTCTCCAATTATCAACTGATAACTTACCATAGATAAGTGCTTGCTTAGTATCATCATTAGCTGCATTACCTAACATCTTATCAATGCTTTCAGCTTCTGCATCAATGCTGTTCATTGTATCAAGCAACTTATTAGAGTTCTTTCTAATAGTCTCAAGCACAGCTGCATCATCCATATTCATGTCCCTATTGTTGGGAGCATTCTTGAACTGTTCTATAAGTTGTTGAGCTTCTGGTGAACCTTCTTCAGCATTAGCAGCTCTAACCAAGTCATTCATAAATGAGTTATAGTAGTCAGTACCTTGCAGCTTCTGCAACATCATAACATCATTAATAGTCTTACCTAGTTCACTGTTTCTGTAGCTAAACTCATCATTCTTGCCTGATGCCTCATCCATAGACTTAGCCCAGTTGAATGTACCAACAAGACCATCATACTTAGCTCTATTAGCTGGGTCCTGCATCCAGTCTGTAAGTATCTTAGCTGATGTAGCCCTCTCTTCTCCAAGCTCCCTCTGTTCTTGAATAGACTGCCATATTGGGTTTCTATAAGTAACAGGAGACCTTCTTAAAGCATACTCTAGTTTAGACTCATTCTCTGTTCTAACAGCTGGTCCTCTTCTATTATTAATAGTAGGAGTACCCATACCTGAAGCAAGTGCACCATAAATACCAGAGAGCAGGGTCTCCTTATCTAAGGATGCTTCTCCTGCTGCTCTGCTAGCTGCAAAGAAGTTATCTGCCATAGAATCATCTACAGCTGCCTTACCATCACCTTTATATTTATTAGTAATGAAGTTTTGCAGGCTATACTCAGCTCCACCTCTTGCAAAAGCATCAGAAATACTTTGAAGGTATTCTTCTGTAAATTCACCTGCTGGTTCCTGAAGCACATTAAGTACTCTCTGCATCTTACCATAAGAAGGAATCACTCTACCAGATTCTACTTTAAAGTCAGTAGGACTGAATAGCCTTCCTAATCTACTCCTTCTCATAGCTTCTTGTACTGAAGGTGTCTGAAGACCAGCCTTAAGTGTCATATTCAGTGCTCCATTAATCATAGAGTTAAGACCCATGTTATACACACCAGCCTTAGTTGCATTGACCTCTGCCTTATTAACTGCTTCCTCATATCTAGGTGCATAGGAATCAAAGATGTCCTTATACAGTCTGTTCATATCTTCCTCACTTTGAGGGTCATATCCCAGCCTGCTTAGCTCTTCAGGGTTTTGCAGTCTTCTCTCAAACTCTTCTTGAACTGTCTTTGCTTGTGTTTCAGCAATCATCTGCTTAGCATCATCAAGAAACTGTATCTTAGTATTAAGTCCTTCTGTCACACCTTCAACAGTTCCAACTGCTGCTGGAATAACAAATGCATTAACCTTTTGTTGTGCTTGCTGTAAAGCTCTAAGAGTCTTGTTAACCTTCTCCAAATTATTTAATGTACCTGCTCTGTTAGCAGCTATTGCTAGCCCTCTTGCTCCCTTGAATGCCTTATCTGTAATAGCTGATAAACCAGTACCAGTAAGCATAGATGCAATAGTAAAACCTTGCTGATTGATAAGCTCAGGTATAGTATTCACACTTAATAGGTTATCAAGTATACCACCCTCTTCTTCAGCAGTAGTTCTAATAATCTGGTTATTAGATAATCCTGCTTCCTTAGCCTCTTTGATATTAGCATCAAATAGTGAGCCATACTGCATAACATCACTACCATACCTAGTCCAGCTGTTATCTAATATATGGTCAAGGAAGTCAAGAGCTACATTATCCAGATTCTCATTTCTTTCATCACCTACATAATCAATAGCACCTTTAATCATACCTGCTGTACTAATTAAAGCACCAGCAGTTTGAGCACCCATACCTTTGAATCCATTCCAATACTTCTCCCAGGTACTTTGATTCTCAGAAGCAGTATTCTGCATCTTTCTTCTAAGTATATTATTAGCTTCCTGCTCACCAAAAGCACTCTTAGCTGCTTGATATTCAGCAGCTAGTTGATACTTCTCTTCATCAGAGAAAGGGAGATACTCAGTATTCTTGTACTTCTTATAGTAAGGTGATACTTCATTAGCTATCTTATCAAACTCATCAAGTGCTCTTCTACCTTGTGAAGGCCACTTGTTATAATTCTCATTTAACTTAGTAGCCTCTTGTTCAAACTGCTGACCTTGTTGAAAGGCTTTGCTAATGTTATTAGCTAATGAATCATCCTGTTGCTCCATCTCAGGAAACAGCTCTTCATTATATAAGCTATCTCTCTGTTCAGGAGTGTACTTCTTTAAGTTCTCATAGTCTGGTCTGCTGCCAAACTTCTCTTTGAACTTGAAGTTTCTATATGTTCTTTCAACTTGGTCAGGAGTGAATCCTTGTATCTTAGAAGAGTACTGCTTCTCCCAATTAGCTCTATCTTCTGGGGTCAGCCCCTTTAGTCCTTGTAATCCTTCCATATTAGTCTAATCCTATATTTACATCAAAACTGACACTATCTGTAACTTGTGGAGTCACTGTTTCAGTGCTTGCAGGCTCTTGTGCAGGTATTCCACCGCCAGATACACTAGCTCCTTTTCTTACAACTCTATAATGATTTCTTGAGAATACATCACTATCCTCATATATATCTACATCTTCTGGTGTGAGTTCATACTTAGCTAAGTCTTCAACCAGCTTCTTCCTTGCCTTAGGACTTAACTGACCAAAGGTAATCTTCTTGGCATCAGATTCTGAGAATCTATCAGACCCTCCTGGAGTGCTAAATCCACCTCCAGTATAATCTAAAGTAGTAAATAAGTCTGACTTAGCTACCTTAGTCTTAGAACCAGATGAAGTTGAGGCTGTTTGGATACCACCATAACTACCATCAGGGTTAGTTACAAGTACCCTACCACCTCCAATAGGTTTAACTCTAGTACCATCACTCATTAGATAACCTTGTTTTTCCTCTCTAGCCCATGCCTGTTGCTCCTTAAGCATCTTAAGTCTTTCCTCTTCAAGGTCTAATCTTCTAGACTCAGCAGCAGTCATATAACCTCTATTACCTTGAGTATCATACTTCTGTGTGCCAATAGCTTCATACAATCCAGAGTTAATGTAGTCTCTTGCTCTTGCCTGAGTAGCTTGGTCCCATGCATCAAGACCAGCTTCTTGCCATATAGTATCAGCTACATTCTTTAATTCCTTAGGTGCATTAGGGTCATTCATTATAGTCTGCATAACCTGTTGGGGTGTATAACCTAATTGTTGCATCTGTTGGAAGTACTGTCCTCCAAGTATTGATTGATACTGTGGATTATCTTGTATTGTCTTAGCAAGATTAGCTGCCATCATACTAGCTCTTTTTGATAACTCAGCACCACTTATAGTATTATAAGTGGGATTAGGGTTATTGATTAAATCATCTAGTGATGATGCACCATAGTCTACATTGAACATAAGAGAAGGGTCCTTCTGAATAGCCTCTCTCTGAGCTTTGGTTAACTCTTCTCTCTTAGCTGCTGCTACTTCAATAGGAGTTATTTCAGATGTATATCTTCTCTTCATATCTATTAAACCCCTTCTAGACTCAGGAGTTAACCCTTGTCTAGCTAAGAGGTCTGCTTGTTTAGTCAAGTCATCAGCATAAGCCTTATACTGTGCATAAGCTATAGGGTCTGTTTGCTGATTAGCTAACTTATCCCATACTCCTGCCTTAGCTGAAAGTTCACCTAAACCTTCCTCAACTGCTGTATGTGCTTCTTGTGCCATCTGTACTGGAGCCAGCATCTCTGCATAAGAGAAAGGTTGGAACTTACTACTATTTACTATATATCTACCTGCCATATGTTACTGTTTCTTTTTCTTGTTCTTGTAAGTAACTCTACCATCTCTGCCAATAGAATAACCTAAAGCAGGATTAGATTCAATCATATTTCTGCTGAACTCTTCTCTACCTATATTTCCTAGACTTTCATAGAAGTTAGATAGATTAGCACTTCTGGCAGTTGAGCTTCTCATATCAGCTTGGTCTCTCATATTAGCCTGAGTTATCTTCTTTCTAAGTCTTAGTTCATTAGCTTGTTGAGCAGCCTGCATGTTAGTTACATCAGCTCTGTTCAGAGACTCAGCATTAAACTGATTAGTACCTCTATTGAAGCCTTCAACTCTTTCTCTCTGTGCTTGGTTATACTCTTGAGCCTGTCTGAATAAGTCACCCATCTGAGTACCATAGTTATAGTCTGCTGCAATCAAGTTAGCTGCTGCTGTAGCTCTATTACCACCTGCATTATCTCTTAGTGCTCTTCTAGTAGCTCCTGAGTTGGCATCTAACTTACCAATAGCATAGTTGGTATCAAATGGAGTATATCTAAGATAGTTACCAATAGTTCTTCCAGCTACTGGTTTAACTGATCTGATAGCTCCCTCAAGTGAATCAGCCCCTGAGTAATCAGGCTTGTTAGTAAGACCCATCATATCACTGAAGAGGCTTACTCCAGCACCAACAGCAGGTGCATATCTAAGTGCCTCAAGTCCTATTCCTCTCTTCTCTTCATCATCTCCTTCATCTATTGGACCAGCTGATCCTTGCATAGGAAGTGATGTAGGTACACCAGAAGGTTGAGAAGCAAAGGGATTGATAGGGTTATCTATCATAGGACCTGGGTTCCTTCTTGAATTATTGTAAACTGTAGAAGCAGCAGTCATTGCATTATGTACAGGACCTTTCTTTCTATCAGTAGCCAGTCTCTTAATATCAGATATATCAGTAAATGTATTGCCACCTATATCACCAAACTCTCCACTGTTGATTCTGTTTAACCAGTTCATAGAATCAGGGTCACCTTCTTGCAGTGAATCAACAAATCCCATATAGTCATCTGTATACCAGTCATCACCAATATTAGTGAAGTTCTTATATGTCTTGTATGGTCCACCATCTGCAAACTGCCTGCCATTAGTTCTTCTATTCTTAGCTTCCTTGAGTGCCTCTTGAGCTTGCATTAGTTTAGACATACTAGCATTAAGACCTCTTTTACTAATAGGGTCATTAGGCTTCTCACTAGGCTCTTTATTGATAGAATCAGCTATCTGTGCAAAGGTCTTTCCTTTATACTTAGAAGGTAAGTTAAATGTTTCAAGTAATCTATCATCTGCCTTTAGTCTATTACTGAATACATAGTCATTGAATACTACTTCACCTTCTTCAACTAAGTTAGGTTGACCATCAGGAGCAATACCCATTGGTACTCCCCCTCTAGGATTATTCTCATGTGAATCTCCTTCACCTACTCTAACTACTCCATCACTAAATACACCACCATGAGTAAACATGTCAGGGTATTCAGAGATTGAATCATATGCACCATTATAGATTACTCCTGGAATTGGCTTGTCATAATCATCCAAGAATCCACCTTCAGCTTTATTCCATTTCCTAGCATTAGCAGCAAATGTAGCTCTCTTTCTTACTGCTGGAGAGCTGCTGTTCTTACCTCTAGCAATACATTCAGAAGTAACCTTACCCCCACAGTACTCTGTAAACTTGCCTCTATTAGCTTTTTTGATATGTATGCCACCACCATCTTCATATAAGTAACCTCCTTCTGCATGGTTCCACTTTCTGGCATTCCTTGCAAAGTTAGCTCTCTTTCTGGTGGTAGGATTATCAGAATTTAGTCCTCTGCTAATACAAGCATCAGTTACAGTTCCACCACAATAAGCAGTGAACTTACCTCTGTTTTTCTTTTTAATGTGAATACCACCTCCCTCATCAAAGAGTGGTCCACCATATGCTGAATATGTTCCCATAGTCTTTAAATCTTCTAGTTCATTTGCATTATCAAATGCCTGACTCATGTTTAAGTTAAGTACAGTATTAGCATCAGCTATCTTCTTATTAAGCTGTCTTGTCTTCTTAGCAGCCTTATTACTGAATACTCCATCCTTACCTACTTGGTCTTTAGATACAGTACCCATTCCTCTTATATCTCCTTGCTGTTGTAATACTGATTGGACTGTACTATCATCAATCTTAGTATCTCTTAAATCAGCTGCACCTGCTTCAGTTTCTTGAATGAATTCATCATTCAATTTACTTCCAAATAGGTTATTAACTACACCTCCAAGTACATTGACACCAGCACCAATAACTCCACCAATGCCAGGGATGTTAGAGGCTAAACTACCTACAGCCTGCATAGCTCCACCTACTCCAGTAGACTTGCCACCAGATACAGCATTAGATGCCATAGAAGATAAACCACCAAGCACTCCACCTAATAAATATTGGTTAGAGTCCTCTATTACTATAGGTACAACCCTCTTATTATGTTTTCTTTTAGCCATACTATTAAATCTTTTAGTGCAAAAGTAAGTAAATTCCTACACATACACAAGCAATTAATTAAAAAAGAAAGACCAGACAACTAAATTAGTTTATCTGGTCTTATGAAGTCTATATGTAGTACCCAATAGAAAGGTCATGGAACCTCATACTATATGTATTCTCTTGATCCATAGTTAGTTTGACATATGCCCAGGCATTCCTTATTCTATCTCTGTTATTAGCAGGGATACCATTAATCTCTGTATTAGCTCTAGGTATATTAGCTCTCCATATCCTAAACTTCCTCTTTAATGGTGAAGGGTGTCCTAGTTTGTTAGTTAGAGTAAGCTGCCCATGTTGATAGCTGTTCCACACATCTAGCTTATTGAAGGTAGCATCAGGCATGAATGTATCACCATCATACATATCAGCTCTATACTCTACAGTATTGAATACCTTGTCTATTCCACCATCCTGATTAGCTACTACAGTCAATGAATAAGGCTTAAACTCATCAAAGAACATATTGTAGTCACCACCATTAATCTGCCACAGCTTATTGTTCTTAATGGAGTAGAACTTATCATCATAATTGAACATGGCAGGTATCTGCTCATAGCTCATGAATGATATAAACTGTTGTAAGAACTCTGAATAGCAAAGACTGGTGTTGTTGTTTGAGAAATAAACATCACTATTAGTCTTATCATAGAAGGTCCTAAAGTTACTAAAGTTAACTGGGTTCCAGTTATCAAGAGTACTATTAGCACCTATGAACTGTCTATATCCTAGTTTATCAGAGACTGGCTGAATAGCCTGCCCATTGAACAGATATAGAGTATTTGTGATATTATCTACAAAGTATATACCAGCTGGAGTGGTGCATATAGACCACTTGTTATTGCATCCAATAGTGTTACTTACATACCTCTTGCCTTGTACTTTATAGCTATTACTAATCTCAATAGGTACATTATCACTAGGTGTAATCTGTACTCTAGGATTGAAGATGATATTACTTAATCCCTGTTCCTGAAAACAGTATATCTCATTGTTAAGAGTATTAAGTGAAGTAATCTCGCCCTTATCTCCATCCATATCAAGTATAGATGCCATATTGACTCTAGTCCAAGCATCAGTAATAGCTCCATTAGTCTTTTCAGAAGTCCATGTAACTGAGTTAGGGAAGTTATCCAGTGCTGATAAATCCAAGTCTGCATAGTTATATGTGAAGAAGTTATCCTTCTGGCTATATACAGGGTTGAATAGATTGAAGTTCTGGGGGGTCATGGACATATTGTTCTTCTGTCCTCTATTCCTATCATATCTTCCATCTGCATTAACTCTGGTCTCACACATAAATGACACTATCTCAACAATGTTATTCTTACTCTCCTCATCAAATGGATAAGTCTTCAGGTGGTCATACCTCTGGAAGAAGGTATCACCTTGTTCCCATACTATAGTAACTCCATTAGTTGTTAATGGTACAGTCTTCCCTCCTGGGAGCCATATGTTATTACTATAAGCATTGTCAGTATCACCTCCAAATCTATTAACTATATTATCTCTGTATAACTCAGTAACTAGGAATGCAGTAGCATCTGTACTACTTGCACTAAACAGGCTACTAATATCATCCTTATAGAAAGGAGTAATATCATCTCTTGTTATAAGAGTGTAGTAACTATTAGTTGACCTCTTCTCTAAATAATAGTTATTGCCTGCAAATGAGTATAATGTAGTACCATCTATAACAGGTGATTCAACCTCTTCCCAAGCACCATTAGTAAACAGGTATAGATTACCTTGGAACTGATTTGAGCCTATTAACTTGAACCACCTCTGACCTGATAGAGCTCCTATAGGCTGAGTGCTGCTCTTATAGTTGATAGTAATGGTATTAGATACTGGAGGATAGTTAGGAGTAACTGTTCCATAAATACCTTGGTCAGCTCTAGAAATAGCTGGAAGTACCACAGGATTATATAACCTGTTATTATTGAACCTTATAACTGCATGGGCAGTTGATTTGTACTTCATACTAACCCCATCTGTTGAGAACCTTTTTGGATAAGTTATCCATCCATCAGTCTGATATGGAAATTCTCCAGCATCTGTTCTAGTTGCCATGTACTCATTATTGTAGAAGAAGTTCCAGTTAGCTGTAGCATCTTGTTCACTAGTCCCAGCTCCATAAAGAGCATAACTGGATATAGCACCAGAAGTCTCATCTGTATTAATGACTACACTATTATAGTTACCTTGATAAACAGCTTGCTCTGAATCAGTACTATATTTAGGTACAGGTATTCTCTCTATGGTTACCTCATTAGAGTCTACTACAGTTATACCACTAATACCTGTTCTATATGTGTCATTATCCTCCTCAAAGTTATAATATCTAGTATAGCCAAGATACTCTGTACTTGTGTAGAGCATGGTAGACATGACCTTCTTTCTTAATATAGCAGTACCATCATAGCCTCTAAAGTCATTATTCAGTGAGGTATCTCTATGCCAAGGGAATGTCATATGTGCAGAGTATAATCTACCTCTATCATCAGTAACTACTTCATCTGATTCAGGATTATTATTAACTGCAATGACACCATCTCTCCATAATGGAGCAGCTACTAATCTTCTATATCCTAGAGGATTATAGATATTATATAACTTACTATAATCATATTCTACTACTGAGTATGGGTAGTTAGTTGTATGACTTGTCCTAAAGTAGTTTCCACCAACTATAGAGTAATCAATAGCATTACTAATAGTCTTAGCTAAGCCTACTACCCTCATCTTAGCATTAGATAACAATGGTCTAAGTGCTTCATCAAACTCAATATCAGGTGAGTGGAATGTGAAGATATTCTCATCTACAAACACTCTTACAGCTGATTGCACTTCTATAGAGTACTTGTTTGATTGTGGTGTCTTGCTGCCAACAACATCACCATGACCTGATTTAGGTATAGTACCTTGCACTGTAGTTTCCTGTACATCATATACACTCTTATCTACATATAATTTAGGTCTTGCAAACCAAGAAGACTGGGCATAGGGAGAGTTGTTCTTCCTATCATCCCCAATATAGTTTGTAGGACAAGCAATACCCTGACATAGTACAGTTCTATCTGAATATGAGGGAAATACTACTACTGGTTTAACAGCTATATAGTCTAAGTCAAGTAACTCCTGACATAAACTTGCAGGTAAAAGAGAACTGAACTGTGTTAACTGATACCACTGCTCAAATGAATTAATGACTCTACTAGTCATCACTTCATCACTGATAGGCAAAGCTTCTGACCACTTACCAGTCTTATGCATGGCTATTAAACCAAGTCTATATGTCTCTCCTGTCTTAAAAGAAGTAGCCTGTTGACTATCAAGATTAAGATAACCTTTATATGGATAAATAGCATTATTGCTATTATTGACATATACTGAATTCTTACTACCAGAGCCTACATTAAGGTTCTTGATTTCTGCTCTTATATCTTCAGGAATAGACCTTCTCTTTAATGTCAAGTTACCAAGAAATAGTGTGTTATCCTTCTGTGTAATAGTATAAGGAATAACCTCCTCACCCCCCTTATATAACAACTCAGTAGGGTCTATAGTTGTACCTACACTGCCATTATCTACAAATGATATAGTCTTGGAAGTACTTAATCTACAGCTCCAATCAGTATATGTGTTAGTAGGAAAGGTTATCTCATTCTTAGTAGGTCCAATTCTCACAGTCATTGAACTGGCATTGTACATATTAACACCAGAAGTAGCATTGAATATACCATCAGTTCCTGTATTGAAGGTGAATGACCATACCTTATTTCCTTCAGAGTCAGTGGTAAATGGATAATTACTTAAAGGTGTGAGTGTATTATTCCTATATACCTGTAGACCCTCTTCTGTAACTCCAGTTACACTTCCAGTACCTATATAAGGTACACCTAATATAAGCTCCTGCCCTTTAACAATAGGTAAGCTGGTAATCAATTTAACTGTTGGAGTAGCATCTAATGATGTTCTTTGAATAGAGTATATATTAACTCCATCAAAGTTAATATCAGCATCATTAATAGTTACCTTGAATGTACAATTACATATCTCCTCAAGTGAGCCACCTCTACCCTCAGGGCTAATATATAGTAATGGAGAAGCATAAAATACAGCACTCTCCTGTGCATACTTAACATAATAGGAAAGGGCATACTGAATCACACCTGAATGAAAGCTGCCTGATCCATTAGGGTCTTTCTCTACATTCACAGTGTAGTTAACTGAGACATCTCTAATGAAGTTGAACTTATCAGGGCTATTATATTCACCCTGGTCAGCTACTATATTAACCATTCTAGGTTGATTAATACCATCTACCCAATATACCTTCTGAATATTATCATTCTCATATGAGCCAAGAGTTTGGATAGGATAGTCTGTATTAAAGTTCAAATCACCTTCAAACAATGTAACAATGTTGAATATATCTCCATCCCTATTTATCCTGTATATCCTATCTACATCACCTTTAGTAAACACAGTAATGTAGTTCTTGATTACACAATAACCTAATGTTACACCTAGTATCTCAGCAGGCTCACCATTAGAGAGAAGAGGGATATTCAGAGTACCCTTCTCATTAGTAACAGCCAATAGAGTATCATTCTCTCTGGCTGTTATTCTTATATTCATTGCATCAAAAGCAAACTCAGGACTAAACTTAGCTACAGTTAAGTCCCTCTGCATACCCCTGATTTGATGTATCTCTTGTTTAATCATATCTCCTCCTATCTTTGGTCTCTCATATATTCTCTATTACCTAGATTCTTGAATCCCTTTCTGAACTCATTAGTTCTAGGTATAAGCTGATTAAGCATATTGCTGATAGACTCCATCTCTGATACAGAAGGTAATGTAAATTCCATATTCATTTGACCTACTCTCCATGCATACTCTTGTTGTATATTCTGTAGTACAGCTGGCTGAATCTTACCCATATCAAATAGTATGCTGAACCACTCTTTCTTAATGAAAGCTTCTAATGCTCTTAAGAACTTAGAGTTATCAGGAATCATAGGAATACCCTCCTCATCAACAGGTATAGCCTTATAAGCTATTTCAATCTTACCCTCCTTAAATGTAGTATAGATTACACTGTTCTGAGTCTTGAATGTACTCTCTTCCCTATGTAAATGACCTCTTGCTTCTTTAGTACGAAATGAGTCTGTAGATGATCTCAGACATACATTACTCTTCTTATCTTTAACCTGTACTATAGATACACAGTCACAAGGTAAAGCTGCTCTATAGTTGTTGATTTCTAACTCCTCTACCTTATCAAAGTATACAGGGTTGAGACCAACAACACCAATGAAGTCTACTGTATATTGTATCACAGTTTCCAGAGTTAAGTCCTGCATGAGAGGATGTCTCATTAACCTGCTGGCTATCTCTCTGATGTTTATATAATTGAAATTATTCAGCATATCTTTTGTTTTTATCTAAGTACATTGCTTCTATCTTACCCTCTTTGATTCTCTGCTTGAGTCTCTTCTTGAGGTCCCTGTTAACACTGAACTCATAGTATGATTTGTTATTATAATTAGCCTTGCCTCTATTATAATACACTTTGAATATCTCTCTTTCCTCTACTCTGACTAATGTCTTAGCAAGTCTAGCTTCATCATCTTCATACCACAGTCTTAGTGTCTTATCCCAATCTATAGGAAGGTTAGTTATAACTTCACCATTAGCTCCTATCTTAACCTTCCTATCATTCTTTCTTATCTCTAATCTACCCATCATATGAGGGAACTGTACATCCTCACCACTGATTAACATCCCAGCCAGTATATCATTTACTCTTCTGGTGATACTGAAATACTGTGATTCAGTGAGCACATACTTATGGTCTTTAGGTCTGTTCTTTCTATAGTACTTGAATCCATCATATACACCTAGTGAGCCTCTGACCTTATGTACTCTAGGTTTATCCAGCCCTAATGTCTTATGTCTGAACTCTTCTAGTGTCATATTCAAATCTAATTATATGTCCCATACAAGTCTTTTGTTTATATCTGCAACATTTCAATACACCAGAAGAATCACAACCTAGATAATCAGCAGCTTCTTTCCCTGATCTAAATCTACCTACAATGTCACCAGCCATAGTATAGACTATAACTGGCTTTGAGAATGCCTCTCTAATCCTGTTAATCTCCTCTGCTGATTTATGTCTCCCTGTATTAGCAATTCTAATAGCCTCCTTCCTGCTATCAGACAGCTTCCATGTCTTTGTTGGAGACTTACCTATATGAGCTAGAGATAACTTCTTTTTATGCTCTGGTGTCAACTTCCTACCCTTCAGCTTATTAGATTTCTCCCAAGGGACTTTAATACCCTTATTCCAAGGAGTAATCCCAACAGTACCATCTCCACCATCAGTAATATTAATGCTAATACCTAGGTTCTTATAGTGTCTTATCAAATCTACCTCCAAGGACTTAGCCCTTGATTCTTCTAGATTGGTAAATAGTATTTCATGTTTGATGTTATCCCAGCCATACTTTATGATAGAGCTCTTTAAAGGAGAACTCTTAGAGTTGAAATATCCTCTGCCATTATTCCATCTATATAGTGGATTTCTGGAAGTAATACCTACATATACCTTGCCAGAAGGAGTTATATGTCTATATACTGTCCACATACTACTTACTCCTATTCATATCAGGCAAGTCATCTTTAGCATTATTTGACTCATCCTCTCTAATAAGTTCTGAGTTTCCAAGCTCTTTAACCACAAGTTCAATAAGAGGTGGAATAAGGTTGGATTCAATAGGGAACTCCATATCATCAATATCACATATAGTCCCATCTTCATTACATTGTAGGTGGAAGGTCTCCTCAAAGTCAGTAAAGACTGCACTGATTCTAACCTTCTCAAGGTACAGATATTGAGGATTAGCTGACTTGAAGTATATGTAGTTATCAGGTGCTAGTGAACAATAGATGATATTTGATAAGTACTTATTGTAACCTACATACTTCATTCTATCCCTACTCACATAAGTGATTTCACCTTGATAGTAATCTACTGGATACACTCTAGGCATCTTTATATTCATCATAAAGGGGACCTTAGATTTAGTTCTTAGATAGGAACCTCCTTCACAGGCTTCTCCAGATATTGCAGGCACTTCTATAAGGTCCAAACAAATAGTGCTGATGTTAGAATCAGGTATAGCCTTCTTTATATCTGAGTATCTCTGCTTAAGTAGGAAACTCCTATACTTGGATAGTAAGAACCTGATGTGGTCACTTGTGAAGTAACTATCATCACTGGAGAGCTTTAGCTCATCCATGCACATATATATAATCTCATTTAATTTAGCCATAGTGTTACTGTTATATAATTAAACCCTTGTGCAAAGATAAGTAATTAAACTCACCTACACAAGGGTCTTACTGGTTTTATTTACTGGCTATAAATATTATGCTTTAGCTCTAAGTAGGTCATCTTCAGTTACTCTGAACCTGTTATCCTCAGTTACTCTGGCTGTGAAGCACAACTTAGTTTGATGAACCAAGCTATCTTCATTACCACTGAACTCAGGAAAGTCTATAAGACAGGTAGTGCCACTTAAGCAATAAACAGCATTGATTATAGCTCTAAGGTCTTTCTCAGTTATATACTCATTGAAGACATGAAGCATATCTCCTAGAGTGAGTAGTGCCATTAGTTTAGATACATCACTATAGCTCTTATAGCCAAACTGGGATAGAGCATTGAAGTACTTAACTATGGCATCATAGGATAAGTTATCAATCTCATGCATAACAACTGCAATTAGTTACTCTGTTAGTACCCAGTTTATTCTTAAAGAACTTGTTCCAATACTTAATAGCTTGTGGATAGTTATTAGTTCTAATACACAGCTCTAGTGCCTTTAGTCTTAGCATTCCATCTATAAAACACTTAGGTATATCACACTTCTTCTCTATCTCTTTAACACCCTTCATGAGGTTTTGGTAGATAGGGAAAAGGTTAGTTACAGTGCCCATTATATAAGGTACTGCTTCATAGGGATATGTAATATTACCAGAAGGTATTATGTATACAAAGAACATATTATCATCTAGTGGCATGCCTAAGTCCTCTTTGCTTAACTTCAGTCTTACATTCTTGTTACCTTCTCCATAGGTGAAGCAATAAGACTTGTCTTCCTCTTCAAGCACTGGATTACAGTTACATTGTTCAGGTAAAGAGTAGGTTAAATCAACTGAGTCACCTAAGCTATAGGTGTATATAGGCTTATCACTAGGACCAGTGGTTACATAAGTATCCTGTGTATCAATAACTACACTATCTATCTGTACATTGTTTGCACAGTATGTTTCAGCAATGGATGCATCTATAATTAGATACTTGCCATCCTGACTGATTCTAAGTTCGTTAAATTGTAGCATAGTTTTATTATTAGTGGATAAAAAAAAAGAGCATAGGGTTAATCTATGCTCTTTATACTTTAACTCTTAGAGAGTTGCAATAGTCAGTCCAGAAGCAGTATTGATTGCTGCAATAAGAGCATTCATTGCTGTGTGGCTACCATCATCTACTGCTACTAAAGTGATAGTTCTAGGAGACTTCTGTACATCTTCTGCACCACCTGCCCAGTAGTAGTGAATATCTAATGTATCATACTTCTGAGTTGGGTCAACCAGATAAGTAGTATGAATAACATTAGGCCATCCCATGTTTCTGTAGATGTCACCTCTTGCACCAACAAAGAAGTATTCCATGTCAGCTACAACATGACCATTCTGTACTTCATTGACAGGAGTTACAGTAGTTACTTCACCCCAGATCCTGTTGTCACCTTCAAATGTGATGTTAGTAGGCTGAACAGAGAAAGGAATATAACCCTGAGGCATAGTACCAAGAATCCATTCCTGAGCTACTTGCTCAATCTGAATAGAGGTATAAGTACCTGTTAGAGTTGCTGGGTCTGTATCAATGTCAATTACTGTTGGAGTAGAACCCTCCATAAGGTAGATAGTAACTAGAGGGGTTAGTTCTCTAGCTAAGTTCTTAGCTAATGAGATAGCCATAGCCTTATAGAAATCTGATGCAGTCATGCCACTATAAGCATGAACCATACCATATTTCCAGTATTGGTCTTCAGGAGACAGACCTACATATTGTCTGAAAGCAAGTCTCAGAATGTAATCCTGTCCTGCAACTGGTGCACCACCATTAACAGTAGCATCCAATACTACTTGGTATCTATCCAGTTTCTTAGCCATTGCTTCAGAAGATGTTGCCTTTGCATATTCAATGTTGGCTATAGTAATCTTATCACTAGACTCAACTACACCAGCAGGACTGAAGTACTGAAAGTACATAGTAGTCTTAGCTGTATCTGCTTTAGGCAGGATATCTCCAGCAGTAGTTAGAGCTGCTGTAGAAGCCTTTAGAGCTTTTGCGACATATAAATGTCTTACTTGATTCACTGAAAATGTTGCCATTTTAATTCAAAGTTTAATTAAACAATATTATTCTTTACCTATATATGCTAGCTTAGCAAGTGTCACAGCTCTAGTTAATATAACTCTGTGCAATACAGGATTTAATTTACATTCTGTTATCTCTGATACACCATTAATGGTCATATCATAACTAGAAAGGTCATCCAATATGATTGGACTTGGTTGAACTAAGTATCTAATCAGATAGGTGTTTATGTTGTATTTTGAAATCAGCTCTATTATATTAGAGCTATTATCCAATCTCAATACTCTGCTGTCTGAAGGACCTCTGAAAGGGTTCTTGGATAATCTCCAGTACTCATCTTGAGTAGTAGGAAATACAAGAGCTTCACTTCCATTCTTGCAACCTAGATTATCATCTAGCAGTTTGACTGATTCATAAGTCACATACCAGATGTCATCAGGTATCTTAAAGAATACTGAGTTAGTAGAAAGACCTGTTCCAGACTCTTTAGTGTCTGTAATATAGGTCTTTACTAATTCACTCAAGTACCTTCTTACCTCCTCAGTTCTTTCAAAGCTGCTGTTATTGTTATCACCTGTATAGGCTTCAATAACTGTCTGCTCTTGAGCTTGAGTTAGGAATACTGATTTCTCATATTCATTGAGTCCAGGAGCAGCATTGGACATTATATTATTATAAAGTATATCAAACTCACTTGAAAACTCAATATGATTCATAGTCTACTGTTTTAGTTTAGCCTCTAAGCTGAATTTAATATTCTGGTTCTTAGGTAAGCCTATGAACTTAGCTGCTGTATTCAGTGTTGGGTCTTCACCATTACCACACATAGGAGAACCATCTTCTTTTAAGTAGAAGTAACCTCCTCTATTAGAGATGAGACCCTTTTCAACTGCACTCTTAATAAGTACCTTGTTTGATAACAATGGGTCTGTAATAACTCTTAAGAACAGCTTGGCATCAGCTTGGATAAGCTTGTTAATCTTAGTTTGTAAGAACTCAATCTTAGTAGATGCAGCAAGAGGTCTACCATCAATAGTCTCAATAATAGTTCTTAAGGTGTCTGCATCATTCTCAAACTTACCATATTCCATATAAGCCTGCATAGTAGCTGACATTTCCTGTCTTGCAGATGATGTTTCTTCACCTTCCTTAATACACACATACTTGTATGTAGCTTTGGGTGAATCCATTAATGCTTGAAGTGATGGAGCAATCTCATCCTTATTAGCTAGCAGAATCTTATACTTGATATATTGTTCAGGGTCAGACAGGTCTAAGATGTTATCTGTTTTAAGCAGTCTTACTTGTCTGTTTGACCAATAGTTTCCTTCTTTTTTGTAGATTGAAAGAGCATTGTATTCAAGACCCATTATGTCTTCAAGGAACTCTTTCTCTTCATCTGTAAGTATGTTAATCAGTCTGCCTGACTCTAGTTGGGGTACTGTGAAGTACTTAACTGCATTCTCAGCCATACCACCATAAAGAATATGTTTAGGGTTAGTTACAAGCCCACTCTCTTTAGGTACATATCTTACAATAATTCTTTCATTTCTTAAGCAGCTCTGTAGCTCATTTGACTTAGCTACTGCTGTGTTCTTTTTTCTAGGTTTAGCCTCTACTTCAGGCTCCTCTAACTGTGGAATGATTGCTGTTGTTTCATTGATAGCATCATCATCCAACATCTCTTCTACTACTTTACTTCCCATATTATACTTCTCCAATAGTTATTATAAAAAGAAAGGGGAAGGGGTTAACCTTCCCCTGTATGTTTACCCTTGCAGGATAGCAGGGATAAGTGACATTGTTCTAGTTGGGTCTAATACCAATGTACCTAGAGTAGCCATTCTGTGAATAACAGCACTGTCTTCATCATAGGACATATTAGGGTTATTCATCTGTCCAGTAAATGGATTTCTGAAGCCCCATTGGTAACCTCTAAACTCAGTCTGACCCTTGATAGCACACTTCTGGATATTAGGTTGGTCCATAGTACCAATATACCAAATATCAAATCTGTAAGAGAATGCTACACCACCCTGTGGGTGAAGAATCTTGTTTCTTACTGGGTCATCGTAGAATGGGTCAACATCCAGTGTTACAACAACACCATTAGGAGCTCTCCATTCAGTAACTTGATAGTCAGTAACTGCAATAGCATTCTGAGCAAAGTTACTTTGAACCTTCTGATAGATTGCAGGGTTCTGAGTTGAGATGATAGGCATCCAGCCTGAAGTAGTCTTCTTAGCTTCTTGGTTAAACAGTAATGCACCTCTTTCACCAGTCTTGATGATGAAGCGTCTGTCACCAAATCCTAACTTACCAGCAGACAGTTCATATAGAGCATCCAGTAATAGCTTCATTACACCATTAGTATCATTGTAATACATGGTATTAGCTACTTCAGTTTGTTCAAAGATACCTGCACCAGTCTTGATAACATTACCAGACTTACCAAAGTTCATGTATTCACCATTGATATTTCTGTTAGATGTACCAAATGCCATTGCATTGTTCTTGTATTCATCAAACTGACATTCAACTTCCCACTCTACATAGTGCATCCACTTGTTTGCAGTATCCTTAACTTGTCTACCAGCTTCATCTCTGTGTACCATAGGGATACCAAAGGCAAGCTTTCTATCAAGCATAGAACCTGGGGTCTTGTGTTGGATTCTGATAGTAGTCCATTCATTTCTCATAGAAACAGGAGAAGTGAATCTGATGTCACCAACCTTTCTAGAAAGTTCTCTCTCAACAGGAGCAAATTCTACAGAGTATCTTTCACCTGCAAGCAGTCTCTCAGCAGGGATACCCTTGCTGTTGCCACCCATAAGTTCTACCTTATATACATGGTTTGAACCTTCAGGTCTGCCATCTCCTAACAGTCTTTGTGGATATACTTGATTCAAGTTACCAACAATAACTTCACCATCAGCAAACCAGTCTTCTGGGAACACTAGATAGAAAGGAGCACCACCTACACCTACATTACCTGAAGCAGCAGTGATTACTACACCATTCTCATCTCTAGCTTCAATAAGAGGAATGTTTCTTCTTGAGCTACCAATAACATCCCAGTAGTATTCACTATCATCCTCAAATGTCTTTGTGGGGAATGAACTTAGGAATGTATCAAGTGTCTTTCCTCTGTGAAAAGCTAGCAGTTGCACCATTAAGTTAGTTGCCTTCTGTGGTGCTCTTTGGAAGATAGCACCTAAGTGATTCTCAGTAGTCAACCCTTTCCAGTGTTGAAAACCAATCATTTGGAATTTACTTAATTTTCCAGCCATAATTTAATCATTTAACAGTTATTTTTATCTTTATACGTCAGGTTCCCAACTAGCTTTAGAATCTGGGTCATCACTAACACCTGTTATAAAGTTCAGACTTCCATCTGTGTTCCTTCTAGTAGTGTTGATAGTGTGTTCCAGCTCTCTCAGACTCTGTTTAACCTGCTTCTTAGCAGTTGGTTTGACTAATTTGTCTAAGTTAGTGAAGCCATCAGTAAGAGTAAACAATAGTCCAAGCTTCTTAGTGAAGTCAACTTTGTTATCTCTTTGATACTTCTGAACAGCAGTTAGATACTCACCTGTCTCAGGGTCTTTGTAAACAGGCTTACTTACAGAGTTATATATCTTCTCTCTAGTAGTCTTATCAAGTTCCAGTCCTGGGAATATTTCCTTATCCTCAATAATAGACTTTCTAATCTCCTTTGATTGTTTCTCTAACTCTTTTCTGTGTTCTTCTTCCTTCTCCTTTGCCTCATTAATAATATCATCATACTCCTGTTTGAAGTACTCCTTATTACTAATACGTGCTTCTTTAGCATCTTCAATATCAGTACCAGCATTGAATGACTTGTCAGTCTCTCTTCTAGCTCTTTCCTGACTGAATCCTCTATTAATGAAGTCTTGGAAGATAAGTTTCTTTCTTAGATTGATGCCCTTTTCAGACTCGTCTGAAAGTGCTTCATCAGTGATGCTATCTAAGTATTGAATAGTTGATTCATACTGTCTGATTTCATCAGGTTCCACACCTACTTGTAAAGCTTCATCAATCTTTCTTTGTCTCTCATCCAGTTGATTCTTAAGGTAAGTATCCACAGCTTCTGCAAAGTCTTCTGGAGTTTTAATCTTACCTAAAGTTTCATCATCAAGGTCTGAGAGAATACCTTCCTCCTTCAAAGCACTGGCAATGGAAGAGTAGAAGTTAGCTTTGGGAGAAGCACCAGTACCTTCATCAGGATTGGTATTCTCTTTGCCTTGTGTATCTACTTTACCACTACCTACGCTCTCTGGTTCCTCAAATAACTCATCAGGGTTAACTGGTGGAACCTCAGTAGTTTTATCTTTATTATTGTCTCCTTCTTGTGCAGGTGGAGTGACCTGTGTTTCTTCAGTATTGTCATCAGTAAACAGTGTTTCCACTTCATCTGGTGACAGGATATTATCCATGTCTAATCCTTCCATATAAACTCTCCTCCATTATTAAACTATGCAAAGATAAAGTAAACTTTCTAATTGTGCAATACTATAAGTCTAACTGTCATTTGAGTATTAGTAAGATACTTAGAGTATTGACAAAAGAAAGGGGAGCAGAGTTAAACTTAACTCCCTCCCCAACCTTCATACTATTCTATGGTAATGCATATTTCCTCTCCAGCTTTATGTGCTTTGAGAAGAGCTGTCATTAATTCATAGAAGGTAGCTGTGCTATTAATAACCTGCCCCTTTACTTTATTCTCTCCAACCAAGATACAACCTAATGTATCCTCTGGTTTGTTTCCTACATGGATAAGCACTCCACTATAACCTTTAACATCAATTAGTCTAGGCAACTTACCATTATAAGGTTTAGCCCAGGCTCTATTCTGGAACTTAGGACTAACAGTATCCATGTCTATCTTATAAGTACCTGTAGGAATAGCTGTCTCCCCATATACCTTCTTAGATGCAATCTCATCTACAGACATCTGAGATGTGAGCATTCTATCAGTATCTTCTATAGTATCACACTCATATACTTCATTGATGTAGAGCTTGCCTATTGTGTACTTATCACCTCTGAATATCCTCTTCAATCTTAGCTTCATATTAGCTTTGTCTTACTTGTAGTACTATAGTTTTAATAGTATCAGTACTAACCACTAAGTCATCCTCACTCTGTGGGAAGTACCCTGTCTTTTCCACACTGTAAGATACTTTATCACCTGGACTTACATATACCATGTTAGTACCCTGACCATTGATTGTAATAGTAGCATCTTCTGGTGAAGCACCAATAGCAAATAATACTTTGCTCTCTTTGCAAGTCAGCATAGATACTAACTTACTATTTACTCTTTGTTGAATGTCTGATATCTTACCTTCAACATTAGAATCTCTTATTACTAGAATCTGACCCTCTGCAATCAGGTTAGGGTCCCCTTCAAATACATTATAACTAATCAGTCTTCTCATTATTATCTAGTTTTGATTTAACTTCTTCCTTTGTTCCTCCCAACAGTTCCTCTACTGTCTTATCATCTAAATAGATTCTCTTGCTACAGCCTTTGGCTAAGCAAGCATCAACCACTATGTTACCTACTACTCTTCTCAATCTAAGAAGTTCAAGTCTATTCTCTTCACTGATCTGTATATACTCTTCCAGTTGGTGCTTATAGTCAGTTACTAGCTTCTTATAGAAGTCTAACTGCTTAGTCAGATTATCAAGTTGAGTACTATCAACTTCAGCATTAGTCTTATTGACTTCAGCTTCATTCTTTCTCCTTGATAGTATCCAAGTAACTATACTATTAACCAAGTTGGAACCTAACACTAACCCAATAATCTGTGCTGTATCCATCTTTATTCTATTTAATAATTATCATTAAGTTCTTTCTCATACCTAAATATGAACTTATATAGAGACTTTACTTCTCCCCTACAACACCTAGTAACTGAGTTAGGAGTAGAACCTATACTCTTAGCAGCTTCAACTGCTGATGGAAATTTGCCAATAAGCCTGTTACTCTTATCAAACTGCAAGACTACTTTACAACCATTAGTATTACCAATTTTTTGATTTACTTATATTCTTCTTGTGGTTATCTGATAATTTTATACCCTTATGAGCTTTGGACATATTATTCCTAACAGCAGTAGGTATAGTTTTACCTCTCCAGAGGCTACCTATTTTCCTCCTAATTATAGGACTACATTGCATTCCAACAGTACCATCTCCACCATCAGTTATATTATAAGACAGTCCTTTAGATTTGTAATACTTGATTAAGTCTTTCTCTATATTCTTAGCAGTTTGTTCCCCTAAATTGGAAGCTACTATAATGTGTTGCAGGTTACCCCAACCATACTTCAAGATAGCTCTATGAAATATTTTACATCTAATGTAGCCCTTACCTTTGGACCATCTAGCTTTTGGCATCATAGAAGTCACACCCACATATACTTTATGGCTAGGACTTATATGCTCATACACTAACCAAGTCTTCATTTCACTATCTCTACAAATTTCTGTTTTCTATTAATAACATATGGATTCTTTTCCTCTGTAGTTATCCTTAAGGTGAGATGTTTCTTCTGAAACCACCTGAAGAGGAAGAACTTCTTGGGTGGGTTTATAGTCTCTCTCTTAGCATCTACATACAAGAAACTCTCTAGTTTGAATTTAGGAGTACTCTTGATATAGTTAGGATACTTCATTATAAGGTGGTTACTAGCCCACTGGTCACCTATTATTGTGTCCAACTTGAATGCTGGATTAACAAAAACAGTGTCAGGTAGTACTACACTATCACCCTTCTCCACATTAGTCAGCTGATATTGCATCTGCTTTATCTTGCTATCCTTAATACCTAGTTCCTTCCTCACTTCATTCATCTTCTTGAGTATAGAATCATTGAAGTAGTTCAACTGGTCTATTGTTAGTTTATAAACCCTGTTATTCCCATTTGAGAGACTCAACTCCCTATCATATGCTTTTATGTTTTCTATTGAAACCTCATACTTGGTATGCAGTTTCTGGTATCTCTTATTCATCCATACAAGACCTAGTATAGATAAGATACTTATTCCCACTAATATATAAACTAACTTCCTCATACCCCTTTTTAATTTAGTGCAAACATACAAAAAAGAAATGACCCATACAAGAGTATAAGTCATTTGCTAATGGTATATCTATGTAGTCTATTTATAGATATACAGCTTATATGTTTTAAGTACTGTTTTCTCCTCAGTAGAGGCATCAGTTAGATAGAAGGTTACACCTAAAGTTATTCCATCATCAATATAGAGAGGATCTAATGAGCTATTCTGGTATGCACTATAACTTCCTGTTGTGCCTGACTTAGGTAAGCTAGTAAGGTTCTCATATACTATACTACCATTTGATCTTTGTAGGATATACTCAATCTCCACCATATCTCTACCATCAACAACCAGAGAACTTAGTATAAGTACTCTTGGGAATAAGGTAATTGATGCATTAGTTAAGTCTCCATCATCTGATGGAACATAAATAGTTCCCTCTTGTCTAATATAGCTACCTATTAGCTCAGAGCTTCTATTGAATGCTAAACCCCCCATAAAAGGAGAAATAACAGAATCATGTTGTGTACTTGTCAGACCTAAGTCTATAGAGAATGGTACTCCTAGTTGTTCTACAGTTACTGATCTAGCCCCTATGATATTAGATACTACTTCTATATTAGAACAATCTGAATTTAACAGTATAAAGGAGCTACCAATATAACCTATTTGAGTTGGTAGGTCATAATCTTCATTTAAGTTTTGATAGTTTAAATACAGAATCTGAATATTATGAGAGTTATTCAATCCTAGGATACCATCATATCTAGTAGTCCCCATTTGAGCTCTTGTTCTCAAGTCATTGAATACAGCACTATTACCATTAATGCGCTTGTCACTAACATTAGTGTATTCATAGATAGATGTAGCATACCCCACTAAAGTTTCACTGTATATGTTATATAATCTATCAGGCTCCAGGTCTAGAGTTGACTTAGATATATTATTGAACAGCAGATCAAACATTGCTGCTACCAAGGTAGTATCATCTAAATAATTCTTAAAGTATCTATATGATATATACTCAATATCATAACTTCCACTCAGATTCAAGTTAATTAGATAACCTGACTTGAGGTTTAGTTTTGTTGTACTACCAATAATAGTACCATTCCCCAGACTGCCTCCCTTAAAGTCAAGAACAGAACCTTCTGGTATGTTAATAGTAGCTCCATTAAGATTGAAGTCATATCTAATCTCATATACAGTGTTAGGGTTACTAATCATATCTTGAGTTAACAAGTTGACTGTACCAACTGAAGGAACTGTTTGAATGTTCTTTCTCAGAATGGTATAACCCATACCTGAGTATGTAGATGGATTATAGGCTCTATTAGCAAATGTAATCTTCTCTAACTCTAATGTTAAGTCTTCAGGCTCTAATGATTTGATATCTATTACTGCTGTAGTAGCTGAGTCCCAGTTAGCATCAGAACTCCATGTCTCATCATCTATATTATCTGAGGTAGAATACTCAGTAATGAGAGTGCCATCTGTTCTTACGTAAGCTATCCATAGCCCTTTTCTCCTGTACTGTGCTTCTACTTGGAGCCTTGTATTAGATGCATCTCCATCATATACCAGATATAAGAAGTTGAATCTAGCAAGTATATCAGAAAGCAACTGGTTAGTTAGCCTGTCTGATACCAGCTCTATATAAGTCTTGGGGTAGATATTTTGATATCCAACCCCTTAACTTCTTTTCTTTATTAATTGTTGTGTATCATTCATATCCTACTAGGTTAATGATGTTCCATCTATATTTACCCAACTTGTACCATTCCATAAAATGTACTTCTTTAAAGTAGTGTCATAATATTGACATACAAAGGACCCTCCTAATGTAGGTCTACTGTCAGTAGTTCCTCTAGTATAAGCTGTATAGTCATATATTAATGGTGCTGAAATAACTGGAATGTCACATTCAACCCCCATTAATTCATCTAGTGCATTTAATCCCTGATATAGTAGTAAGTCTTCTCCAGTATTCTTAGTGCACCCTATGAACTTATAATACCCAATATTATATAATCTCAATCTATCTGCTGTTCTAAATCTTATAAAGTGACAGTTAGTATATATAGAGTTTGTATAAGCAAACTGATAATTGTCATTAGATATATTAGTCAAATATAACCTACAGTTAGTAAAAACCCCATGATTAGTACTATCATTATTCTTGATACTTGTAATAGTGCAATTCTCAAAGTTGAAATTACATAGAGTTGAACTACTTAGTGGGAATCCAAATCTAGAGTTCTTCACATTAATAGTGCTAACTACATTATTGGAGGACACCATCTTTGTGATATTTAGTGGATTGCTAATTACATTTTTAGCAGGCTCCAACGCTATATCTGCATCACTAACTTGTAACAAATCAATGTTAGCAAAGTAGTAGTTAACTGTATTATAGGTCCTAATATCTCTAATTGCAATGTCCATTCCAGTTTCATTCCAATTCACTAGTTTGAGTCCATCAATCCTAATATGTTCTATGTAATCCATAGTAACTATATTGGGCTCATATGTATAAAATATGTAGAATATAGAAGGCTCTCCATTCACTATCAGATTATTAACAGTAACATTAGGCAGGCACTTCTTTGATAGTTCTGGTCTTGAATTTACAGTTGCTGTTAAATTATAACACCTAAGCAGATAGTTGAAACTAGCTTGATTTGTCAATGTACAATTTGTGAACGTAACATCATGTGGAACATATGCATTAAATGATCCCTCATACTGAATTGGAGTGAAGTTCTCAAATGTACAATCTAGGAATGATATATTACCATATACACAACCTATCTGATTATATGTTCCTCTAAACTTACAACCAGTGAAACTTATATCTTTGCCATAACAGTGGATATCAAATCTATTTACACTGCTATTATACATAGATACAGTATTCAAGTTATAAGTCCCAAATATGCCCCACCTGTCATTAGCAGTATTAATTCTATCAAAAACTATATTGTAGCAGTTATTCATATATATACCATATGCATAACTTGTTACATCATATAAACCATTGATACTTATATTGGACATCTTAACCATAGAACAATTCATTATGTAGAAGGTTAAGTCATTTATTAAACTAGAGCCTGGGGGTGTGTATACAGTTATATTATTCAGCTGCAAATTGTTAATATTCTCACACCTAATAGCATATGTAACAAATGTACTAGCTTCTTCTCTAACAATATTCAGGTTGCTTACAACAGTGGAAGAAGAGTTAACAGGCACATAGGTGAAAGATGGGGAGGATACATCTGACTCATATGAATATATAGGTCTGTTATATGCCTGCCCATTATTTATAAGGATTAAGTCCTTTCTGTATACATCTGATATAGTACCATTATCATTCCTTACAGTCCATATAGTCTCATCTTTTACCTTTAATAGGTACATACCATCACTAAGTTCTGGCACTGAGGAGTAGTCCAAGCCCTCTAATAAGCTTTTTGAGATGGTAATAGGTGTATCTGTTGCTGCATTGCTTATTAAAAATAAAGGAAGTGTTTGGGAGTTATTGGTAACTCTAATAGTTACTCCATTAAAGTCATTGTACCCTATTAACTTAATAGACTTTGCCCCTGCTGGAACTGCTACTTGTATCTCAGATATACCTTCCCAACTTACAGAACATTGTAGTATATTAGCATATTCATATGCCATATATATAGAATTGTAATTCATAATAGGATTATCACTCTCATATGCACCAAAATGCAAAGGTGATATAGAACCTATTACCCTACCAGAGAGAGTTAATCCCTCTTTAAATACTCTGTAATTAGCACTAACCTTAGTGAAATTGCACACTAAGTTGCCATTACTAAATGACCCTCCTTGAAAGTCAAGAGTGCAGTTAGCTGGTATAGTTAAAGTAGTAGCTCCTAAGTCTATATCCTTGGTAATCTTATAGATAGTATTTGCTTTATTGAACTTATCTTGTATTGCCATAGTTCTTTGTTTTTAATCAGTTGCAAATATAAGTAAAATATCTCATATATACAAGTAAAAGTAGTAGCTGACTTATATATCAACTACTACTTTATTTATTATACTATAGTAACCTTGTCTATCAGAGTACCATCTGGGTTTAGCCACTGAGTACCATCCCATACAATATTCTGACCTAAGTCAGTATCAAAGTATGTAAATCTAGCCTCAGTAGTACTTAGGGTAGGTCTCTGTGCAGTAGTACCCTTCCTGTTATACTCTATGTTATAACCATCAGGTAATACCCATATATCCCCATTAAAGTACTTAACTTGGTTTAGTACAGTATCATATAATGACTGACCTGCTGCATAAGTACCTTGTATATTAGCCTTGATTGAGTCACTAATGAGGAATGAAGGGGTTATTACAAGTGTCTGGTTGAATACTAATGTACCATTAGATATACTACCACCCTCAAAGAATAATACACTTCTGGTAGGCAGTGTAATAGTCTGACCATTCAAGTCATGGTCATACTGTATAATGTAGATAGTATCAGCCTTATTGAACACACTCTGAGTAAGGATATTCTTGCCTCCTACTATGTTCTTTCTAACAAAGAATCTACCTAAACCAGAGAACTCAGAAGTATCATACTCTTTGTTCTTGAACTTCAAGTACTCATTGCTCCCCATTCTAACCCCAGTGAGGTCTTCCTCATCAGGAAGGATAGAGTCAATTATGATAGATTCAAATAAATCTTTCCATAAAGTAAGGTTATTCCATTGATTCTTCACTCTACCAGTGAACTGATAGATGGACCAATTACCTGCCTCATTGAGGAAGGTAATCACTTGTCCAATCTTTCTAGCTCTGATAGGTATCAGACTAATAGCCTCACCTATGTTTATGTAAGAAGCATTATATCTATCAGTGACATTGATGAAGTCAGCTACTCCTAAACCAAAGAACTGACTCACAATACTATTGACAGACATCTGCACATTGTGATTATTCTGCACAATAGCTATTGTCTCATCACCATTGAGAGGGAGGCCAGCTACATTTAACTGTGTGTCTGCAATAGCTTTAGCCTTCAAGTACCTCTCTATCTTTCTATAATCTTCTTGTGTAAAATACATATTATTATCTCTTTATATTTTGTTATTATGGATAACTTGTAGCTTCTCCAAAATGAATGTCTTCTATTAACCAAGTGGTTATACTATTTCCAGTAGCATCTTCAGTTCCAGAATAGTACCCAGTCATCCTAAGGTAACCATGCCCTGTACCCACAAGGCTCTCAATATTGAGATTTCCAACATGGTATCTTGTTACACCACCTAGCTTGAATATAAGACTATCTGACTGACTTGCAACTCTGAAATTATGCTTAGGTATAACACGAGTAACATAATATGGAAGTATCACATTCTTAATACTCCCATCAGGGACAGTAGGAAGGTCTATATTAATAGACCCAAGAGCATATTGTTTATCAAATAGGTCTCCTATAGCCTTACCATCAGCAGTGAAGTTAATCTTACCATCAGCTAGATACCCACTACCATCTGCATTTATTTTTGCTTTACCTCCTCCAAACCAAACTTCACCAGTAGCAAAATTAACTTGATAATTAGGAGTAAAATTCTCAGTACCAAAGTTCTCATAAGCTGTTGTAGCTGTACCACTTTCATCAATTCCTTGTTGACTAAACATATAGTCACCATTGAATACAGCACTACCAATAAGACCATTAGCTATGATACCAATCTTAGCATAGATAGCTTCAAATGAATCAAACTTCAACCAATACTCACCACCATTAGCAGCAAAGTCTTGTGAAGGAGTTCTATTATCCTGCTCTGTACCTAACCAAGTCATCTCAGCATTTAGTACATAGAAGTTACCATCACTTGGGTCATATACATAAGGTGCTTTAGTATCAGTTGTAGTATAAGATGTAGTATTACTATAAACACCCATTGGATATACTACTTGTCCCTTCTTACCAGCAGGTCCAGGTGCACCATCAAGCCCATTAACACCACTCAATCTGAATGGTTCTGACCATGTTCCTTGAAGTGAGCCAACTGTATCATCATTATCAGCTAGTTTGATTCTAGCCTGTGTCATCCAGATGTAAGGCTTATCTTCTGTAGTAGCAGGTAACTCAGTTATCCAACCATAAGAAGATGGATTTCTAGTAGAAGCTACTGTACTATTCCATGTTGCATCAAAGTCATCTTCAATTCCTAATGAGTATCTTAGTTCATATGATACACCTGGGATACCACTAACACCTTGACTACCAGGAGCACCTGGCTGTCCAGCAGGACCAGTATTACCTTGAGGACCTCTTTCACCACTAATTCTAACAGGGTCTTCCCAATTAGAGTAGAGAGTATCATCAGGGTTAATAACAGCTTTAGTCATCCACATGATGTCACCTTCTCCCAGTGTAGGGAATGTCAGTGTCCAACCTGATGGAGTTCTTATAGTCTTATTAATGATTGGAGCATCATCAGTAGAGCTCTTTGCAAATCTAAACTCAGTGAACTTACCATCTTGTGCAGTACCATCCCTACCATTCAAAGGTAATACTTCACTCCATTCAGTTACTAAACCAGTAACACCATTTACTGAACCAATACACTGCCACCAATTACCAGAGGTATTAGGGTAATCTACCCAACCATTTCCTGGGTTCTCAGGGTCATTGCTTGTAGGTCCAAGAGGCTTGTCATCACTCTGTCTGAATACATAAGTCTTATAGTTAACAGGAGTCCCATTCTTACCATTAACACCTGTAATCAGGTATGGACCTTGCCAGTTAGTTACCAACTGGTTATCATAGCTAACTGTAGCCTGAATACCCCAAATAGCCTCATTGTCAGTATAGTTAGGCATTGCTGTTCCCCATATACTTCCTGGGTTTATGTTGTCTTCAACAACAGGAGGAGTTTCATCAGAACCATCAGTCTTAGCATACATTACTCTAATACTGTTACCATTCTCTCCATTAGTACCATCTTCACCATACTTAGCCCAAAGAGCAGGGTTACTGAACTCTCCCCAAAGACCATCTTTGTACTTTCTGAGACATACCCATTCCCATTGATAGTTTGAATCTACACCAGTAGGATTATCAGTCCAGCCTTCAGGAAGGAACTCTGGTTCTTGTGATGTTTCAGTAGGTCTTGCAGGAGGTATAGCATTGTTCTTTCTCTGAAAGATGTATTCAACACCATCACCATCTCTACCATCAGCTCCCCACTTAGACCAAAGTGATGGTCCATCCCAGTCACTCCAAGCAGTTTCACCTTTAGTTCTAGTGCAAACCCATTCAGCTTGCATCTCTATAGAAATACCTTGAGGACGGTCTGTCCAGCCATCAGGAACATAGTCTGTAGTATTAGGATCATTATCAGGTTTAGTAGGCTCAGTATAGGTGTTCTGGGTTAGCTTAAATATGAACTCAATGCTAGTACCATCAGTACCATTGATTCCATCTTCACCTGTCATTCTAATAGGCTTACTCCAACCTCCATTATCTAAGTTACCATCTGTATTAAATACAGCATGAGACATCCAGACAATACCTTCCTGAGTATCATCACCACTCCATCCAACAGGATAAGTGACTACATCAGTCTCAGGGTCCCAACTACCACCAGTTGGTGTTGCAGGGATAGTTGAACTTACTTTGAAAGCAAATACAGTTCTAGCTCCAACTCCAGGTTTACCCTGTGGTCCTGGCTCTCCTTTTTCTCCAGGAGGGCCTATTGGTCCTTGTTCACCATCTTTACCATTTGTGCCTCTAGCAAGTACTCCAGTATCTTCACTTGCTATAAACCAGTTATAGTTACTACCAATGTGAGGAGTTATACCATTCTCACCTGCTTCACCTGGCTTACCATTAGACCCAGATGCTAATACACCAGTATCTGTATTACATATCCACCAGTTCCCATTAGGCCCAATCTTAGGTGTAATACCATCTTCTCCATTGTAACCATTAACTCCCTTTGAGGGCTTTCCAGTATCAACACCATTAATAACCCATGTGTTTTGTTTGCTGATTTCAATAGAGCAACCACAACCAGAGGAAGTAAATGCCTTCCATGAAGCACCATCATAGTACTTCAGTACACCATTATTAATCCATAACTTGTCAGTGCTTGGTGCAGTAACTGACTCTACTATAGTTGTAAATTCTCTCATATGTTTTAACTAACAGGTATATCAAGAGTACCTGCATCTTTTAGTTTTTGTATTAACTCATTTAGCTTAGCTGTTACTGTTGCTAGTTCAGCATCTGCTGACAGGCTAGTCATAGCAGCTGCTTTCTTAACTCCACCAACTACAGTTGTAGTTGCTGCTGGTACAGTAATGGGAGTAGTATCAGGTATAGAAGGAAGGTTAATCAAGTCATTATAATCTCCAGTATATGCTACTTGAGCTAATGACTGAGAGCCCCCATCTGAGCTTATATCTGTCCACCCCTTAGGACCAAAGTACTTAAGGTTACCCTTAAATAACCACAAGTCCATTGTGGATGCAGGTGCAAATTCTGATTCAATTATACCATTAAATCTCTTCATATTATTTAGTATTACTTGGTTTCTTATTTATTTGTTTCTCTTTAAGTCTTGCATCGGTTCTAACCTTCTCCTTATCTAGCTTCAACTTCTGTTTGTCTAAGTTAAGTTTTAGGTCAAACTCTCTTATCTTTTCAAGTAGATTAGCTTTAGCTTCCTCACTGAACTCTATATCCTCACTAGTCTCCTCACCAGCATATTTACCCATCTGAGCTACTATAATCTTGGTTTCATTATCCCTTATATTAGCTTGCTCTTTCTGTTGCAACTCTGCCTGCTTCTGTTGTGCCTGCATCTGAGCTATGTTCTGCTGAGCCTCTAGTTGTTCTTGTTGAGCTTGTTGCTGTCTTTCTCTAATCTGCTGCTCATCCTTTTCAATCAGTCTCTGCTTTTCAGCAAGTGAAGAGGAGGTATATAGCTTAGTAATAGTAGAGAATGAAAGAGTCTGAGTCTGTAGAGCAGCCTGCGCTAATGTATCAAGTTTGCTATTCAGCTCTTGAGTACCATTACTATTATCTACTACCAGCCCATAATCAGCTTCTGAGAACTCATCTCCATCTATTTCCATGATTCTGGTAGATGTATCTGATAAGATGTATTGGAACTTCTTGCTTCTTCCTTTGAGAGCAATCTTAGCTGTCTCTAAGAAGCATTCAAGAACTCTCTTCTTAACATCCTCATGCTGTATAAATAGCCATTCAGTGATATGACTAGACTGTAAAGTAGCTCTCTCAACACCACCTACTGTTTCTCTATTAGATATTTGACCTTCTCTTTGCTTAGTGATGCCTGCAACCTCAGCCATCTCCATCTTGATGAACTCTAATAGGTTAGTTAACTGCTGTATGTAATTACCTTGGTCCAGTGAAATACCACCAGAAGAAGCATTGTTCATAGCTCCAGCTAGTTTACCAGCAGCTGCACCATAGTTACCTTCTTTAAATGAGTCCTCAACTAAGATGTGATTAACTTTAGCATAGTACATCCATTTGTCTACATCCCAAGTAGATGGAACCTTAGCTAAGTCAAGTCTTACAAGTGAGCCCCAGTTATTAGCTATAGCCTTATTCAGCCTGTCATGAATTACATCATACAGATAGTTGTAAGGCTTCATCATATCTACTAATGAGAAGGGTCTTCCTTGATTCAGGTTATATACTGAACCCACTATACCAAAGTGACATCTTGATGGGTTTGAGAGTCTATTATACTGCACTAGCCTTGGTCTCATATTAACAAATATCTCATTACCAATCATAGTACCTTCCCATGCTTCATTAATCCACATGGAGTATTCCTCTTCACCTTTAGTTACATCTATAGTATAGTCTTCAGGATAGAAGTTAAACTCCTCTTCACCTGTTTCAGGATTATAAGATTTAACCTTCTTAATCTTTCTCTTTGACTTCCAGTATATTCTAAGCACTCTTAAGTTACCAGCTAAGTCATAAGGAAGCAGTGAGTAACCTACACTGTCTGGGAATAGATTAGCAGGGTCAAAGTAGAAGCCATCAGAAGTGGTGATCTCATCACCAATCATGCTAGCATTTACAAAGCCGTATCTCTCATCTATATTACCCATACTGTCTACTGTATTCTGACCTATATGATCAGGCAGAGACTCTATATATTCAATGTCCTTTTTAGTCAGTACATCATAGTAAGCATCAATAACTCTTCCAGGTGACCAGTAATCCTCAAGTATGATAATATCTGCATCTTCAGCCTTGTTACTATAACCAGATTTGAAGATTCTTACCTTTAGTGGGTTCAGTCTATCAATAACAGGTTCACCTCCTACTATATCACACTGGTATAACTCCTCACCTACAGTCATAGCATCCATGAAGCCATCATTAAACAGCAGTGGAATGTTATATTCCTTGATATAGTGATTGAGTAAAGCATTAGCTCTTATCTCTTTAAGGTCTTGCCACTCATATGTATAGTAGTCATTAATCTTTTCCAGTTCCTGATTGAATTCATCTTCACTCTGAGCTGTATCACTAATAGTCTCCTGTAGTCTCTGTAACAGCTCTGCCTTCTTGTTATTCTCAATTTCAGAGATGGCAAGAGGGTTAGTTACAACTACTCTAAAATCAAAGACTCTCTTTGACTCTTCACCTCTTAGTACATTCAGCTTACTATTCATTATAGGATAGTGCTGTATTCTATCTGGTATATATCCTGCCTCTAAGTCATCAGGATTCAATACTAGTTGCATATCCTGCATATTAAGCTTTCCTCTAAGGAGATTGTAGTTAATCTGCTTATGGATAACAGACTTTCTGACAAGACTATAATTAAAGAATGTCTTATTATTAGCCCATAGAACACAGTTCTTTCTCCACTTCTTAGTCTTCTGACTAAATGGCAACATCTGTCTAGGGAAATTGGCGAATTGACTATCCATATTTATCCCCTTTCTTATCATATTTCCATCTATATCCATAAGCAGTCTTATTAAAGTCCCTACATGCTCTAGATATATTTGAATCTTTTATGTCTATATTAAAACTCATATTAGCTTCGCTCAATGATTTATATCTTCTAATAAATACTCCATTCTCAGAAAAGCATAATACTGGTACGCTCCTAGCTTTACTTACAGCAGAGTAGATTTTATCTTTCTGTTCAGCAGTTAAGGTTGGTCTCTTATTTACATACCTACCCCCCATTTTGGCTCTTTCAAGGCCTTCCTTTTGATTTTTAAGAATCAAGTCTCTCTTAGTTTCCCAAGTTCTTTTCATCTTCTCAGAATGAAACTTTCTCTGCTCATCTGTAAGATTCCTCATTGGATTAGAGTCTCCAATAAATCTACCTCTACAAGATTCACTTATCTTACTTCTTATATAAGAGTTCATAGAGGATACTCCTTGCCCACCATCTGCTACATTATAACAGAGATTCCTTTTCCTATATCTGGTTATAAGTTTAGATTCTATTCTGCAAGCAGCTTCTTTGGGTAAGTTTCTAAAGAGAATTATATGGCTAAACCCTTCCCAACCATACTTAGATATGGCTCTAGTAAACACCACATTCTTCCTATACTCTCTGCCTCCTCTCCACCTAAGTTCAGGATTAGTATGGTGTGTTATTCCCACATACACCTTACCATTAGCCTTATTAATGTGAAGATATACTATATACTTCTCTCCTCCTACCATACATCTCTATTAAACACTGCAAAAGTAAGTAAATTAATTCACTTACACAAGTGCATAAGTGAATTAGTTACTCATACTTACATTATTTACTAAATTTACTGATTGTAGCTTCTGTGCATCTTCTGAAGCCTCTTCTCATAGTTCTTTTCAAAATACTTGTCATTGCCAAGATAGCTCTTCTGTACTCTCTCAGTTCTCTCTTCACTGAAGTCATTCTGATACTGTATAACCATATACTCTCTCAATAACATGAGAGCACCAATAGCTGATATTCTATCATAGTTACCCATTGACTCCCATTGAATAGATTCCTGTATAAGAGCCCTAGCCTTTAATGTATGAAGCCTTGTGGTGGTAATCTCAGTAGCCTGCCCATCTATCTCCTTCACCAGAGTCACTGGTGCTAGCAGCCAGCTTCTATATAGCAATCTAGCATAGGCATTAATGAACTTATTAGCTGCAAAACCTTTACTCTGATTACCTACAGAAGGCATCTTAACTACTTCCTTATCTTTAAGATAACCAATAGTATCACTAAGCAAACTCAGTGAGTTCATTCTATTAAAGTAAGCAAACAGACCCTTCTTATTATTCTCATAGTTATCCTTTGCATTATAATAGATAAGCAGCAGTCTTAGCTGCTCATAGTAATCATCTGCGAAGGTAGGTCTACCTGTATACTCAGCTACTATCTCATCAGTCCACAAGTCTAATATGAATGTAGATTGGAGTGACAATGACTCCTTAGCTGCATCATCATCTACAGGGTCAGTACCTGCTATATATCTATTAGCTGGAACCACTCCATCTTTATTCTTCTTAGGTAATTGATATATCTCTATACCTCCATCTAGTCTATTATCCTTATGTGGGAACTCTCTGATAATATTAACATCTGAAGGTACAAACTCAGGTATACCATTCTTAACAGTCATTCTACCTGTGTATACATCATCAAATATATGAGGATTAGCATCAATCTCATTCTTCCTATCACTCAACTGAGCAGCTGGGAACATAGAAGATTCTTTCCTCATAATAGCCTCTTGAATAGTCAGAGGTCTTTCAGCAACTACCTGAGTTAATCTGTTAGGGTCAGTAGAATTATACTTAACATCATATCTTTCTTTGAGGATATCAAGTATGGTAGCTACTACATCTGAAACACCATCCTTATTATAGTATCCACCTCTGTTCAAGTATGCTCCAAAGAAGAATATAGTCTTACCTTCACCATTAGTATTCTTGTCATACAGGTTAGGCAGAGCATATACATTATAACCTTTTGGATTATAAATCATCTGTAAGATACCATAGAAATTTGAGCCTTCAGAACCACCAGTACCAATACCAATCATCTGCCCCCAAACATCCTTACCATCTCTTACAGAAGGTTCATTTACAGTCCATACAGTCTGGAACTTAGGGAATCTACCCATCTCTTCATAGATAATTTTAGCCCCTCTGCTACCTCTACCTTTCTCTGCATCATCATTAGTAGTGATACCATAAGTACCATTTCTAGTACCCTTCTTTACACCAGTCTCTGGGTCAATATAACCCATTTCCCATACCATCTTATCTAGAGATGAGTATAGTCTACTAGCAGGCCATTGCATATGTTCAGCACACACATCTATACATGCCTCAAACTTCTTAAGAGTACCATCCTTATTACTCAAAGTATCCTTGTTAGATGCCATGATGAAGGAGTTTACCTTCTTATTATAATGCTCATTATCACCTAATATGAATAATCTAGCAAGCATAGAAGCACAAGAGAATGAGTTATGAGTGACTATAAAGTCATTAACCAAATAACAGTGAGAATCATTATCTACTGTTATACATTTAGCTCTCTCCTTACCTACTAACTTGACATCAACTATAGTAGTTCTGTCTATCTTACTCCTACTATACTTAGTGGTCTTAACCTTAAGTTTAGCCTGCTTCCTTGGAAGATTAGTTAATATCCAGCTACTATATATAAATACTGTGTAAGATGTCATACAACTAATATAAGAACCATCTTTCTTATATCCTGCTGACTTCTTACTTACTCTACAGTTGAACCCAAGACTTCTGCATAACACAGTTATGTCTTCAGCTAGTGCACTGGATGCAGTGCTTATGTTGTATGTGCCTCTATTATCTACAGTACCATCAGAGTCAATCAAGCCTTTCAATAAGTTAAGTCTTACCAACCTTGTATTATATAGATACTCTTTAGGTATGAACTTATCTTCAGACTTCTTCATATATAAGCCAGTATTCACTAGATACTCTCTATACTTAGGAATCTTAATACACCACTCTGTAGAACGACTAAGTTGATATACATCATAAGGTATATATCTTTTATATATATCCATATCAGATGGCAATGCAGTAAGTCTACCAAGAGTAGACTTAGGATGTCTGAAACTACCATCACCTAACAGTAAACCAAATGTATAAGGGTCTACTGCAACCTCCTGTTGTGCATATTCTACTGCACTATTAACAGGTATTTGGTAGAAGTACTCTCTACCTGTTGGATTTCTTTCAGATATGCTTCTATCTATAAAGTACTTATCTGCTATATCCTTAGTTGATACTACCCTCTCTTTGCCATACTTGAATACTCTCCAAAGGTGTCCAGAAGATGATTTAACCTTTCTACCATCTTTAAGAGTAAACTCATATATATCAGTAATAGCATCAAAGGGTATATCTACTATCTTAGTAGGCTTACCATCATCTCCAAATACATAGTCACCTATACCCAAATCTCCCCATAACTTCTTACCTTCTGGTGTATATATGTACTCACTATAAGGATGTGCTTTACCAGCACCTCTGGTTGCTATCTGTAATGCATCATGACCACCTTCCCAATCATATAGTCCTCCATATCTAGCTTGATGTATATAGTGGAACCATAGATAAGAACCTTCCCAAGGTCTTGGAGTAGATGTCTTTCTATTTACAGCCTTAGCCTGACCTTCAATCTTTTCAGTAAGTTCCATAGGCATGAAGTTAAGGTAGAAATACATCTCACCTGTTACCCATTCACCATCTTCTGGTCTTACCATGCCATACCAGCATCTATGTGTTTCCATTCTAAGCCACTTCATATACTCAGAATTAGGGTTACCATTAGGTCTTAAGCCTGTGAATCTGCCATATTTCTGAAAGTATAAACCTGTCTGTCTGAAGTAGTCCATATCCTCAAGTATATGAGGATTCATGACATCTACAATTATTTTACCAGACTCATCTCTAGGTAAGTCTTTAGCTCTTAGTCTGTTAGGTGAGATTAGCCTCTTGATAAACTCAACATTGTTTATCACATCAAAGAACTCATCCCTAACCTCTTTAGGATATGCCTCTAATAGTTCATCTGTAATAGGTGTTTGAAATTCATTTGTCTGGTATAATACTTTCATATGTACCCTCCACTAATTGATTGAATATGTCTGTCTGAATGATCTCATAGATTTTAGTCAGAGCAGTCACCTCAATATGCTTAACCACTATCTCTTCCTCTGTTGAAACAATTCTCCCAGTATAGTTCACTGTTATCACCCTCTGAGGTCTTTCAGTACCCACCAAGTTAATTTCAACATGAGCTGTTTTATATGCTTTAAAGCCAGTCTCAGCTTGAGAGACCCATCTTCTTACCACCAGAAAGCTATTAACATTGAGGTCTCTCTTTTTTCTAACTTCAGATATATACTGGTTTAGTGCATTAACTGCATCCTCTATTCTCATATTACTCCATCCTCCAGTATGTTCTTTTCTCTTTGACCTCTCATTTTACTATTCTCAACTATCTCTTGTGCTACAGCCTTCTCTGCCTTCATTAAGTTCTCTGCTAGTTCAGGAACCTGCTTAACAGCAGAGGTGAAAGTGTTAATTGGGTATAAAGGCTTACCCTTGTCATCTGTAGCATTAAAATCAAACTCCCTCAAGTACTTTCTTAGTTTAGCAACTGCTGCCTTAGTATCTTCAAGAAGCTCTGATGATGTAGTTATAACTGAATCACCATAAGACTTCATAGCTTCAAGTACAATCTTATCAGGCTTCCATCCTTTAGGTAGTCCTTCTTCATCAATAATCTTAGCTGCTCTTGTATCTAAATCAGCTATATAAGAGTAGGTACTTCTAGGGTCTACCATGAAGTAGATATAACCTAGTTCCATAAGAGCCCTATCTTTGCTTCTAGTCTTATCTCTATTCCAAAGAGTCTTAATAGACTTTACTAATAGTGCCTCAGGCTCTACTGTCAGTGTATATGATTCAAACTTTAATAATCTCATATGTATATAACTAAAAAGCCTGCCTACATCTCTGCAAGCAGGCTCCATTATTAATTCAATTCAATGCTTGGTTTACCTCTTAACTGCTCCTCAGTTACAATAGTGGGAGTGGGGTTAAAGTCCTCTACTTCCTCGTACTCTTCAACTACATAACTGATGTCTCTATCCTGTAGTTTAAGGACTGGCTCACCATCAATTTCAATGAAATCAAACTGATATGAAACCATAGTCTCATACTCTTCAGTAGCTGCATTTATTGAGTTCTTCTTCTGATATGGTTTACCAAATCTAGTTGGGCTCACACATACTAAATCACCCACATTTATACCATTCACATGAGGTCCTACAGCTATAACTCTTTGGAACTCTTTAATAGTTCTTCTTTGCTTAGTAGGGTCAATCAAACCACTACTGGTATACATATCTTTCTCTTCCAACATCTCAGCAGTTGTATATACATCTGTGAACATTGGTCTAATTTTCTTTACTACTATCATCTCTTAACTTCCTTATGTATTCAAATCTCTTCCTTACTCCCTGCATCCTATCATAAGTGCAAGTTAACTTGCCTAGTGATGGGATATTAAAGTTAGTCTTTAACTTACTAAACTCTTCTTCACTCAGTTCCTCCTTAAGAGGAAGGTCTGTTATAGTCTTCCTGATAAATAACCAGTAAGACTCATATGCTCTTTTAACTACTTCAAGTGGTATGCCAGTATCATCAGCCACCTGCTTTAATGCATCTTGGTAGGTCATTTTATATCAAATAACAGCATTAACTTGAATGCTCCATTCTCCTCTGTGATATTAGGAATGAACCTAGGGTTAATCCTATTATCAATAATAACCTTATTCCTTCTTAGCTTACCCATAATGACCTGAAAATAAGCTAGTGTTATATCACACTCCTCTCTTATCTTCTTCTTAGTGTCTTCTGACATAAGCACCTTATCAAGTATCTCTTGGTCTGATATAACCTTACTCAGTTGATGCCTCTTATAGGTGAATGCTGTGATTACATCTATCTCTCTGTCAGTTAACTTATGGAATGGCTTGAGAAACTCATACCAGTATCTAAAGAACATCTGAAGTGAAGTAGGTATCCTAATTACATTATTAGCTGCCACTTCCATAGTACCCTCCCTATTGCTTCTCTTCTTCTGGTTCTGGTGCAAACATCATGTTCTGAATCTCATCTGCACATTGTCTCTTGAAGTCTGTTGAGAATGTCTCACTAGTACTGTTTACCACTGCAAACAGATAGTCTAATCTCTTAAACAGATTAGTCATGTTCATCTCCTCAACCACCTTTCTGAGCTTCTTGTTTTCATCAAACAGGCTTCTTGCTTGCTCACTTGTTTGGTGCAACATACCTCTTAACTCTTCTGTGCTAAACTCTTTTACAGCACAAGCCTCTTCCTTATTTACCTTCTCCATTATTTCTTATTTATATATTTACCACCATACATATGACCATACATCTTCTCCCAAGTATGTATGTCAGTTTTAGCTGTTGTAGTGCAGCCACACTTATCACAATAGGGTTGCCCATTGACATCTCTTATTGCTAAGGATAAACAGTGAGTGCAGTATTCTACTGGTTCAGCATTATAGTCCTGCTTTAATTCTTCCATAAATCTCTTTCTTATATTCATTATTTACCCTACTGTGAGTACCTTTTCTACCAGAGGTATTAGCTCTATTGTTAAAGGGTCTCTTAGGTATCATAGTACCAAATTGAGTAACCTTATTTCTTCTCATCTGTCTAGCTACAGACTTGTATCTGCTAACAGCCTCAAATACCATCAGGTCTCTTAATGAGTGGGGACCTAACACAGTTGTGTTAGAATTAACTTCTTCTTTCACTTCTTCTGCTCTCTTCTCTGGGAATCTTAATCTACTCTTCATGTTTTCTATATTTAAGCATAATATACTAGAACATACTGCTCACCCTGTTTTACCAGTGATACTATTTGTTCTTTCTTAATCTCCAAGTCATTAGCTGCTTGAACAATACCTCTTATGGTGGGTCTATCTATAGCCACCATATAGGTTGATTCTTCTTTCTTCTCTTCCTTTGCCATATTGCTTTGATATTTTTAGTTGCGAGGGCAAGAATCGAACTTACTTGCTAAGGTTATGAGCCTTAGTGGGATACCAATCCTCCTCACAATTATATTGCTGTTTCCTGATAGTGTAACCACTGATGACAGTTCGGACATAACAGTATGCACTTATCAATTTCATCTATTATTCTCTTTAAACTTAGATTACCAATAGCACTACCTGCAAACCCAAACTCTTTCTTACTAGGATCTAGATGGTGGAAGTTTAATATCTCAGGGTGTTCATTCCACCCACAATGAGCGCAGCATTTATCTTTCTTATAGTCTCTTAGGAACTTCATCCTAGAGTGCCTCATCTCATTAACCTTCCTTCTTCTCACTTCTTTATCTTTCCACATTTTATATATCTTAAGTAACCTGAGGGGGAATTGAACCCCCAACCCATAGGGCTTAAACCTATTGTGTCTACCAGTTGCACCACCAGGTTATCAGTCTGTTAACTTAAATCTGAATACATATTGATTGATATTCAGTATGAAAGTCTCTGTCTCTGACTTAATACCTGCATAGATAGTCTCTTTAGGTATTGCATCATAAAACTCTACTGTCTTGTTTTGTATATACTTGATGAGTTCATCTGTACTTGAAGCAGGGAATGGAACACCTCTAACAGTGTTAAATTCAAATGATTCTCCAGTTATTCCCATAACTGATTCAGCTACTAGGTCTTGGAAGTTTCCTACTACTTCAAGGAAGTCATCAAGGTATAAATGTGCTCCTCTCTTATCACTATTAGGCAATCTAAGTGAAGCCCAATGAACATTCTTTATCTGTGTCTTTATGCCTTCCAGCACATTAACATATGTAAGGAAGAAGTTGAATATACTACTTCTAGAGTGAGTCTCTTCCTCATCATATATAGTGGTTAATAATGTCTCCATTTATCTCTTATTTGATGTTACAAAGATATGTATTTTATATGAACTGTGCAAGTAAAATGATAGTTTATTTTGGTATTCTAGTCACTAAACTCTTCATTTTAACTTTATCTAACAGATTGACCCTTCCTCTACTTAATGCACCACACTTACATCTGTATAGCTGGTACTTGGCTGTCTGAGTATAATGGTACTTATCTATGGGTGTAAGCTCATGACTTCCACAGCTAGCACATATAGGTTCTTTAGAATCAAGGTACATTCCAACATTAGGATGGTTCTTTATCCAAGGTCTTAGCTTAAGATATACTTCTTCAAGTATTTCAGTGTCTTTGATATTATACATCTCCATGTATCCAAGAGCTTCTTTATCTCCCATCATACACTTAGCCCACAGCTCAAAGTCTGTATCCATCTTATGTTCTATACCAAAATATCCTGCAAGTGCATCTAGCTTATTAGAGCTAAATCCAAACTGCTTAGCTGCAACTCTCTTAGTATCAATTACTTGATATGTACTAGGAGGTGGGAACCCTAGCAGAATGAATCTACTATTACACCTAGGTATATCAAAGTCAATGCCATTATGTGCAATGATGATGTCAGCCTCATCAAATAGCTGCCAGAGTCTAGCCATGATTCTCTTATCATCCTCCTTCAGAATCTCTTCAGGTGTAAGCACATCATGCATGGTCTCATCTGCATATAACCACTTAGCTGACCAGCTAATACAAAACCACTCTGCCAGAGTCTGTTCCAGATGAATGTTCTGCTTCCATCTTGACCATACATAAGCCTTCATTGGTGAAGTCTCTATATCAAATATAAGTATCTTAGGGAGGTTACTCCTAACCTGTGACTTTAACTTGTATATAGTATCTCTCTTTACCTTAAACAGCTTGGCTAGGTTTCCTGCTCCCATATTCATTAAATATGGTTTAGCTTTCAACCTATCAAGAATTTCAGTTTCTGTCATACATTTAAGTTTAAGAATGTGTGCCCCCTGTAGGAGTCGAACCTACAATGCCTAGAGCCTAAATCTAGTGTGTCTTAACCATTCCACCAAGAGGGCATAAAGTGGGAGTAGAGAGAATTGAACTCACATAGCCAGAGGCATTAGATTTACAGTCTAAACTAATTCACCACATTAAAGTACTCCCAAATGTTATCCCACTGAGGCTTGAACTCAGAACCCACTGGTTAAAAGCCAGTTACTCTACCTATTGAGCTATGGGATATTATAGTACTGAGGGTAGGACTTGAACCTACTGTCTTGAATGTATAAGATTCCTGCATTTACCAGTTGTGCTACCTCAGCATTGATGACCTTAGGGTGTAGCAGAGATTTGAACTCTATCCTCTGGAGCCACAATCCAGTACTTTACCAATTAAGCTAACTACACAGTTGAGATGAAGAGACTTGAACTCCTGACTCCCACCTTATCAGAGTGGTGCTCTAACCAACTGAGCTACATCTCAATACATTTATCAGTTACTTGGGTCTCCTGGATTAACTATACCCAACATAACTCTCTGAGTTTCCACTCTCTCCTGTTCTTTAGTCTCAAATTCTAATTCAAACAGACCTTCCAGACATGAAAACTTCATCTTCTTCTCCTTAACTTCCTTCTCTAGACTTCTTACTAACTCTCTAGCTTTATTCAGCTGATCTTCAGTCTCAATAATGTTATTATAAAGATCAATAACCATCTGTTCAGCTTCAGGTCTGAATAACTCTGAGCTCTTAAAATGAACCTTCTTAATCTTTCTTCTGTCTTCTACTTGTATAATCATATAATCCTCCCTATTTCATCTAACTTTATCAAACCTGCATGAATTTCCTTATGACAATTAGAGCAAACAAGAATGCACTTATCCAGCTCTCTTTTAATAGTCTCCATACCTCTAGTATAACCTTTAGTACTAATTCCAAACTCTTTCTGTTTGGGGTCTAAATGATGGAACTCTAGTGCTCCTATGTAGTTATCATATCCACATATTATGCATTTACCTCCTTTATACTCTACAGCTAGTTGCTTAACCTTATCTCTTCTCCTCTGAACAGCTTCCACTCTACATTTCATACATCTAGCTCTGCCTGAGCTATCAAGGAAATGCTTAGATAATCTATGTCTAGAGCATACTTTCATTACTTTATCACTTATAGCTGCTGTGGAGAATTACGACATCTCAACCTCTTGTTTAACAGACAAGTGCTCCTCCTTTGAGCTACACAGCAAAATACAAACAGGGGTGTTAAAGCACACCCCCAAAGCTGAAAAATCAAACACTAAATTATGAAAACATGAAATAAGTGAGTGGATACCTGTGGGACTTGAACCCCAATGTCTCAGTGCAAGTGAGAAGTGTTAGCCAATTACACTACAGGACCCATGCTGGAGTTTATTTTTATTTGGTTACAACTCCTTAACTTCCATTCTTAGTGGACTCTGTGTGAGCACTAATAGTATAGGTACTAGGGCTCGAACCTAGGACAACTAGCTCCCAAAGCTAGCATTCTACCAACTGAATTACACCTATGTGTTGTATAGCACCATTAGTGTAGAGCCTGCTATACTATGGCTCCCCATACCATCCAACTTAAAAGAGCTTAAGTAGTAAGCCTTCAGGTATGAACTCCATTTGAGCTATCTGCAAATGTGCGCCATTCTCTTCTCTAGAGAACCATTTACAGAAGGAAGCTTGAGTACTATTGTATTGGGTATGGGATTTGAACCCATGATGACCACCTTGAAAGGGTGGTGACTTAACCAGCTTGTCCAACCCAACATAAGAAGCTATATCTATCTTCACAGACCAATATAGCTATGAGTGAAATCCCATTCTTTAACATTATGAAAACAATCCAAAGTTACTCCAATTGGACTTGAACCAATATTATGAGAGCCAAAATCTCATGTGATAACCAGTTACACTATGGAGCAATGTAGGGGATACAGTTCAAATATACAATTTTAGGTGTCATCAAGCTCATTGAAATGGAGTCTGTATCCCCCTATATACTATTCTTACTTCTCTGCAAAGGTATGTAAAATACTTGAGATATGCAAATACTTAGTGTTAACAAATGTCAAGTCATTGACTCTCAGTGCATTCTATACCACCAGAAGTCTTTATTAAGTGGCTTGTCCACTAAAACTACTTTTCTCTAACACTCCTTAGAGACTAACTTGTTGTTAACAACTGTAAGTCCAGCTAGCTTATTAGCCCACTTCTCAGTGTAGAAGTGATAGTAGTTAGTATTCTTACATGTAGTTCTATGCATAGCTGCATGTACAATTGAGGGTAAACCAATCACTAGTAAATAGAATGGTCCTAGTATCTTTGATTGTTTAACATGCCCACTCTCATGTTTAATAGTCATAGCCAGATCACTGTATCTCTGATACACAAAGATATACTTGCCTAGTGTTACTCCACCATTACTTCTCTTCAGATAGCATTCATACTCAGCATCTTCTTGTACTCTACTAATGATGTCTTTACTAATGATGGCTTTGTATCCAAGACCTATTAGATTCTGTGGTAATTGCCATATCCAATCATTTACAAACTTCAATACTTTATTCATAGTTCTATGTAATTATACTGCAAAGATATGTAATTTAATCCACAATTCCAAATATAATTGATTTTTTTTTTATTTTATTTTCTAGAGAGTGTTTTTGATGTGTAGGTGTGGGTTCTAATTAACTCATGGTCCCCCCTTGGTTTTGAGTTTGGGGTTATACCCCCTGCCATGTTTGAGAGGGATTACTCCATTCATGCATCTGAGTATTAATCATTAAAATTATCTATTATGAAAGAGTTAAGTACATTGCCTGAAGCACTGCTGACATCATTAGAGTCAGTCTATGATCTACATATTGCTGAGATCATACTATACAGTAAATTCCATGATGTGTGTAGTGATGCTGCATTCTATTATGAAGTAGATGTTGAGGAGTTAGAGAATTTAGTTATTCATAGATGGGATATCCACACTAGATAACACTTGCTCATTACTTCTCCCATATTCTTGAATCATTAAACTTACATCTTATGAAGACTATTGTTATGTTGTCAGTACTACTGGCTATGGCACTCTGTTTATGCAGTGCTATGAGAGAGGTTCATCACCTCTCTCAAGAGAATAAGTATCTTGAGTTCAGACTGGACTCTATAGTTATGGACCTTGGTTGTGATGAGTTATAGGCTCATCACTCCACCTAAGTATTTGAATATAAACCAATTAAATTATACAGTTATGAATATCTTTAGTACACTTAAGAGTTATGCAGGTAAATGGAGTTTCAAATCTAGTAGAGAGTTTACTCCAGAGGAGCTTTCTGTTGTTAAGGAAGCAGTTGTTGTTCCATCAGAGTATGGTAACTCATGTTGTTTCCATATGGTCAGTGGTGGTGATAAGTATATACCAATGGATAGAGATTCCACTGTTCCTGTTGGAACATTCATTGACCTCTCCAAGGCTAAATTAGTCACTCTTTGTAAGGATGGTGAAGCTGATATCATCAGAGTTTCAATTTAACATCTATTAATAGTGAGGGTTTCACCCCTCACTATTCTTTTTTCTCCTATTTGCATGCAACAAGAAACTGGACTATTACTAATACTATATATTATATTTATATAATATACTATATATATAGTCCAACTTTTTGTGGAGTGACATTTGAAGAGGTGCTCAAACATCATTTGAAGACACCTCAATTTGTTACTTGAATTGATATCATTTATGCATTAGATGACAACAACAAGTAATCAATCAGGTATGATTCAAATAGCATATCAACTCATAATTGGTGTTTAATACTAATAAATGTTAATGAGTGAGGGGTATAAATGGGTGTAAATTGACTGTGATTTATGACCTAGTTCAGTGCTTCGCACTGAACATATTTTAGATGAAAACAACTAGGTGTTTTGTATATCAGCTATCAACAATAGCACCAGAAGAATTAAGATGTTGGGGAGGTTATTGATAGCTATGTTTTATAATTAACCTCTATTTACTTACTACTTCTGGTGGGTTACATAACAACAAGTAAGCAACAACAGTTATAAGCACAGCTCATTACTCCTCCCTTGTCCTTGGTTGGTTGGGTTGAGTTATTAGCTATAAGTCATTAGCTATAAGTTAAGAGTATAGCTCATTACTCCTCCTGAGCTCCTGGTGTGCTTGCACACTATAACTAACATATATCAATTAACATTTAACAATTAGCATTATGAACATTTTTAGTAGTTTAAGAACCTATGCAGGTAAGTGGAATTTCAAGAGTTCAAGAAAGTTTGAAGCAGAAGAATTGGCTGCTGTATCCAGTGCTGTAGTAGTAGCATCAGAGTATGGAAACAGTGCTATGTTCACTATGATAGCTGGTGGTAACAAGTATATTCCAATGAGCAATGATAGCACATTGGGAGTAGGTGATACCATTGATTTGGCAAAGGCTGAACTGGTGACTCTTGAGAAGGATGGAGAGAGTGATATTGTAAGAGTGAAAGCTTAATAGCTGAGTATTTGATTGGG